TAAATAAATAATAGATATTTTATAGAGTTAACGTTGTCAGAAGATATTTATAGAATAATTATAAAATAAATAAATAATAGATATTTTAAAGAATTAACGTTGACAGAAGATATTTATAGAATAATTATAAAATAAATAAATAATAGATATTTTAAAGAATTAACGTTGACAAAAGATATTTATAAATCCTGTTATTATTTTTATTATCAATTGTATAATAAATATGGTAACAAATATAAAAATGAAATTAATACAATTATATTAGTATTTGTATTTTTATTTACAAGATATGTCGCAATTAAGCATGACATTATCATCATCCCACTATCAGCCAAAATTGCTTTATAAGATACATCATTCGCATAATCCTTAAAGGTATCAATCATTTTATTTATTCCTCTTGGTATATTGCTAAAAAAAACATAAAATAATATATCATGTGTGATTTGTAGTATTACAGCTAAAATAATAAATTTTAATATCGAAAAACTATCAAACACTAAATAATAAATTGCTCTTGTAATAATTAATACAATTAATATAATCAATATATCGGCGATGACAGCTGACAAATTATATTGTGAATACCATTGTCTTAAAACTTGTGATTTAATCACCTTTGTATTTAATAAAAAAATTACAAATAAATCTGTAATTAAAACCGCGCTAAATAATGATAAATAATCATTTATATTATTAAAATCTGCTATATTTTTAGACATATTATATATTATAAAATATAATAATATTATACAAATCTTAATAAGTTACGGACAATCTAATTGTTACAAACATTCATCCTCTTAATTGAATATAAAAAATATTGTTAAAATTATTTATAAAATAAGTAATATGTTTTTTAAATAATTAACGTCGACATAAATTTATATTTAGTTAAGTTCATTTCTATATAAATAATTATTTTTATTTATATAGTTATAGTAATAATGATAAGTTCACAATCTCCAATTAATATTTCATCACAAAATATATATGGTAAGTGTGATTTAAAATGTGCGTATTTCTTTAAATATCAAAATAGTAGTTGTTCAGCTACAAATAATAACACAATGTTAATTTTATCATATGATAAAAATAGTTCTCCTCCAGTTACATATAATAATAATAAATATGAAGTATCTCAAATTCAAATTTGTGCTCCTTCATTTCATTTATTTAATGATTCAAAAACAGTCGCAGAAATTATGATATATCATGCGCCTATATTAGGAGGGAAAGAGTTAGTTGTTTGTGTTCCAATTATTCAAAGTAATAATTCATCTGTTTCAAGTATATTATTATCTGATATTATAACCGCTATTTCTGGAGGAGCTCCTAAAAATGGAGATTCCATGAACATAAATTTAACTGGGTATACATTACAAAATATTATTCCCAAAAAACCTTTTTATACATATACAACAAATAATAATGATTATATAGTATTTGATAAAGAAAACTCTATTGGTATATCAGCAGATAATTTAAAGATTTTAACTTCTGTCATAAAACAAAATGTAACTGTTGCTTATGGAGACAATATATTTTATAATAATCTCGGACCAAATACCACGAATGGTCAAGATAATGATATATATATATCTTGTCAACCAACAGGAAACTCTGAAGAAAATATAACGGTGACTAATTCAAAACCTATAATTAATAATGATGTTTATGCTAATTTCCCAATGATTTTAATATTTGTATTAATATTTATAATTACTTTAATTATTATAAATTATATGTTAACATATCTTGGCAAAAATAAAATGTTTAATAAGTAGATGTAATCAAAGAGGCATCATGTAAATTGTCTAACATTGGTTTATATGACGCATCAAATAATGTTGAATCGGTTCTTACTATTGGTGCCATTTTATTCACGACTTCTTGTTCTAAAGTATACGGGAATTGGTTAAATGCCGTAAATTGCGAAGATTTTTTTTCTTCAGATGGTGCGTATTTTTTTAAAGCATCGATACCAGTATAAACATTTGAACGCCGGATTAAATCAAACGCAACAAATAATCCAAGAATACCTAAAATTGGGTTACAGAATACCAATAATAAAATGGCTACTAAAACAACAACAATTTTACCTAATGGTCTGCTAATTGTATTTGAGACCTGGTCGGGTAATTTATATCCCATAATTAAATAAATAATAAAAAGAATAGATAGCAATAAATCTCCTAAGTTATCTTTTTTAAGTAAATTATTAAAATTGTCCATATATCATATTATAATATTTTATTCTTTTTATAAAAAAAATGAAATGTAAATAACATAAACAATAAATCCTAAACTAAGTAAATATAATATCATAATGTCTACAATTTTAAATACAAGTTTAGGAACAAAAGGGTACACATTATTAAAAAGTGAATTAACTAATGAACAACAACAACTCATAAAATCAGATTTGACTGTTAAACCCCAAACCCACGGTTTTAATAATATAAATCAAGTTTCTTTTTCAGTATATAGAGAATCTATAAATAAAATATATTTACCACATTATTATGGTATTTCAAAATTTGGCATTCCATTAACATATAAAATAAGTGATGGCAATGATATAGATTTACAATTTAATGGTTCTTTAAGAGATTATCAAGAGCCTGTAGTATCCAAATTTATAAAATATGTAAAACAAAATAATGTTAGTGGTGGTTTGTTGGAGTTGCCTTGTGCGTGGGGTAAAACATCTGCTTCATTATACATTCTTGGACAACTTAAAAAAAAAACATTGGTAATTGTCCACAAGGAATTTTTAATGAATCAATGGATAGAACGAATTCATCAGTTTTTACCTAGTGCGACCATTGGAAAAATACAGGGTCAAGTAATTGATATTGAAAATAAAGATATTGTTCTGTGTATGATTCAAAGTTTAGTATCTAAAGAATACCCACCTAATTTATTTTCAAGTTTTGGGTTTACGATTATAGATGAAGTTCATCATATATCTAGTCAAACATTCTCAAATTCACTTTTTAAAGTTGTAACCAAATATATGTTGGGTTTATCTGCAACAATGGAAAGAAAAGATGGTACCACTAAAATATTCAAAATGTTTTTAGGCGATGTAATACATAAAGTAGATGTAAAAAACGAACATGATGTAGAAGTTAGAAGTATTGTCTATAAAACGAACGACGACGAATTTAATGAAACCATTTTAGATTATAAGGGTAACCCACAAATAAGTTCTATGATTAGTAAATTGTGTCAATACAATTATAGGACAGAATTTATAATAAAGGTATTAAATGATTTTATAACAGTTGATAATGTGAACCATCAAGTAATTGAAGCACACAAACACACCATGGATATTGAAAACCCGTCTTGTGAATTATGCGATAAAAACACAAATTATTTAATTAAAAATATTTGTTGTGATCAAGTTAAATATTGTTTACTTTGTGTTGATAAACTTGTAAATGATGGAACTCCTGGAAAAAGAACAAAATGTCCAAACTGTAAAAAGGTTTTAAAATATACACAACATTATATTGATAATCCGTTTGTAAAACCCAAAGAAGTATTACAAACAATTATATTATCCCACAATTTAAATATTTTAGAATATATGTATAAAAAAATTGTGTGTAAAAACATCGCTTCTGTTGGTTATTATGTCGGTGGTATGAAAGAAATAGAACTTAAGAATACAGAAACAAAACAGGTAATACTAGCTAGTTATGCTATGGCAAGTGAAGGTTTAGATATTGCTTCTTTAAATGCGGAGTTTTTAATTACACCTAAAACAGATATTGTCCAAACTGTTGGAAGAATATTAAGAAGTAAGCATTTAATCACAAAACCGGTAATATACGATTTTGTGGATAATCATGGTGTATTTCAAAGACAATGGTTAAAGCGTAAAGCATTTTATAAAAAACAAAATTATAAAATAATTAAAACAACCAATATTGATTATACAGTAGATTATTCATGTTGGAAATTAGAACCCCAGAATAAGTTTTCAAATAATATAAATTGTAAAATAAATTATGAAGAAGACGAAGAGGATAATTTGTGTAAAGGAAGTTGTTTAATTTCATTAAAAACCCGTTAAATGTTTGTCTTAATTACCACCAACCGCGTGAAGCAAACCCTTTATTTGTAAAATGATTGTAATTATCTATACAATTACCTGTATTTAAGGTAATAGGTGGAGGATTTGCGAGTGACGAGTTATTCGCAGATAAGGGTCCACCAACTGAATAATTTTGTGTTAGAGGCATATTATTTTGATATTGCGCATACCCGCCTCTTTGTCTTCTTCTTGTTAATTTGCGCCTTTTATTTGTTTTGTTTTTCTTGGATGTGTATTTAGCGCGAAGTTTATTTTTTAAAGTTTTAATTTGTTTTTTTCCGTTTCTCATATACATTTTAGTGATATTTTTAATTTTTCGTTTAAGTCGTTTAGAACCACCGCCTTTAGTTACGCAAATTCCAGGAACAATTCCTAAAGCTGCGTCTACATTGTATTTAGAACCTGCTAATCCTGGTAATCCAGGAACCACATTACTTCCAAAATCCCCAGTATAAGTTGAACTATCCACATTCACATAATTTCCGTTTATATTACTATTTGGTACAATATTACCATAACCTAAGAAAGACATATATAATTAGTATTTATTTTTTTCAATTTCGTAAATTTCTTTAGAAGTTATAATTTTATTCCCTTTTGTAGATAATTTTACGGGTTCCCATTTTTTAAATTTATTATTATAAGCACAAACCATATTATATGCTTTTTCTAAAAAGACGAATTTATCCGCGTTTTCATTTTCAAATTCGGATTCATCATCGCTTTCTTCTAATGAATCTAAATTATGATTTTCTTTAATAGTTCTAAATAAATTATTCATTAAAACGCTTATTTTATAATTTGGAATATATGCTATTCCATAATAATTATCTGTTGTGCCATTATTAAATGTATATAAATGATATATATCATTTTGTATATCAGCTTTAACTTTAAACACAATTTCGTTTGTTATTTTTGGGGTGTTGGTATATGGATGATTGTTGTTTTTTATGTATTTAAGATTAGTAACTGAACCGTAACGCCTATATTGTATAAAATTAATTGGATATGGTATTAATTGTATTTGTTTTAATAACTCATAATAATTCGTATGTATAACAGGTAGTCCAAATACAACAAATGATTTATTGTATGATGTTTGATTTATCTCGTATGTAAAAATATTTTTTAATATGTTTAATTTATTAAACCATTTCAGGTTTGATATATTTTTTCCTTTATAATAAAAGATATCTTCAATATTAAAAAAACAATTATTATCATAATTAAATAGTGTTCCATAAAATATTGTATTGTAACATAATTCTTTATTATAACAAGCGTTCATGATTTTAATAGATGATACTTGTTTTTTGTCATTTAATTCAATTATATAACATGTTTCTTTATTCATGTGGGTATAGAACCACGCAAAACATTTAGTACCGAATGGTATAGTTAGTAGGCATTCAAACTCATAAACTTTCTTATGACTAATATTTTCATAAGAAAGTTTTATATTAGGAAACTCCCGTAAAAGTTGTTGTTTTTCTTGTTCTTCAATCATAATAAATTATTATTTTTTGTCTTTAAACCTATATTTTTAATATAATGAATAATTTGAGTTATAATTTACCCCATTTTCGGGTAAACTATCTGTTTCAGTATCCTTTAATTGTTTTTTAAGAAAATTTTTTAATTCGGTTTTCATTTCATTTTTCATTTCTTCTTTTGGTATTATTTCATGCGGCATATTATTGATATCTGTGCCATCAGAATAAGATGTTTTATTTCCAATTATATTATATATATTTTCATATTTTTTAGTAGGACTATTTACTAAATCTTTAATTTTGGGAACAGTTAATGTTGATTTAAAAAAATTTATTAAATAATGAACCAAAAAAATTAATATAATTGATAAAATTGAGGTTTGAAAAATCCAGAATAACATATAATATTATGAGATTAGTTTAAGAGAGATAAAAACACACATAAAATATCTTTAATTTCATTTATAGTTGAAGAACTTGTGAAATACAAATTAGTTGGTTCAAAATCGGAATATTTGTCATTACTTTGTTTTTTGTTATATGTTCCTTCAATAACAAAAAATAAATTAATTTTTGGGTTAATTTTATAAGTAAAAGTGGTTGAATGTATGGTTATGTGTTCTGGTGGAACTTGATAGTTTATTTCTTTTTCAATAATAGATTCATCGATTAAAAGATGATTTCCTTTAACTTCTATTTTATAAGGTAGTTTATCTATAATTCTTAATTTAAATACTTTTGAGTTGTCGACAACAAAGATCCCTTCTTCTGAATAAATTTCTATTTGTTGTTTTTCACTATAAAAATAATTATCTAAAATGTTATATTTATTTATTATGTTAGTTAACTTATATGTTTCAATGTATATTTTCATAATTTAATAAACTATATAATATATGATATAAACTATTTAAACCTATTTTAAATTTTATTAAGTATATTATAATAATGATGAATACACAATCAATCTCTATTGTTATTGTTAAAAAAAATGGCTCATTACAAAATCTAACTATTAAGGATTTTAAAGAAGAAGATTTATTTAAAAAATGTGGTTTTAAAAAAGCAGATGATTTTATAAAACAAAATGTATGGAGTATTAAACACGAAGGTGTTAATTATAATATTATAATGTATGGTAAAATTAAAGGTAGAGCAAATAATGAAAATAAATATGAATTTCCACCTCCAATAGATAACAAATTATTCTTTGGTAATTGTTGTATTGTTGCGGTTGATAAAACAGACGACCATATAAAGAGAGTCAGTCTCACAACAAAAAATTGGGAAAATATATACGAAAAATTATACGGAGGATTTGAAGATTTAACTATTAAATCAATAAGTGATGACCCCGAAGATCAGGATGAAATGAAACAAATACCTAAAGAATTACAAACCAAAACAGGTTATTTGAAGGACGAATTTGTTGTTGATGATTCTAGTGATTCTGAACTAGATGATATGTCAATTTCAGAAACGGAAGTGTCCGTAAGTGATGAGTCAGATAACATAATTGACCAGGTTACAATTGGAGATATTGGTTCAGAATTAAGTGAAGAATCTTATGATACGGAATAAATAAAATTGATTTTAATTTAAACATATATTTAATATTAAAATAAACATGTGTACTAAAATTGAAGACTCAGAATTATTTCGTTCAAATTTTAAAAATAAAATAAATGAGTTATTTGATAATGAAACATATTCTTCGAACTTGGAGAAGGGTATTTTTAATTATGCTTTAAAAGAATCGAATAATAAACAGGTTATAAAAAAATGGGATAATCCATATTTCATCCATATTTATTTAAATCGTATGCGTACTATAATTTTTAATTTAAAACAAAATCCAAATTTAATAGAACAAGTAAAACATTCCGAAATTAAATCATATGAAATTGCGTTTATGACACATTATGAGATGTGCCCTGACAAATGGTCTAAAATGCTTCATATTAAATCCGAAAGAGACAAGGGTAAATTTAATGTAAATATTGAAGCATCAACTGATACATTTACATGTAGAAAATGTAAAGGAAACAAAACCACATATTATCAATTACAAATAAAGTCGAGTGATGAACCAATGACAACATTTATAAATTGTCTTAATTGTGGTAATAGATGGAAAATCGCATAATTCAATATCTATATTTATAAAAATAATATAATCATTAAAAAAAATAAAAATATAAATTTTTAAATAAATAAATTTTATACTGACAATAAATGATTCAGTTACAAATAATATAAATAAAAAAATTTTTTTTTATATTATTTAAAATTTTAATACTTTACTCTATTTAACTGTACTCTATTTAACTGTACTCTATTTATTAACTAATAAATTAAAATGAAATATTTTCTAAATCTTTCACATTCCAATACTCACTACCTCCACCTGGTATTGGTCTACGAATAATAAATGGTATTTTTTTTTGTTGTAATTCTAACTCAGCAATAACATATCCATCAATAACATTTTCAGGAATTTTTATAAGTGCTGGTGCGCCATAATTTAGTTGTTTTGCGCGTTGTCCCAATATTCTTGCCTTTTCATATTTTGTTAAGAACGGAATTGTTCTATGTAATTCGTCAATAATAATATTATTTTTATCTTTAACTACACGGGTTAAAATTGATATTTCATCATAATTATGATTTAAACATTCGGGATGAAAATCAACAATATAATTTTTGTTTATATCACTATTAAATTTTTGTAAATAATTAGTATCATCCGCATCATCATCATCCTCATTTTCATCATCTGAATTACGAATATTATCCCCTCCTACTCCTCCACCTTCATGACCGTCTATATTATCATAATTTTCATAATCATTGTCATCAATAATAGGGTCCTCATCCTCATCCTCATCCTCAATATTTTCATCCTCGTAATCCTCCTCAATTTGTTTAATTCCGCCAATTAACACATTACCTATAACTCCTTTAATATTATGTTCCTCACTTTCATAACTTTCCTCACTATCATATCCACTAGAAATCGAACTATTTTCTTCATCATCAGAATAATCTTCCATTTGTATTTATATTATATTAACTAAAGATACTTTTAAATAATTAAATCAATTTTATTATTTTATTATTTTATTATTCGTTTATTTTCCAAACATTGTCACACGAAGAACATAAATAAATATATTTCATGTTCGCGTTATCGTATCTTATATATAAGATTTCTCTTGGTTCATTTTTTGTATTTGTTAAACATTCGGAATTTGGACATAAAATATTGTTTATGCGTGGCAAGGTTGGGTCCAATTTCGTATATTTATTTATTATATGATTAAAGGATTGTTCCGTTTTTTGTATATATGTTTTAGATACACTAATGCTATCAACGCCTAAATTGGTATCTTCATTGCCACAATTTCTACAATAATAAACTAAATCATTATCGTGGTGTTCATTAATTCTAATATAGTACATATTTTGACAGTTAGAACAGAAATGCATTTTATTATACTATACTTTTACATTATTTATTTAATTCAATTTTATTATAAAATATTTCGATCCTCAAACATTTTATTAAATAATAAAAATGAAATAAAAAATTATTATTATTATATAACAACATAATAATAAATGGAAATGACATCTCAATTTAAAGATTTAAATGAGTTTTTAGCAAAGCATAATGCTAAAAATGAAAAATTAAATATTGGTATTTCTGCAACTCATACAAGAATCGGAGATAAAGAATTGAATATTTATGGCGGGTCATATATTATTCCAAAGGAAGAACTGACTATATTTCATTCCTTATATCATGATAGTATTTTTAAATATAAAAAAAATGAATATCTTACAGAAAAACAGTTGGATACTGGCGGGCAAATATTAGTAGATTTTGATTTTAGATATAATTATGATGTAGATAATAGACAACATACAAAAGAACATATCCAAGATATGATATTATTATATTTAGAAGAAATTAAAAAATTCTTTAAGTTTGAAGCAAATAGACCATTTGACATCTTTATTATGGAAAAACCAAATGTAAATCGGTTATCAGACAAATCATTAACAAAAGATGGAATACATATGATTATTGGTATTCAAATGGACCATACAATGCAACTAATGCTTCGAGAAAAAATTCTGGAGGAACTTCCAACCATTTGGGATTTACCATTAATAAATAGTTGGGACTCAGTATTAGATGAAGGTATTAGTAAAGGGACCACTAATTGGCAGTTATTCGGGTCAAGAAAACCCGGAAATCAAGCTTATGAATTATCCCAACACTTTGTAATAAATTATGACAATTCAGATGGTGAATTTATGATGGATGAATTAAACATTAATACATTTAATATTCAACAAAATTTTATTAAGTTGTCCGCACAAAATGACATATCACCCAAATTTGAAATAAACCCTAAAATAGTTGATATATATAATAAAAGATTAGAAACATCAAAACATAGATTTAAAAAAATTAATACTAAAACAAGAATTAATATATTATTAAATAATGATGATAGTGACAATGATGACTATATATCAATGTCTGAAATAACTAATTTCGAAATGTTACAAAAAGCAATAGATGCTTTTATCAATAGTTTAAAACCTTCAGAGTATGAATTAAAAGAAACACATGAATATACACAAACCCTTCCTGCGAAATATTATGAACCAGGGTCTCATATTCTTAACAGGTCTGTTGCGTTTGCTTTAAAACATACAGATGATAGATTATTCTTATCTTGGGTTATGTTAAGAAGTAAAGCATCTGATTTTGATTATGGAACAATACCTGATTTGTATTCATTGTGGAGTAAATATTTTAATAAAAAAGATGGTTATACAAAAAGGTCAATTATGTATTGGTCAAAACAAGACGCATACGAAGAGTATATTAAGGTTAAAAGTCAAACAATTGATAAATATATTGAAGAAACAATATTTGCTCAGACGGACTTTGATCTTGCGATGGTGTTATATCAAATGTATAAAGATAGATATGTATGTAGTAGCATTACACACAAGACATGGTACGCATTTAAAAATCATAAATGGGAAAGCGACCAAGGATTATCATTAAGACTTGCTATATCTAAAGATATGTTTGTTGAATATCAAAAAAAATCGGATATGTGTGCTGAACAAATGCATCATTGTGAAGCTAATGATGATAATTACGAATATTTAAAAAGAAAATGTAAATGTATTGTTGATATTTCTTTAAAATTAAAAAGAACAAATGATAAAAATAATATAATGCGTGAAGCAATGGAATTATTTTATGACAATGAATTTATAAAACAAGTTGATGGTAACAAATATTTATTATGTTTTAAAAACGGTATCGTTGATTTTAAAACAAAAGAATTTAGAAGTGGATATCCACAAGATTACATCACAAAAACTACAGGAATTGATTATATCGTATATGACGAACAAAAACATCAACCAACTATTCATGAAATAGTCTCGTTTATGGCAAAATTGTTCCCTGACGCATCTTTAAATAAATATATGTGGGACCATTTAGCTTCTTGTTTAATTGGTACAAATTTAAATCAAACATTTAATATTTATCGTGGAAGCGGTAGTAATGGCAAATCAATCTTAACAGACCTCATGTCGCAATCATTAGGAGACTATAAAGGTACAGTTCCCATAACACTTGTAACTGAAAAACGAAATGGTATTGGTGGTACATCGTCTGAAGTAATACAACTAAAAGGTATTAGATATGCTGTTATGCAAGAACCATCTAAAGATTCTAAAATTAATGAAGGTGTTATGAAAGAATTGACTGGAGGTGACCCAGTCCAAGGTCGTGCGTTATATTGTGAAAGTGAAATATTCGAACCACAATTTAAATTGGTTGTATGTACTAATTCATTATTTGAGATAAATAGTCAAGATGATGGAACCTGGAGAAGAATCCGAATATGTGATTTCTTATCTAAATTTATTGATGAGAATGAACCTCATACAGATGACACACCATATGTTTTTGTAAAGGATAAAACATTAAAGGAACGCCTTCCGATATTAGCACCTATATTTATGTCAATATTAGTAAAAAGAGCGTTTGAAACAAACGGACTTGTTGAAGATTGCGACATTGTAAAAGACGCATCTAATAAATATAGACAAGGACAAGACCATATTACAGGGTTTGTAAACGATAAAATCGTAAAAACAAATAATATTGAAGATACTGTTAAAAAAACTGATTTGTTATTACAATTTAAGCAATGGTTTGAAGCTGAACAAGGAAACAGGAAACAACCCAAAGGAAGTGAATTGTACGACTATATGGATAATAAATTTGGAAAATGTAAAAAGTCCGGATTTTGGCAAGGTATTAAAATATTATACAATTCACAACAAGATATAGAATCCAACCTAATATCTGATTTACAAAATTGTCGTTTATAAATTATTATAAATATTTTTAGGAAATAGAACAATTACTTTATAGTAACACCATAATATAAATTTAATTATTGGAATAATACAAATTGGATATAAAAATAGACATATTAATATTATAAATTTTTTTAATCGAGTTAAATTCCAATTTAAACCAAATAAACAAATCGCAGCAATAATGTAAATAAAGAATATAACTTTATAATAAAAATATAATGTATCTATACCTTGATTTTCATAGTATGTTTTACGGTCATTTGTTAATGTATCCGCAGTTGTATTTTTATATTTTGTTTCTAATTTTTTATTATCATTTAAATAATATTTATATAATTCTAACACATATGAATAATTTATTGAAATACCCTTATATAATTCTAGATTAGATTTCGCGTTATTTAAATTATTATTAAAAGTTGTTGTAATTTCTTTTTTTATAATATTAAATTTTTGTTCTAAATTTTGATTAATGTAATTATTATACCCTACGGGTCCTTCCGCATACATATAATATTTTTTTGCGCTCTCTTCAACCATTTGAGGAGCATTAACCATGTTTGTTTTAGCATCTAAATATTTTTGATAAAGGTCAGATTTATTTTTGTTTTGTTGACATTCTGGGCCACACATAATACTTTTTGCTGCTTGTTGTAAAAGATTATTAAAATCAGTTATAGTTGATTGTGATGATGCCATATTATATATTATATATTATTATTTATTTATTGTAAATCCCCGTTATATAAGGTGACATCTGGTTTTTTATATCCAATAGTATGTTTTGTAAAAATATCATTTACAAATCCTTCTGGGTTATTTTGAGTTGTGTTTGGAATACAGACATTTTGAGTAGTGTCATAGGTGCTTCCTTCATAACAACACGCTTGACCAATACATGTGAATGACCCTTTACCCCAAGGATCACTACTTGATGAACTACTTGTATTTACACCAGGTGCTGCGTTGGGATTAAAATACCAATTATACTCTTGGTAATTCATATTGTCTCTATTAATGATTGAATATAAATGGTTACTTAAATTATATATTCCGTAAATACCAACCAGTATTAATAAAGTAATATATAATGGTCTAGGTATAATATTTTTTTTGAATAATATGGATATCACAATAAATAAAAATAAAAAAAATAAAATAGCCATTAATAAACTGGTTTGTTCTGCATATTTTTCTCCAAAATAATTATTTATTTCTACTATTCTTATTTTATTATTTTTTTCTCTTTCGATTATTTCTAATTTTTTTTTAGATTCATTTAATTCATTCTCAACTATTTGAATAGCTCTAGTCTGTTGTTTTAAAGTATGAGTTGAGTTGTTTAATTCTGAATTATAAAAAGTATTTAAATTATTAAGTGATTTGTATAAATTTATACGCATTTGGGATATATCATTTACTTTATTCACTACTTTTGTTAATTCTTCGGATGAAACAGGATTTTGAAGAGTTTTATTTTCTAAACTATTAAACAAGTCCTTTTCTATTTTTTGTAAATTTTGGATATCATTTAATGTTTTAGAATTTATTTCTTGTAAATTTGTAGACATATAAATTATAATAATATTATAATTTATATATTCATTAAACAAATAAAAATTATTCCGTTATTTTATTATATAGAACGATACACTTTTATGGCAACTAATATAAGTATTATAAATAAAACACACCATATAATAAATTTATTTATTGCTGAGGATGATACAATATTACTATCATCTACAATATTATTATAGTTTGGCATATTTTCATGTAAATTACTAATGTTATGTTGTGTATTATTGTATTGTTTTGTAAATAAATTAATTAATTTGGTATTTGTTTTTGATTGTGTATCAACGTCGACAAACTGATTTCCTGTTTTATCATTAACTATATTTAATTGTGATGACAACAAAGATAATCGAGTATCTAATTGGTCTAATTTTTGTTTGTCAACATCATTAACTTGATTTGATATTGTATCAACTACATTATTAGAGAATAATTTATTACTATTTTTATAATTATTAAATTTTATCGTATCTATATTATTTGTAGAAAATCCCTCCGTCACTGTTTTATCCTTAACATACAATTCAGAAAATGGAGAACTTGCGAGGTTTGATGATTTTAAATTATATATTGAGTTATTTTTCTGAATACAAGTTTTTATATCAGTGTTATATTCAACACCATAACAATTTACATTTGAATTACACGATTGTTTACATTGTTCAAGTGATCCACCAGAAGTTGACAACCCACTAATAGTTTGTTCTTCACTATTATATGCGTTAACTTTACTATAAGTATTTGTACTCGATATTTTATTAGATGGATATAAATAAGCATTTGAATTTTGGTCGATATAAGCAATTTTTTGTAAATCTTTTTGGATTCCAACCTGATTTAACTTATAAATTGCGTTTGACCCTTCTCCACCACCCATCATTCCATTGTTTAGTTTTTTACAATTTAATGTATTTTGAGATGTATATAGTACTAAATTACCATCATTATTCATCATTAAATAAATACTACCATCATTTGAACCAATAAAATCACCAATAGCTAAACTAGATGTACTAGATATATAATTTTTACCAAATTTGCCTTTTGACGCTTTAAATGTTGGGTTTGGTTTTTGTTGTTTTCCATTAGTAAAAGAACACCATATGTATCCTTGATTGTCTTCAGGTCCGGAACCTTTATAAATACACATATTCCCGTCATCTTGTAATATTAAAAAATATGGAACAGTTGGGTCTACATTATTATAAACGGCATTTGACCATCCTCCGCCAACCCATGTTCCATCTGTTAATTGAGTACAATTAGTTGCTAATCCATATTGTTTTGCTTTATCCAAATTGCTATTTGACCAACACTCTGCCGTTTTATTTCCCTGTACATATTGTAATCCAAAATAAGTATCCCCTTTGCTTTTACTTGCGGACGCACATGTATCATAATATTTACCGTTTCCATTATAATTAGACATTGCTCTATTCCCTGAATCTTTATAACAACCAATATAATTAGCAGGTTTATTAACATTAGTTGTGGTCTTAGGTGCTGGGGTACTAAATATAGATACACCGCCAGAATTTAATACAGAAAGCGAACCTTGAACTGTTAAACTTGCTATATTAGATGAATTGTTTGCGGTATTAGATGACCATAAAACAACACCTCCAGTTATACTATAAGATTCTCCTTTTTGTGTAGGTGCGATAATATCATTACTAACCGCACAATATCCTTTTTGTGTAGTTGGATTTACTGATTGTAACGCAAAATATTGATAACCTCCATCAATTGCGGTATTTTTGCAAGATTCATAAGTATATATTCCTGTACTATTATTTGTTATTGTTGATGTTAACGCAATACTAACATTTTGAATTGCGGTAGATTTATCTGTTGATGTTGTCGTGCCTTTAAATATAATTGTATTCTTTCCATTTGTTACAACATTAAAAGCAATACTATAATTTTTCCAAACATTTACTGGTGGTTGAATTGTTGATATAGTTGTACCATTTAATTGTATGGCTATTGGATTACTTGTTCCTGTTCCATCACAACAGTTTCGTCCACACGCATAAAAAGATATATTATACGAACCTGAGTTGAAATCCACGACTTGGGATATTGATTGGTCTCGTTGTATAGATACACATTGATTACCAAATGGATATGGCATTACAAATCCCCACGCCGAAGAGTTATTCACTAATATAGCATTAAAAACCCATCCTGGTACGGTTGAAGCACTATTAATATAATTGTATGAGTTATTTGATATTGTTGGTTGTGAGAAATCCCCATTTAGAATACTTGATACATGTGATGATCCTGTTGAAGGAACAGAACCACCCATAAAAGTCATGGTTGGAGTATTTGTATCATCTTGAAAACAACCTTGATATGATGCGGTTGTATCATTTACCATATTTTTAGCATATACATTGGTTCCCTCACCTCCACAACTCTGATTTAATATCATATTTGTGCCAACCAGTAAAGGAGGTGATGTTGGAATAATGGTACCTTCCACAGTGTATGCGTTTGACCACGGAATATTTATATTAATAATATTAGTACTTGAAGGACAACCATTATTCCCTAATATACTATCGTATATTTCTTTAGATGGTATTCTTTTAGCAACCCCTTTATTAGTAACATAAAATGACACGTTCTCATTATCACTTAATTTAAAAAGTATTATTTTATTTAATAATGGGTTTGTTTGAGATGTTCTAGATATATAATTTTGAGTTTGTAATAAAATATTATCTTTAACGTTATTATAATCTTCTAAAGTAGAGTTATAATTTTGAATTAATTCGTCATTATTTGTTTCTTGAGGGTTATATTTGGGTTTATTCAAATATTTTTTACTTTTAGAATTGTTAAATATTTTACCTTGTTCTAATGTAATTGTTGAATTTTCCGATATATTCATTTAATATAATTAAATATTAATTTATTATTTAACTAATAATATCAAACATTAAATCATAACTAAGTAATTTTTCTTGGTTTATTTTACTTTTTATTGGAGGTTTATTTTCTACTGGTTTATTATTATTATTTCTTTTATCTTTATTATAACTATGATTTATTAATCGTTGAGTTATTATTTTATCCATATTATAATATTATAATATTTTATTTCTTTATATAATGGTAAACAAATAATAATAAAAAAAATAATGCTAATAAAATAATTACAGTATATATTAAATAATAGTGATTTACATTAATATTTGCGTTAATTTTGGATTCATCAATAGTATCATATTCACGAATTAAATCATTAATGTGTTTTTTTTCCATAATTAATTGTTGATAATTCTGTTGTAATTGTATTTCTAACTTATTACGCATATCTATCTGTGTTGTATAATCACTATAAGATTGATTAATTACATCTTTAATTTTCGTGTTAATATCTATTAATTTCGAATTTAATTTTTTTAAAATATTTGAGGATTGAATTATGGATGGTATAATAGCATTATCTGTTGGAGTTCCTGTCATTATATCACCATTCCCGGACCTTAACCAACAATTTTTATTAGTTGAATTAAAAGTTGCTCCAGAACAGTTTGATATAGATGAACATGATGCCTTACACTCATTTATATCACTAGCTGAAAACTGTTTTATACCAGCATCACCCCAAAAAGTTCGACCATTTAAAATATTATATGTCTTAGTTGTTTGAATACTTTTTAAATCATTAATATAATTTTGTGATGCTTGTTGATACTGAATTAAAGTATTGTCATATTCTTTTTCAAGCAATGAAATAGTTAAAATGGTTGATTTGTTATAATCAGTATTTGTGGTTGTCATTTATATATATACAATACATAAATAATCTTAATTAAGTAAAAGTTAATGGGAAAATAAAAAAATATTTTTTTTATTTTCTAAAATAGGTTGATGAATACAAACGACTTATTTCTGCATAAATAATAGTTAAAACCCATCTTTTATTTATATTTTATTGTGTAAGCAATTCCTATTAATAATATGATTATTCCAAAAAACATTGAAATATTATAGTAATATGTATTATTGTATAATTCCTTATAATTAGTAATCATAATACTTGAACTATCTTTTTTATTATTTATAATCCCAACTTTATTTTTTAATTCTAAATTCATATTTTTTTCTTTTTGAATTTTCTTATTTATTTCTTGTATTTTTATATTATTTCCATCTATGGTTTGTTGTATGTTATTATTCATTTTAAATATTTGGGAATTAATAGACTCGATATTTGATTTAATATTTGAAAACATTTGTTGATATTCATTTACATCTGGATTTTTATTAAAAAAAATATAATATTTTTTAAAATCAGCTAAAATTGAAACAAATTGTTCTTTTAATACATTTAGCTGATTTTCATATTTATCTGCGTATGATAATTCAAATGTTAAGTCATCTAATAATTTATTTTCTTGTATTTCCATTTATATATAAAAAGATTATTTCTAATATTACGCTATTACTTAGACACAAACACGATAATAATAACTTTGTATGGCTGTTTTACTAGGACGAATAATTTCACAAACTTGACCTGGTCTAATTCCAATCACTTGGGACACTGGGTCAAATCTAGATATTTCAGGTAAATCTAATAAATTTTTAATATTATATTTTTTTTGAATAACGGCCAACTCATTTAATGATAGAACACGATGATTTGGGACTAGTTGATGGTCGAGAATATTAAATTGTAATCGTTTAATACTTATAATGGTAATGAATATTTTATCCCTTTCCCATATATGTTTTACCTGATTAGTTAATGTTTCATTCATGTCTTCTTTTATAATAATAATTAGTGTGTCTGATTTAGTTAAGGTTTCTTCTATATTAAATAAATCCTCTATTATTTCTTGTAAATCATTAGACCTTAATGTGGGCTTTTCTAAAAAATAATGTATATATACTTTAGTTTTTTCAAGTGAATCTTCGTTTTTTTCTAAACTAATATCCAATTGCTGGGTTTGATACATTGTATTTACCTCATTTATACTAAAATTTGCGTATTCATTTACATTATAATTTTGTCTCTTCATTAAATCTATAATATGCTTTCTTGACTTATATATTGAAGAAATAAGACTGCTTGAATTTTGTTTTTTTTCCATATTGTTATATTATGATAATCTTATTTTTTTAATTCAATTTTTAATTCAATTTTTAATTCAATTTAATTTGTTTTGTTTCAGACGATTCACTATTATTATTGGTCTCATTACTATTTTCATTATCAGACACATTCATACTTTCATTCGTTGTTTCATCTACTTTTAAAATATCAATATCTGGTTCCACTTGTGTTTTTATTTGTTGAGTTATAGTACCTATTTTTTCTTTTTGTTGATTTAATAATTTGGTTAATACGATTGGTTGATCATTATTTTTTAATCCTAAAATCATGTTTTGGGATTTTGTAGACAACCCATTAAAAAAATCGTTTAATTCATTATTTCCAAAATCAGGGTGAGTAGGTTCAGTTGTTTCTTGTGGTTGAATTGGTTGTTCATCTGGTTGAATCCCAGATACAAGCTCTTCTATTTCATAAGCGGAATTTGGTGTGTCAGAATCAATACCTACTGACTCACCCGCAACTTGAAGATAATTCAATGTTTCGGGTTCATTTATTTTATTTACATTTGTAATTTCTGCAGGTTCTGGAACAACAACTTCATTTGGTACTTGAAATAATTTATTATTCAATTTTGAATTAATGTTTGTTGTATAACTACTTATTATTTTCTTAATATCGGTTTCATCTGTTTTTAATAATAATTTATAATTATCTGAATATGACATACTTATTAGTTGGTCGACATTATTATCCGTAATAATTCGCATTTGTACATTCATAACTTGTAATTCTTGTATTAATAGTTTTAAGGTGTATGGTATTTTAACAATACTAAATGAACGACCAAAACGACTAATACTTTTTATATTTTGACTTCCGTCTGGATTTGTACTAAATTGTATAGGTCCATCAACAAATGGACTTAAGAATAAATTCTTCGATTCATTGTAAATAGCAATTGTTCCTGTTTTGTTACAAACCGCCATAAAATATTCATCACCTCTTATTAAAAATGATTCATTTAAAAAATAAGATGCGCCATGTGCTAATATTCCGTCTCGTTCCATTTCTCCTACTCGAAGGCCTCCATCATTTGCTCTACCTTGAACAGGTTGTCTAGTTAATGCTGTATTTGGTCCCCTCGCGCGATAATTTATTTTATCCTTTACCATATGTTTTAAACGCATGTAATATGTAGGACCAATAAAAATATCACTTTGAAGTTGTTCTCCAGTCATACCATTATATAATAATTGATTACCACTTGAATGAAATCCCATATTTGTAAGCATTTTTCCATACAATTTAGTATCGGAACCTTTAATCGCAAATGCGGTGCAATCTCCATATGCTCCATAAGAAAGACACGTTTTACCTAATAAACTTTCCAATAATTGTCCGATTGTCATGCGTGAAGGAATCGCGTGAGGATTAATTATCAAATCTGGACGAATACCATCTGATGTAAAAGGCATATTTTCTTCTGGAATTATGAGACCTAATGTTCCTTTTTGTCCGGCCCGTGAAGCCATTTTATCTCCAATTGCTGGTATTCTTTCTTCACGAATACGAACTTTTGCTAATTTAGTTCCGGTTTCGCCTTCTGTAATAAAGGTTTTATCAACAAATCCAAGCTGTCCCTTTTTAAGAGTAACAGAAGAATCTATATATAAATCTTTATCATCCATATTACTTGTCATTTTTCCAATAATTACAATTTTATCATTTAATGGTGTGTTTTCCTTAATCATCCCGCTATCATCCAATAAAGTATAATCATAACCGTGTTTAATGCCAACCACATTATGTTGTTGTATATTCGCAAATCGTGAATTTGACATAGAACTGTTGTTTTCGGTTGTTTCTTCTTGTGATTCGTACATAGAATAATAAGTTGTTCTAAAAATACCTCTTTTTAAAGACCCTTCATTAATTAAAATCGCGTCTTCGACATTATAACCAGTATAACTCATTATAGCAACAATCGCATTTATTCCATACGGTTGTTGTTCTTTATTAATATATTCTAAATATCTAGATTTAATTAAAGGTGTTTGACCATAATTTAATACAACTCCCATTTTATCAATACGCATTTGATAATTTGAATGATAGACAGAAACCGCCTGTTTACTTTGTCCACAAGAAAAAGCATTACGGGCTATAGGGTTATTTTCTGGATAAATAATTAAATTTCCCATGACACCTAAAATAAGTGATGGATTAATTTCAATATTGGTATAATATTTATTTAATTTTAATTCGTCATCATTCATAGCAATAAGAGAATTTTCTTCTTCTGAAGTATCTACATAATCAACTAAAGACTTATACTTATATAAATTTTCAATAGTTCCATTATCATATAATTCATCTAAATCATATATTTTATTATTTTTTACATTAAAGTTTTCATCTTTCTTTTCCTTAAATCCAGAAATAATTTGATTCCATGTTATAGAACCATTTAAAATATTCATAATATGAGTATCTCTAATAAAACTTGGGGTTCCTTTATCAATATAATAAATTGGTCTTGTTAATCTTCCGTCATCACTATAAATATTTAATTCGTTATGTGTGTAATCAAACGAAATACTCATGAAAATAGGGATTACACCATTCCTTCTTAATAATTTAAGTCTATCAACAAGTTCAATTGGATTAATCGTTGTTCCCACCCAATTTCCATTTACAAATATTTTGGTAGCATTTGATAAATATTCAGGAGAACTCTCTAATAATAATTTCATATTTGCGTTTTTTCTTAACCATTTAATTATTGGATATGCGGATGAACCATTTGTAATAAATGTACTTATTGATAAATGTTTATGTAATCCAATATTTGCTCCATCAGGCGTATCTAACGGGTCAATATATCCCCATTGAGAACTATTTAGCAATCGAGGACCAATAACTTTAGCACTTGGGTCTAACGGTAAATTAATTTTTCTTAATTGAGATATGAAAGTATTCCAACTTAATCTATTTAAATCTTGGACTACACCAATTCGTTTTGTATGAGTTGTTGCTCCCCAATTACCTTTAAATGCCTTTAAAAACCCAGATTCAACTACACGCTGTTTAAAAAAATCACCATAATTTAATTTAATTAAATTTACAAATTCTTCGCCTTTATATTTACCCCGATGAAAATAATATTCTTTATCAATTGTTAATGAAATGTTTCGATGTTGAATCAAATAATATTCACGAAATAATTCATATATAAGTGTTCCTGATAGTTTTACACGCTTATAACGAAAATTATCACGGTCTGTCGGTTTTTCTTCTTTCGTAAATACGCGTAACATACGATTCACCATATACCCAAGAAAATATGCTTTTTCCAAAAAATTTAAATCGCCAACATGTGGCAAAAAATAATTGGATAATATTTCAATTACACTTGAAATTGTTTTTCTTTTTGTAAACGTTGCTATAAATCTTAACGCGGTATCCTGATTAAAGATTTGGGTTGCGTCATGAACTGATGGAATAAATAAATCAACATAACTTGAATTTTGTTCTAAATTTAATAAACATGTTCTAATAATATCTTTATCTGAATTTACACCTAACGCACGCATTAATATAAATAATGGAATTTCTTTACGAACATTTGGTATGTTAACTACAACCTGATTATTTGAATACTTTGATGAAGGACATACAATATATACAGATGTAGTCCGCATTGGTTTAGATGTATCTTCAGATACTGATCTTATAGAAGCACTATGACTATATATATCATCCTTACCATGTTTACGAATATATAACATATTATTTGCGAATTCTTCTTGAGATACAATAACTTTTTCTTTTCCAGAAATAATAAAATAACCTCCATAATCATTTCGACATTCACCCATATTAAATCTAACTTCGGGTGCCAATGTGTTTAAAATACATAATTTGGATTGAAGCATAATAGGGAATTTACCTAAATAAATTTTATTCAGCGTAATGGTCTCTTCCTTTCGTTCTTCACCTATATAATATATAATATCTACATCCACATCATAATGAATAGTTATACCATACCACATATTCCTAAGTCGAGCATCATTTGGATACATATAATGAACATGCTTGCTGTTATCATCATAAATAATGGGTTTCCCAAAATAAATTTTTGTCCCATCCTTACCACCTAAATATAATAATGTTTCGCTTACATTTTTATTTAATTGATTTCTTGAATCATCGATAACTTCTTCTCTTTCAATAAACCTGATTGGATTATTTTCTTTAAATACACGATTTATTCCACTGCTAAAAAAATCGTTATATGAATCTAAATGATGTTTAATTAGATTATCAGGATTATCATTAAAATATGTGTTAATTATTTGCCAAGATATAGTATCCATTATATATAATAATAATTACATTTTTTTATATAGTTATTTGTATTTTTTTACTCATTATAATTTAAAAATTACAATTTTATATTATAATGAGTAAAAATCCTCACTACGTGTAAAATGAAAACATTTAGATTATTACACATAATATATAAATATTGTTTTATCAGTGTCTTGAATATTATTACACTATTGAAGATTTGAAATGGTGTAATAATCCACTATACATTCAATACCTTTACAATATCATCATTTGCGTAATGATGTATTAAAAAACTTATTAATCCAAATAAAACATCTACCAATAAATATATCCATGATTGTTTGTTACCTATAATAGCATTGTAAGCAAATAAAAAATATAAAATAGAATGTATAGGTCTTAAATTATTCCACCATATTTTCTCTCCAAATACTTCTGCACCCGTTTTTCTGGTTCCTGTTAAATATATATAAATAAAACCTATAGCAGGTACTAAAGCCAAATAACCTAAATATTTTAAATATTTCGTATTTATATATTTAGCAATAATAACAAGTAGAGAACGAATTCCAACGCAACCAATTAAAAACAACAAAAATCTTTGTTGTAAATGATTCATTATATATTATAAAATATAAATTAAATAAAAAACTTAATCATAATTTGTCCCATTTTAAATATTTCAAGAGTTTAATTTTAGATTCGTTTGTTTCCTTTAACATATGTTAAGAAGTTTTATAATAATTATTTTAGAATTGTTCGTCTTTTTCTTTTTGGTTGTGTAATTATTCTTTTAGTTTATATATATTTAAAGGAAATAGTAATTTTATTATAATGATTAAAATTAGAATATTCGAAGGTGGTCCTATGAATGGTGGAATTTATAGTAGTACCCATTTAAAAACAGCGATTTTGAGTTGTTTTAATCCAGACAACGCTGACATTTTTTATAAAGATAAACAAGTATATATAACAGATACGGATGATTTCACACACGCAATTATTATAAACAATGCGATGCCAAGACTAAATATACCAAAAACAAATGTTATTGGTCTTGCTTGGGAACCATTCGAATTTTTAAATATGGAACCCATATTTATCGATTATGCTATAAAACATATTGGAAGATATTATATAGGAGATAAACATAATTTACCCGAACCATTTATTGAGAGATATGGATTTTTAACATACAATTCAATTGAACATCACAAGAATGCTACACCTAAACAAATCACTAAAGGAATTTTACAAAAAAATAACATCATGTCTATTGTACTTTCATGGAAACGCATCACTCATGGACAACAATACCGTCATCAAATTGTTAACTGTATATTACATAATAATTTACCAATTGATATTTATGGTTCAGGTTATCCAGCAGGCAATAATGTTAATGATACAAAAGTAAAGGGCAAATTTATTTGTGAAGAACCATATTTAAATTATTATTTTACTATTGCGATTGAGAATTTTAGAAGCAATCATTATTTTTCTGAAAAAATAATAAACCCTTTACTTTATGATTGTCAACCAATTTATTTGGGATGTTTAAATATAGATTCATATTTAAATGATTGTTCTATTCCATTAACTGGAAATATTAGAGATGATATGAATCTAATTGTACAAATATTATTAAATCCGTTATCTTATTATAAAAAACAAGATAAACAATCTATTATTAAAAATGTCAATTTATTATTAAATCTTGATACTTTATTTTAGTGATTTTTTAGATTTAGATTTAACTTTTATTTTATTTTTCTTAGTTTTTAATTTATTACCTTTTTTATTACTATTTAAATCATTAATAGTAAATTTACTCCATGGTTGACTTTTTCTATCGTGTAAATACGGCTCTAAATATTTCCATTGTCTGTTTTTTTCACAAAATTTATGAACTATGAATTCAGTACCACAAGAATTACCAAATCTTCCAATAAAAGACATTTGCTTTGCTAACGCAGAATCACATACAATCCCATCTACCGCACCATGCGGTGAAAATGGTTTAGGTCTATCGTGCTGAGACATATATTCTCTTGCGTCTAAATCATAATGGGAACAAACCGTTCTAGAGCAAGGATTATTTTCTTTATTTAAATAAATATCATAATGGTCTGAAATAATAAGTTTCGCAATATCAATATTTAATTTTCCTTTATGTTTAATCATTAAATCATTTATACGAACACGCCTTGCGCCTTGATGTCTTCTTATATCATCAAAACCTGAATTTACACATTCTAAATTTCGTATTCTAGGATCATATGCGGCATTAAATCCAATAAAATATCCATTTTTGGTTCTTTCTATATTATTATATTTTAAGCCTAATTCAATACGCATTATTTCATTTGTATTAATATCTCCAAATAACCAAGAATTAGCGTAATCACCCGAATTTCCATCCAATAATATTGTAATATAATCATCTAAATTATCACCATACTGCATTGCTTTACGGATTCTATATCCTATAGGATATTTATTCTCATAAGGAATAAACCCTCCAATAGTGGTTTCTGTCCCAATAATCCCCTTTGATGTTATAAAAAAATCCGTTCCGCTCCATATCCAACAAGGTGATGTCTGCATTATAAACCTGTTTCCTTCAGACGGGTTTAAATCTAATATAATATTAGAATATTGGCCATCAATATAATCCGTAAATGAATTGTGAGCTACAACAATATCTCCCGTTTCGGTATAATCCCCCACCGCAATAAATGCGCTACACTTGTCAGAACTACCACCTTCTTTTGTAAAATGTCTATTTTCGTTACCATCAATACTTGAAATCCAATATGGAATTGAACAATAAAAGTTCCAGGCTATAATCTCATTAATGGTTGTATCCGTTCCTCCATAAATACAACCCTCCACAATTCCTTCCATTTCATCATAAAACTCTTTAAAATACTTAATTGTTTTTGGTTTAATGCTTTTTTGTACTTCTTCTATTATATATTCCCATGTTACACCATATGTCTCGTAAATAAAAAAGGTTAACATTTTTTGAATATTTTTAAAATCCTTTGCACAAAAATAACCATACGCAAATCCTCGTTCGTATGGTTTACCTGAAACTGATATATATTTCCATCCATTTAAATCGTATGAAACACCATTCTTTATTTTTACCATTATATATATATTAAGTTTATTTAATATATATATATAATTACATCTTACAAAACGAAAAATTACTAAATAATATAAATAGTTTATTTAAGAAATAAATAACAGACCTAATAAAATAAACGCAAAAATAAATGGGAGAAGTACCAAAAACCATGAAACTCCCGTATAACCGCTTTTACATATACGGTTCAGTATCCAAGTCCAAAATAATATATATAATATTTTCATAATAATTATACCTGCTGTACTTGGAACATCACACGAAAATGAACCTAAACAAAATTTATGTTTATTTCCAATATTTTGAAGTATTATAAAAAATGTACTAACCATGGACATAACAAAATAAACTAATGCTGGTGTACATAACTGTTTTAGGTTTTTTGGTAAAACAAACATTATACTTTATATATAGAAAATATATTAGTATTTCAATATGCTTAAATCTGGTGTATTTTTCAACTGTTCATTCCATGGAAGAGGATTTGTTGGTTGTTGATATCCGTTAAGAGAGTTATATACACTTCCCACACCATATTTAAACATATTTCCTAAATTTAATAAATTATCAGGAATAATATTTCCACCTGATTGATTCTTTTTATGTTTTTTACCCCCAACTGAAAATGGAGGAGCTGAACCACTCGCAATCATTTGTCTTGAAATGTCGGATGGTTGGTATATGTTTTTATCATAATGATTTGTTACTCCATCCACATTTCCAACACCAGGCCATGTATTCGAATTTGAAGACCAAGATGGTCCAATTAATCCATTCGGATAACCTGAGGTGTTTACATCACTTGGACTAAAATTTTCACCACCACGAAATGTTTGGCCCGGATTAATTATATTTAGCGAACTTCCAGACGGTCCATTCACATTTGGATATGCTTTACTTAATTCTGAATTACCACCTTTCCCAGTATAAGCTAAATATGGAGACGGATAACTATTAACTGGATTTCCAGTATATGCTAAAGATAATTTTGTTGCGTCTCCACCTAATTGAGTTGTGGAACAACCACATCCTCCTTTCATCTTTTTATTTGAATGACACGAACAACGACACCCTTTTTTACATTTATTACGACACATATTACAAAGATAATTATTCGAAAAAAAATTTCTTTTTTTATGGGTTTTGTTTCCTTTTATTTTATAAATTTTTCGATTTTTATTACTTTTACCTTTTTTAGAATGAGTTTTTTTTGTTTTTGCCATTTATATTATATATTGAGAAATTATTCAATATCTACATGTGTTAGAAAATGACGACGACAACACATTTTTGTTAATCCTAAATCATCCAATACCTCCCCTTCTGGTGTTTTTTCATTAAATTCTTTTGTTAAATATAACACCTTATTTAAATTTAACGACCGGTCGATTTTTTTATTTGCGACTTCTCTAAGATAATATCTATATTTATCAGCAATTACATTTCCGCAAGTAAAACATTTAATTGGAATTATCATTTTAATATATTATAACTTTGTAAATTAATATTCTTATATTATTTTAATATTAAATCAATTTTTTTATATATCCATATTTTAATGGGAGGTGGATTGTTCGGTGCTCCGTTATATTTAAATATTAAATGCTTGATTTTTTCTTTATTCGTATTAATAGTCTATTGGTTACCTAATCCTAAATCAAGAATGCATAATTTTGTAATGGCGTTCCTTTTAGGAACCGCCTCTTATATTTTATTAGCATGGTATGATGTGTTATATGATTGTAATGACCAACTTAAACCAACTTTATTAGGATGGTTATCGAAACCATTCAAACCTGCCAAATATTCAAACGAATATGATAAATTACCACTAAAAACGAAAAAAATAATCAGGTATGTTGACATCTTTGTATTAAGTATCGTGTTTATTTCTCTAATATACCCATTCATTTTTAATAAATAATATAAAGGTTTAACTATATAACCATATATAGTTAAACCTTTATAATGACAAAAAAATGTATCGGTCCAAATTGTTTAAAACAACCAGCTTTTAATTTACCAACTGAAATTAAAGCGTTATATTGTAGAGAACACAAAAAAGAAAATATGATTGATATTAAAAATAAACGATGTCAACACGAGAATTGTTTGACTCGTCCATCTTTTAATTTACCAAGTGAAATTAAACCGTTATTTTGTTTCGAACACAAAAAAGATAATATGATTGATATTAAAAGCAAACGATGTATTCACGATAATTGTTTAAAACAACCAGCTTTTAATTTACCAACTGAAATTAAAGCGTTATATTGTAGTGAACACAAAAAAGAAAATATGATTGATATTAAAAGTAAACGATGTATTCATGAGAATTGTTTGACTCGTCCAACATTTAATTTACCTACTGAAACCAAACCATTATTTTGTTTCGAACATAAAAAAGAAAATATGATTGATATTATTTCAAAACGATGTATTCATGAGAATTGTTTGACTCGTCCAACATTTAATTTACCAACTGAAACTAAACCTTTATATTGCTCTGAACACAAAAAAGAAAATATGATTGATATTGTTTCAAAACGATGCCAGCATGAGAATTGTTTGACTCGTCCAACATTTAATTTACCAACTGAAATTAAAGCGTTATATTGTAGTGAACACAAAAAAGAAAATATGATTGATATTAAAAGTAAACGATGCCAACACGAGAATTGTTTGATTCATCCATCTTTTAATTTACCAAGTGAAATTAAAGCGTTATATTGTTTTGAACACAAAAAAGAAAATATGATTGATATTAGAAACAAACGATGTATTCACGATAATTGTTTAAAACAACCAAAATTTAATTTACCAACTGAAATTAAAGCGTTATATTGTAGTGAACACAAAAAAGAAAATATGATTGATATTAAAAGTAAACGATGTATTCATGAGAATTGTTTGACTCGTCCAACATTTAATTTACCTACTGAAACCAAACCATTATTTTGTTTCGAACATAAAAAAGAAAATATGATTGATATTATTTCAAAACGATGTATTCATGAGAATTGTTTGACTCGTCCAACATTTAATTTACCAACTGAAACTAAACCGTTATATTGTTTCGAACACAAAAAAAATAATATGATTAGTACTACAAATAAAAAATGTCAACACCTTAAATGTAAAGAACTCTCATTATTTGGTTTAATTAATAAACGGCCTCAATATTGTTTACAACATAGACGACAACCAAATATGATAAATCTTATTTTAGAAAATAAATGTTGTGTTTTGGATTGTGATAATGAATATAATCATTTAATTGAAACACATAAATATTGTAATACACATATTCCATCAGAACAATACGGAATGATTATAAAACGATTATGTAAATATTGTGATATAAAAGAAGACGCTACTTTTGTGTGTAAGGATTGTAAAAAAATCCAAAATAAAAAAGAATGGGCAATAGTTCGTTATTTACGAACAGCAATAGATACCAAATTTGATTATAATTCAAGTAAAATGCTTCAGGGATGTAGTAAAAAACGCCCCGATATATTTTTTGAATTACCGACTCATTGTGTTATTGTTGAAATAGACGAGCATCAACATAATACATATCAGGATATGTGTGAATGTTCTAGAATAAATGAAATCGTTAATGGTATTGGTGGAAAACCAATTATAATTATTAGATACAATCCAGATATAATAAAAAATAACGGAAAGCAAATAAATATAAAACAAAGTGATAGAATTGATTTATTAGTTGAAACTATAAAATCTGAATTAGTAAACTCATATGAAACATTTATTGTTAAAATAATTCAAGTATATTACAACGATAATTATAAAATTTACCAAAGTATAAAGGATGAAATAATAACGGATCTTGTATGTATATAATTATCTATTCCTATAATGATAATATTTGTAAAAATAATAATATTTACAAATATTAGTATGCATAGAAAACTAAACCATAAATTTCAAGAACCAGATACAAGAGATTATAAATTTGTCCCCACAAAAGCAGTTAATAAAATAGCATCTAGTTTTGTAATTAACCGAAAATTAAACAATATACTTGACCAAGGACCTCTAGGTTCGTGTTGTTCAAACGCATTTGCCAAAAATATAAATATGGTTACAAACAATAATGTGAATATTTCTCGTTTATTCCATTATTACTGTGGACGGTCTATTGAAGGTGATTCGTCCCAAGATGATTCAGGTTTAGATATACGCCAAGCAGCTAAAATAATTCAACAATATGGTGCTTGTTCTGAGTCCGCGTGGTCTTATAATGTTGTTAATTTTAATATGCTGCCTCCATTATCCGCATTTAAACAATCAAAATTATTTTATAAATATACATATTCGTTTATAAATCAAGACTTAAATAGTTTAAAAACATGTTTAATAAGCACAAATTGTCCTATTATTTTTGGAATAATGGTATATAGTAGTTTTTTGTCTCAACAAGTGACAAATACAGGGGTTGTTCCAATGCCAGATATAACAAAAGAAACATTAGAAGGAGGACATTGTGTTTTAATGATTGGATATAGTGACGCAACGCAGACATTTATGTGTGTTAATTCGTGGGGTTCAGCGTGGGGTAATAGAGGATTATTTAGTTTACCATATTTATATGTAACAAACCCTAATTTAGCATTAGATTTTTGTGCGTTAAATTTTATTTATTAAGTATAAAATAAGTATTTGATATTATATGTTTAAAAAAGATTTTAGGAATAATTTAATATATTATACTTCACGAGTATCACTATAATGCTTTTGTATATGGTTCTTATTTATCATGCTACTTGATAAACTGGACCATGTTAAAAATTTAAACTGGGGCATCATAAAATTTATATAATACTTGATAATTGTGAATTAATTTATTAGCATTAGTTACTTCATTTAATACATACATACCTTTCCCAGGCAAGGTGTTATTATTATTTTGATAATATTGACACATATCATTATATAATTTATTTCTATGATCTAACCAGTAAGGATTTACAGGAGTATCGTCTATTAGTAACAACGTATTTTTTTTAATTACAGGGATGAGTGATTTATATTCAGCTAATCCGTGATAACCTGATGGATATGGATTATAAAAATCTAAATCATAACTGTCTAAATATATTACATTTGCAACATCATTTGACTGACTCCATTTTGTAAAAAATGAAACACTATCGTCACAAATTAGTGTTGTTGCAGGACACATATTACCGGTATGCTCGTCAACCAAAGATTTATTAATATCAACCGACCAAAAGAAACCACCATATTTTCTTACATATTCATTGAATAAATATGTACTATTTGTTCCAGCAGATGCTATACCCGATTCTAAAATAAGTGGGTTTTTTAATCCTTCCATTTCTGTAAATAATTTTTTAAACGTTAAATAATTAAGGTGTTTTTTCACTCCTAAATTGTTTGAAAACATTTCGTATGTATCTGTTTCGTTGTGATATGTTAAGTTACCTGTAAGCGTATTAAAATGTGATTCCAGTAATTCCATTTATTATTTTAAATATATTCTATATATTATTTTTAATTATTTAACTTATTAATATAAGGGTTACATATTTTCTCACTTCACCCCGTTTTCCTAAATGTTTATCTATTACATTATTTTAGTTAAATCAACAAATAAGTATTTACTGTAAATATTGTGCGTTTAAATAAGAAAATGTGTAAATAATATGTTTATTAGATGTAAAATATTTTATATTATACATTTAAAATACTTATTTTAGGAATAATTTAATATATTTATATTTATATGAAGACTCGTAGAAATAATTTTTATAAAGGGGCTAAAAACGCGACATATAGAGTTAATAGTGGATTAAGACGCGTTGGAAGGTCAGTTGAATCGGTTGCTTCCAGCACAGCACCTATAGTAAAAAAAGGTTTTTTTAATTTATTTGGTTTAGTAAAATCGGGTGTTAATAATACGGCATCATCCCTTAAATCAATAATGTCAAAGAAACGCAGACATAGAAGAAAACATAATAATAAATCCCGTAAGTACTAAACATTTTTTAATTTATATCCTTGTGATGTTTTTATTTTTTTATGTTGTGTATTATTATTTTCTTTATGAAATTTGTTATGACATTTTTCACACAATGTCATTAAATTTGCTAATTTATTTTTATGAAATATTTCTCCGTTTTTTTCAATAATACCTTCATTATTTGCTTCTGATTGATGTTGTAAATGATGAACTTCTGACCCCATGTTTATAGAACATATTTCACAAAGACCAACAATTTTTTTAGAATTATAATGTGATGTTTTAAGTAATAAAATACTGTTTTCTTCTGGATGATATTTGGTTCTTATATTGTAAGCAGTATTTAAAAATTCTTCTGGTAGATTTAATGATTTACACACTTCTAATCCATACATGCTATTTCCTGGACCATTTCTTAATTTGCGGTCATATTCTAATGTGCCGGTTTGTCTATTATATACAACCGCCATATGTTTAAGTGAAACATTTGTCAATTCAACAATTTCATCATATTTTACGATTTCGTGTAAATGTGTCGCAAAGATAAAACTACTTTTTAATTTATTTAATTTTTGAATTCCAGCAACAAAAATACTTATAGCAGATGATATTTCAGTTCCCGAACATAATTCATCACCTAAAATTAAACTATCTTTATTAGCAATATTTAAAATTGTTCTTAATTCGCTCATTTCAACCGCAAAGGTAGACAACCCTTTAAATATATTATCATTTCCAATAATCCGTGTAAAAATATATTTATATGGTTTATAAGAAAATTTAGAACATGGAACATATAATCCTGATTGTGCCATTATAATATTAATTCCAATTGATTTAATTAAACTTGTTTTTCCAACGGCATTAGTTCCATAAAGTAATATACCATCAATAATACTATTACCAAGTATAATATTATTTGATACATATATTTCGTGTTGATGTAGTTGTTCAATAAGAGGATGGCGAATATTTTCAGCATCAACAAATGATTTGTCCCGATTATTTATAATGGTTGGCTTACAATAATTATATTTTTTTGATAAGGTTGTTTTTGCGAAAATAACATCAATAATAGTTATAAAATTATTAATAACTTCGAGTTGTTTTTGGTAAAGTTCGAATTGGTTAATTAAATCATTAAATACAATTGTAATGGTATCTTTCATTGAAACTTTAAGATTAGATATGTTTTTACATAATGTGGTAATTTGAATATTTGAGATTATATTATTTGATGCGCTTTGTTTATTAAATTGAATATCTTTTTTTGAAAGATTAAATTGAAAATCTGCTGGCTGATTATTATACGATGATATATATGTCAACATTGGGGTTTTATTTCCAGACGGTATATTTTCTTTTAATATTTGACATCTTCTATCAGTACAAATTAAACTAAAGTTGTTTTTTTCGGTTTCGTGAATTTTAATATAATCACAAGTTTTTGTTTTGGATTTTTTCTCTCCGGATTCAATAATTGAATTTAAATAAGAACGAATGCTTTCTAATTGTTGATTTGATTCAATTAAAGATTTAGTTTTATTATCTAAATCAAAATTAATATTTTTTTGTATAAAATTTATTTCAAACCCTTGTAATTGTTCTATATCTTGTGCTAATTCAATTATAAAACTATTTTTAATAAAGTTTGTAATATTATCACAAAATGTGGATATATTAAGTGTTTCATTTTCATAATAGTTTAAATAATTCATGATTATAGTATCATTTTGTATTAAATGATAAACTTCTTTAATAAGATTTATATTTTTATATAAAATATAAATTGATTTTGGGGTTATTTTTTTCAAGAATATTTGTCGTTCGAATTTTGAAATATCTTTAATTTCTTGTAATTTAATTAAAATATTGGGGTTAAAATTACTTAATAAATAATCAATCATATCATATTCTTTTTGAAGATACTCACAATTAGTTGTTGGGTTAAGAAAATTATAAGCAAATTTTCGTTTTCCCATGGGTGTTAAACAACAATTCAACATTTTTAAAACAGATGAATATTTACCGGTATAGTTATGATCATCAATCATATTAAGTTGTTTTAATGAATGGTTTGCTAAAATAAGTCTTTCAGAACAATTTTCAAATATAGGTATTTTAATTTTATTAACTAAATAAGGATTATGTTGATATATAAAATCTAATAAAAAACAAAATGATTGAGTTGCGATTACATTATCATTAAATAAATCAAAATTATCTATTTTATAAAAGCGGTCTAAGATTTCCTTTTGGTAAATTTGTTTTTCACAATTTATCGCTTGTTGTAAATATTTAGACAGTGTTTTTATTTTTTGAACAAAATTAATTTTATGAATAAGTGTACATTGAATATTTGCGTAATTAATTACATCATCTACTTCTTGTTCAGGTAAATTAGATATAATAATGACTTCACTTGGATTATAAATAGAGATAAATCGTTCTAGTTCATCATAAGTTGTGGGGTTATTAATATATAATTCTTTAAATTGAAATATGCTTGTTTTACCAGTGTAAATGTCAATATTAGATACACCTACAACAACATGTTTGCCTTTAAAAACAATATTACTCTCTATTAAATCAATCCAAATACATGTTGTATTATTTGTAAGTCGTTGTGTATCATTATTAAAATATGTTCCTGGAGAGAATATTCCGGTTAAATTACGGGTTATTGTATTATCTGGTCTTAGTTCTTGACTATAAACTACGGCAGTAACATCTGATTCTAATATTTTTTTGATATATTTATCAATCATAATATCCTTAAATCCAGCCATAACAACATTATTTGAACCGACACATACATTTTTTTCTGAAATATTTAAATCACATATTCTTGAAAAATGATTTATTTGACTACCAGTAACAGAATTGTTTTGTTTATCGTATATTCCATATACTTCATAAAACGAACCAACTTGCATAAGTAAAATAGTATTTATTCCATAATCATTTTGGTATTTTTCAGTTAATTCGAAATATTCTTTAATTAACGCCATATTATTTGTATATTAGGTTTATTTATATTAATATATTAGAGGTATTATCTTTAAATATGTTACAAATATGTTATCATACCACGAGTTAAATATTTACTATATAATACCATATATAGATACCATAAAATTGAAATAATATACAATTAAATAAACAAAATATAAAACGAATAAAAGATATATAAGAAAAATGATAGATAATTTAATTATAAACGCAGAAGAAAAAATAATGACACATATGAATATTAATGATATTACTGAACTCTATAAATGTTATCCGGTTGAATTGATTGAATTCTGTAAAATACACAATTTAAAACCTCCAAATATAAATAGTGGAAATGGTAAAGCATTATCCGCAATGTTATATAATCCGGATAAATTTTGGACTAGAAATACTTGTGATGAATTTGTTAAAAAATTTAACATTAAAACTAAAGATAGCATCCAATTATTTAATAAACATTCGCAATGGGGAATAAAAACAAATAGTGGAACCGTATGTGGTAAATTATATATTGTTTATCCTTATGCGTTGTCGAATAAACACAAAATGAGAAAAGATTTTAAATATGATGGAACCAAAGAGGAACAAAACATCGAAGTTGAAAAAATCAAATTAACAATAAAAAATGATTATATTGATGTTTCTAATGATAACTGGCAGTTAGGACATAAAAATCCAGGTTCAATAGATAATACAAACACCAATTTAGTTTTACAACCGCCTATACAAGCTAAATATAGAGACGACTATTTATTCTTTGATTGTTTAACAAAGATGCCTCTTCCTTCAAAATTAAATAGACTAATTCAATTAAATGAAATACAACTAACACCTGAACAAATAAACGAATATTTAAATTTATTTACATTACTTAAAACAATACAAAATTAAAATATTTATTTACATCTATTTATAGAAATAGTATAATATTCTTCATTTATTTCAAATCCTAAAAATTTCCTATTTAAATTTTTACAAGCTAATGCGCATGTTCCGCTACCTAAAAATGGGTCTACTACCAAAGAGTTTTCTTTACTAAATAGTTTTATTAAATGTTCTATTAGTGATATAGGTTTTACTGTAATATGAGTGTTATTTTCTCCTTTTTCTGTTTTTGAAGGTTTAGATACAAGAAAATTTTTATCATAAGTTTCATCAATCTCTTCAGTAGTAATAATATTGGATGGTACTCTGTCGGAGTTAATTCCAACTTTCTGTGAAAAATCTAATAATCCTGTTTTAAATTGAATTTCGTTTTGAATAAATGTCAGTTTGCCTATAGGTTTCATCGCAACACAAATTGGTTCAAAACAAGACCTTATTTGAGGTGTTTTATAATTCTTATACTCTTCGATTAATTGTTTTTTTTCTTCTTCGCTTATTTTCATTTTTTCAATTATATGTGAAACAGACATGCCTTTAGGCATACTTTGTGTATAATTCCAATTTATCATATCACGAATCTCAAATCCTGCGTTTTCACAACTCATCGCAATCGCATGATATAATCTTGGTGATGAAAATGACAGAAAATATCCTCCAGGTTTCATTTTTTTAAATAATAATTTAGATAATTCTAAATAATAGTCATATAAATTGGTAACTTGTTTTTTATCAAATTTCATGCCTTTGGGTAAATGTTTTATATGACTATTTTTAACATTATTGTTTATATCATTTGAACACCAGTTGTTATCTAATTTATCAATAAAATATGGAGGGTCTGTAACAACACAATCAATACTATTATCTTTTAATTTATTTAATTCAATCATACAATCATTATTAATGATTATTATATTATCTGTGTTTGTTTCATTGTGTATTTCTTGAGGGGTTTCGTTTAACAATGAATTATGAATTTCAACATTATTAGGTTGTTGATTAGTTATTATTTCAATTAAGGATTGTTTGGATTTTGATTTATATTTGACAATATTAAGTTCTGCACACATAGCAAATAATTCGCGTTTTGTCATTTTTGATAAATCCATTTATATTTAGTTATTACTCATAGTTATATTATATTATTTAATTCAATTTTATTTAAATAATATAAGTATGACGACATAATTTATATAGTTACAAAATCATCAATTTGAATACCAATCATTGTAGACAATATCTTTTTTTTTAAAACCCGGTATGTTTGTTTTGAAATAACATTTAATTTATAAAATAATAATTTAATAATTATTAGAATAATTGAAGCATAATATGGAAGTTCCATTTTACGATTATGATCGTTAAGTATTTCATGTTTATATTTTTCATTATAAATGGATATTTCAACTTGTAAATTATTGTCTACATCTTTATACATTAATTTATGTCCATGAATTAAATAATTAAGTTGTGATGGTTTCCATATAGTTTGTTTAAATAAATTATTCTCTACATTTAAAAATGTTTGTAATTTTGAAATAGTGCTTGATTCATTATCTGTAAATATGTCAACGTCAATGTCACTATATCCTTTAAAATAATCTGAACGCTGAATACTTCCATAAAAATATAAGGGTGTCTCTAAATAAAATCTTAAATTATTAAAAAATTGGGTTTCGTATGGTGTAAATTCATGTTTTGTAGTTTGCATATTTATATTATATAATATTAATAAAAAATTATGGTTTCATTAAATTATGTATCATAATATCTTTATTGTTATTTGTGATTTCTCCTGCTAACATGGCGGACTCATATATTTTACGAATAACATCCGTTGGTGCGTTACTTCCAGCCATCATTAAATTATGTGAATGTAAATATTTTTTTATAGATGGTAAATCCTTTTTTTTTATTTCTCTTTGTGCGTTTAATATTTTTTTTTGTGTGTTTTTATCCTTTATTAAAATACTTACAGTTCTTTTATTTTTTGATTTACCTAATATATATTTTCTAAGAGTAGTTTGTTTTATAATTTTGCTATTTTTTTTATGTATATTATCATCCAAAACAGGTTTAGGTTCTATAATTGTCGACAATTTAATATCTGGTTGTATTTGTGATTGTATTTGTGGTTGTATTATGTTAGTATTAGTTGGTGTTGTTGAGTATGTTTGTTGTTTCAATAGCATTTTTTCCTTTAATTTATTCAGTTTGAGTTCTCGTTCACTTAAATTATTATTTATAGATGAGGTTAATGGTTGAGTTGGTGTTAAGTTCGTATAATTCCTGAATGTTTTTTTAAAACCACCTTTCAAACATCCATATGGAATATCATTATCTACATTATATTTTAATTTCATGGATGCGTTATTATTCGTGTTGTCTACATTATTATAATAATTTTGTTTTAATTCATCCGGAAGTTCTAATTCAACATAAGGGTTATCTAATTTTTCAGTATTTATACTAAAATTATTGTTTCTCAGAGTTTTTTTATATAAGTCCTCTTTATATAATTGTTTTTGTTTGAGACTTTCTTCTTTTTTTTTATTGTTAGATAACACTTGTAAATATTCAATCGAATCGTTAAATTCGTTTGTATATTTCATATCAATAGGTGGTACAGGTTTATTAACCTTTTCTGTCAATTCTTTGGTTTTATGTTCTTTAATTCTTTTTAATAATTTATTTTTTAAAATATTAGGCGAAATTAACTGAATATTTGTTGTGTTGGGTTTCTTTTCTTTGTTTTTTTTTGTTTTTCCACCAATATTAAATATTTCAGGATTAATTTTTATTGTTTTCTTCAAATCGTTTGACATTTATATGAATAACAAACAAAAAAATAATAGCTTATATACATAAAATAATAAAAATGATTTAAAAATAAAATTGAATTATAATTAATTGTTAAAATTAATGGTAAATATAATTAAAAATAATAAAATCGATAAATCGAATATGTATAATATTGAAACCGAACAATATATTGAGGAACCATGGAGTATTATTGAATCTTATTTTAAAGGTCATCATTTAGAAAGACTGGTGAGACATCAATTAGAATCCTATAATAATTTCGTGGGATATCAAATTATTAAAACAATCGAAATGTTTAATCCGGTTCATATAGTATCTGAAAATGATTATGATCCAGTTAATAAAAAACATTCATTAGAAGTATTCATTACATTTGAAAATTTTCAAATGTATAGACCACAAATACATGAAAATAATGGGGCTATTAAATTAATGTTTCCACAAGAAGCACGCTTGCGTAATTTCACATATGCATCCGCAATGACGATTGATATAAATATAAAATATATCATAAGAACCGGAGTTAATTTGGAGAATTCGCAGACGATTTGTAAGACATTATCAAAAATTCATATTGGAAAATTACCAATAATGTTAAAATCAAATATTTGTGTGCTTAATCAGTATAAGTATGTAGAACATACACATACTGGTGAATGTAAATATGATGCTGGAGGGTATTTTATTATTAATGGTTCAGAAAAAACTGTTCTTGGACAAGAACGAACCGCTGAAAATAGAGTATATTGTTTTAATGTTGCTAAAAATAATACAAAATATATTTGGACCGCAGAAATTAAATCTGTTCCAGATACTAAATGTATTTCACCAAAACAAACCAATGTAATGATTAGTTCTAAAAATAACGGATTTGGAAATGCGATTTATGTTCAAATGCCACGCATAAAACAAGTAATACCATTATTTGTTGTATTTCGTGCGTTGGGTGTTTTAACAGATAAGGAAATATGCGAAAAAATATTATTGGATATTAATCACCCACATCATAAAATTCTATTACAATCATTACAAGCGTCGGTTATTGACTCAAATATATATTTAACACAAGAAGAAAGTATTAAATATATCACTAGTTTCGCAATGTACACTCCAATCAATATGGATAGAGAGACAGGAATTAAGAAAAAATTGGAATTTACAATGGATATTTTAAAGAATGATTTATTTCCACACTGTCAAACTATCACTCAAAAAATATATTTCTTGGGATACATGACGAATCGTTTATTACACGCAAGATTTGAATTAATTAAACCTGATGATAGAGATTCATATATAAATAAGCGTATTGATTTGACCGGAACTCTATTAAACAATTTATTTAGAAATTATTTTAATAAATTGGTGAAAGATATGGAAAAACAAGTCATTCGTGAAATTAATAATGGTTCTTGGAAATCAACAGATGATTATGAAAACATTATTAATCTAACAAATTTATATAAAATAATTAAATCCACAACTATTGAAAACGGTTTAAAACGAGCATTAGCAACTGGAGATTTTGGAATTAAACATATTAATAGTAATAAGGTTGGAGTTGCTCAAGTTCTAAATCGTTTAACATATATAAGTAGTTTAAGTCACGCAAGAAGAGTATCTACACCTACAGATAAAAGCGGGAAATTAATTCCTCCTCGTAAATTACACAATACGTGTTGGGGGTATTTATGTCCTGCTGAAACTCCTGAAGGTCAAAGTGTTGGAATCGTAAAAAATTTAAGTTATATGACACATGTAACTATTCATTCAAACTCTCAACCTCTATATGAATACATAACACCATATATAATAAAATTAGAAAATCCCGAATTAACAAGTATTAATATATTTAATAAAGTTAAAGTATTTATTAATGGTAATTGGCTAGGAATTTCAGAAGATCCTTATGAATTATTCATATCATTGAAAGAAAAAAAATATAAGGGTATTATTAATATTTATACTTCAATTGTATTTGATTATAAAATGAAAGAAATACGCATATGTAATGATAGCGGTAGATTAACTAGACCCGTTTTAAGAGTAAAAAATAAAAACATATTAATAGATAATGACATGATTTCAAAAATTAATTCAGGCGAAATTATTTGGGATAATTTATTAACGAGTACAAGTTTTCCTGAATCTATAATTGAATATATCGACCCTGAAGAACAGTCATGGTCGTTGATTGCTACAAAACCTAAAGATATTATTAATTACTCATCAGAACAAATCTTAAAATATACACATTGTGAAATTCATCCAAGCTCAATTTTTGGAATATTAGCATCTTGTATTCCATTTCCAGAACATAACCAATCGCCTAGAAATACATATCAGTGTTTAGATATTAACGAATTAGTGTTATTGTCTTCTGGTGAAAAAAAACGAATCGCAGACATAAATATCGGCGATGAAGTTATTTCATTTCATCCAGAAACAATGGAAACATCAATCACAAAAGTAACTCATCATTATATTCGTGAAACAATTAAAAAAATATACAATATAAAAACCATTAGTGGAAGAGAAATAATCGCGACCGAAGACCATAAATTTATGACATCATCTGGATGGGTTGAAGTAAAAGATTTAATTCCAACAATCACTAAAATTGGTATATATATGAATAATTGTTATCCAATTAAGAATAACTCCTTTGGTGAGTTATCTTGTATATTATCAGAAGAACAATTTATAAACTTCTTTAAAGAACAAAATTTTAATATGAAATTAATAATGAAATATGTTTCGGAATTAAAAAATCAGGGATTATTACCATTATATAACAATAATAACAAAATTAGTGTTCTATCCAGAATATTTGGTTTTATCTTATCAGCTGGTTCAATTAACTGTTATACTAGAGACAATAACAATTTTACATGTTGTAGTTTAGATTTCGGAACAATTAAAGATTATACCGATTTTCAAAACGATATCAAATATTGTGGATTTATAAATGTTGCCTATTATGAGGGTTCGAGAACATTCAATAACAGAACACATCAAACGATTTCAGTTTCTCATAATGGGTCACTTCCTGCGTTATTGTTAAGTTTGGGAATCACTTTTGGACGAAAAACAGAAACAATTCGAAATCCAATTCCGGATTGGATCATGACCGGTTCATTAATTATTAAGCGTGAGTTTTTAGGAGGGTTTCAAGGTGGAGATGGATGTAAAATTAGATGGAATAAACTTAATAAAAAAGGGTATAATTATGTTTGTGCTTCAACAACACAACAAATAAACCCAATATATCAAGAAGGACTTTCTAACTTTATAAATCAATGTATCCAACTAATGACCGAATTTAACATTAATGTTAATTATCTTGAAGAACCAGTTCATGAAAATATAATTAAAATTGGTTATAAAATTTCAGATAGTGATGATAATTTAATTAATTATTATGATAATATTGGATATAGATATAATTATACAAAAAATAGTTCAAGTGCTAAAGTAATTGAATATTTAAAATATAAAAATAATAGACACATCAGTTGTCCTAATCTAAAAGAAAATAATATTGAACAGTGGTTAAATGAAGTGGTTTCGGTTAATGAAACGATGTTTATCACAATTGATAGTATAACTGAAGTTGAAAATAGACTAATTTCAGATATTACAGTTGAGTCTGAAAATCATAGTTTTATCGCAGGAAATAATTTCCTATCAAGTAATTGTGCGCAGGGAAAACAAGCAATGGGTGTTTATGTAACAAATTATGAAACAAGAATGGATAAAACAGCCTATGTTTTAAATTATCCTGCTAGACCACTTGTTGATACTAGGTTAATGAACATGATTCAATTAAATAAAATCCCTTCTGGAACAAATGTAATTGTTGCGATTATGACACATACAGGATACAACCAAGAAGACTCGATATTATTTAACAAGGGGTCCATTGATAGAGGATTATTTGTTACTACTATTTATCATACTGAAAAAGATGAAGATAAACAAAAAATTAATGGTGATGAAGAAATCAGGTGTAAGCCTGATATTTCTAAAACAAAAGGAATAAAAATGGCCAATTATAATAAAGTAAATAATAAAGGTGTTATTCCTGAAAATTCTATTGTAGAAAATCGTGATATTATTATTGCTAAGGTAACCCCTATTAAAGAAAATCGAAATGACCATACTAAAATAGTTAAATTTGAAGATCATAGTAAAATATTTAAAACTACTGAGGAAACTTTTATTGATAAAAATTATATCGACAGAAACGGTGAAGGATATAATTTTGCCAAGGTTAGATTAAGAACCTTTCGAAAACCTGTTATTGGGGACAAGTTCTCAAGTCGTCATGGACAAAAAGGTACAATTGGAAATATTATACCTGAATGTGATATGCCATTTACGCGAAACGGTTTAAAACCTGATATTATTATTAACCCACATGCTATTCCATCCCGTATGACAATTGGACAATTAAAAGAAACCATATTAGGTAAGGTTCTGTTGGAACTAGGATTATTTGGTGATGGAACCCCATTCGGACAATTAAATGTTAAAGATATTTGTGATGAATTGTTAAAGTTAGGATATGAATCTAACGGAAATGAATTATTATATAATGGATTATCTGGAGAACAACACGAATGTAGTGTATTCATGGGACCTGTATTTTACCAGCGTTTAAAACATATGGTTAATGATAAAACACATAGCCGTTCTATTGGACCTATGGTTAACCTTACAAGACAACCTGCTGAAGGTCGCAGTCGTGATGGTGGGTTGCGATTTGGGGAAATGGAGAGGGATTGTGCCGTGTTTTCAACCCCGGTCTCTCTGGATTGCGGACTAAGCATTAAATTAGGTGAAATGGAAGATTGTGGGTGGGATGTATTAGGATGGTCTGAAGAACATAACGGAATTGTGAAAGCAACCCAAACTGATTTTATGTATAAAGGAGAACGTGAATGTTTAGAAGTAACCTATGAAGATGGACGAAAAACGCAATTTACGCCTGACCATCCTATATTAACTTCAAATAATGAATGGGTAAAAATAAAAGATTTGTTAGTAAATGAAACCAGAGTAAAAACAAGTATCACAAATCCTTTAATATGTATAAAGGATGAACTTAAAGAATGCGACAATTGGTCGTTGGAAGTTGGTAACATGCTTCTACAAACAAATACACGAGAGGAATATCTTAAAACATTAGCATTTGTTAGAATAATTGGTTATATATTAACAGATGGTTCAATTAAGTGTATGAAAAGAAATTATGGAAATGCTTACGCGTGCTGTATATTTATGGGACATATGTTAGATGTTGAAAAAATAGTCGAAGACATAAAATTATTTGTAGAAATTAAACAAACAAACTTCGTTTCTAAAAATGTATTTATGGTAAATGTTCCAAGCATGCTCGTGAATAATATAGTTCAAATACCTGGGTTAATAACCGGAAAAAGAGTTAATCAAAACGCACTTTTACCAGAATTTATTTTAGATAATAAATGTCCTAGACCTATTATTCGTGAGTTTTTAGCAGGATTATTTGGAGGAGATGGTCATACTTGTTGTTTATCACAACATCGTGATAAAAGAGATGTTTTAACATCAATATCATTTTCACAAACTAAATCATTTGAACAATTGGAGACATTAACAAAAATGATGGATGATATTAAAATTTTATTAAATAAATGTGGAATACATAAAATAACAATTCAAAATTTTAAAGAAACAACATATTCAAAAAAACAAAATATTAAATTAGGTGAGAATAAAACCGCAGGTAATCATCAGTTAACATTACATTTAGATATTGATGAATTAATCCCGTTTTCTGAAAAAATAGGATTTAGGTATTGTTGTCACAAATCTCAAAGACTTGAAGGAGGTGTATCATATAAACGATTGCGTAATGAAGTTGGTAGACAACACAATTGGTTAGTAAATAGGGTTGATGAAATAACTAAATTTACAGAAATAAAAAAGATAAATCCAAATAAAATTGTTCCTACAAAAAAAGCAATTATTCAAGCAGTTAATGAATTAAAAACAAGAGAGGGGTTATTACACGAATACGCAATACCTTCAACTCATGATATTACAGACCATTTAATAAAAGGCACCACCTTTGGGAAATTTACATCAAAATCGTTTCCTACTGCTGAACAATATTTAGAAAGTATTGGAGCATTAAGTTGGTTTTTAAAAGATGAACCTAAAAAAATATATCTAGAAGATATTGAAGAAACGGAAGAAATAACTACTGATGAAGAAAAAAAATCAAAATATGGTGTAAGTCGAAGTAAGTCATGTTTGCCAACCATGAATTTAAAAGTAATATCAATACTTCCCGCAGGACTTCATAAAGTGTATGATATAAGCGTTGATAAAGTCCAGTCGTTTTTAGCAAATGGAGTTGTGGCACATAATTGTATGGTTTCACATGGAGCAGCACGGTTTACTCGTGGACGGTTATATGATGCGTCAGATAAATATTCGGTTCATGTTTGTAAAAAATGCGGATTAATAGCTTCATATAATAATGAATTAAATATACATTTATGTAAAACTTGTGATAATAGAACAGACTTTGCTTATGTTGAAATTCCTTATTCTTGTAAATTATTATTTCAAGAATTAATAACTATGAATGTTGCGCCTCGTATTATAACTAATCATTAATATGTTAATAGAATAATATAAATTTGTAAAATAGGTAAATTAAAATTAGATTAGGTTTAGAAATAAATAAAAATTAAAATAAGTGTGTTAATTTATTTACAAAAAAAGTGGTTGACCCAAATAAAAGGCCTCCCCACAAAGTATCTACCAGAGCAGTAGTAACTTTCCAATTTTTTAATAAGGCAAGGTTTGTAAATTCATATACAGCATAAATAACTAAGCCTAAAATAAACGCGTCTTTAACATTTTTATTTTTTTGTATAATAAAATAATTTAACCCGAAAATTAAAAATATATAAACAATTCCGGTAGCAATAATATTTATTTTCATGTCCGAACCTTGAACACTTTTAATCTGTGTGTTAAAAGAATCTTTAATCAAATTAATATACATTCCATCCAAAATTACAAAAATAATAGCAGATAATAAATATTTAATCATATATATAATAAATATTATTTTAGGAGTGTATATTAACATTTTTTATAGATGTATTATATAAATGGAATTAATTCGTGGATATATGCCTCCAGCAACAGTTGATGTCGATAAAACCTATGAAAATTATGAAAATGTTAGACTTACGTTAAGAGAATCATGGAATACTAAATATCTAAATCAAACTATCACAACACCTTTTCGTGCTGTTAATAATTCAGGTGATATATTAAGTCGTTCAAATTATTCGTGCGGTGGTCCATGTCAAACATTTCAAAGTCGTCCTGGTATGTTTGGATTAAAAGGACAATTTGGTTCTATTAAAAGCAAATGCGATAATTCAGGGATACCTCCGTCAACATGTAATGTAAAATATGTGTATGACAGTTCAAATTATACCACTTTTTTAAAACAGCAAGCAACAAATAAAAATTATAATGATATATCTAATGGTGGAAATAATAATAGTGGTAGTCAAGTTGCGTTTAGATCGGTTAGAATTTACTAAATTATTAATATAAATTATATTTATATATAATATATTATGAACTTTAGTAATATACTTTGGGGTAAACCATCCACAAATAAAAGTACCACAAGAAAAAAAACACCACAAACAACCAGAAGCATTCGCAACTCGCCTAGTAGAACATTCAATAAAACTTTAAAACAGAATAAATCTTTAAGAAGATTATCACGCATTAAATCACAATCTATATCAAGAACAAATACCATTAATCGTTTTAGGACTAAACTACACGATAAACAAGCTGAAGAAAGATGGCAAGAACATCTAGACAGGATTACTTATAATGCCAAAAACACAGGACGCCAAGGACTATTGGAAGAAAGGGCAAGACAAAGAGCAGAAGCTGAAGAAATACAACGAAAAGCAGAAGCTGAAAGACAACGAAAAGCAGAAGCTGAAGAAAGACAGAGACAGGCTGAAGCCGAAGAAAGACGACGAAAAGCAGAAGCCGAAGAAAGACGACGAAAAGCAGAAGCTGAAGAAAGACGACGAAAAGCAGAAGCTGAAGAAAGACAACGACAGGCAGAAGCTGAAAGACAAGCAAGAGAAGCTGAAAGACAAGCAAGAGAAGCTGAAAGACAAGCAAAAGAAGCCGAAAAACACGCAAGAGAAGCTGAAGAAAGACAACGACAGGCAGATGCCGAAAGACAAGCAAGAGAAGCTGAAGAAAGACAAAGACAAGCAGAGGCTGAAAGACAAGCAAGAGAAGCCGAAAGAATGGCAAAAGAAGCTGAAAGACAAGCAAGAGAAGCTGAAAAACACGCAAATGTCGCAGAAGATACATCCGCAAAATGTGAAGCAGAAGAAAATAATATTGAACCATGTAAAAATAAAAAAGATTATTATAGACAAACACGAATATTTCATCCGGACAGACAATCAGATAAATCCGTAAGGTGTAAAAAAATCGCAACCGAAAAAACACAAAAATTAAATGAATTATGTAAATTTAGTCGTGAGTTATAAATATATGCGATTTAATTTGAGTATTACAATTTTAGATTGATAGTTACTGTATAATAATATATTATAATTATATATTATAATAATGACTCAATTTGACAATATTATTGTTACTCCAATATATGGACCATTAAACACATCTAACGCTCCAAATGTATTACCACGACACAATTATGGTGTATTAAATTGTCAAACACCAAATCCACCTTTATTTTATCCATCACAAGAACCTATTAATACTGACCAATTTGTGAATTCTAGAAAACAATATATACAAACATTTAGTTTAAATCAACAACCTCAATTTAATAAACCAAATAATAGCACCTCATTTTATTCTTATTCAACACAAATACATAAACCTGTATCTACTAATGTAAATTATATACCTCCAAGTGATGCGTCATCGTATCTTTCTCGTAAAAAAGCTTTAGCCGTTGGTAAATCATCATATAAGGTTGGACTATCTCCAACTGCTTCATTTTCAACAAAAAATTATTACCCAAGTGGTGTTCGAAGTGCTGTTAAACGAACCAGGTCTGGCGGTTGTGTTGCTCCAGCAAAAAAAGGTTCTATTTATAATACAAGTTTATCGAATGGTCAATGTTGCGCATGGGGATCACTTGTTAGAAGCACCTATTAAATATTAACCGTTTTAATTTTATATTTAATTATATTATAATATAATGAATGAATCTAGCGAACCATCTTATTTAGAAAAGATTTTTAATAATTTAAAAAATACAACTATGAGTGCATATGATACTATACGAAATCAAACCATGTCTTTAAAACAACAATATTGGAACAAAACAGGTGGTAATCATAAACGCAAACATAAAGGTAAAAAAGGCATGAATAAGAAAACAAAGAGTACAAGACGCAATAAAACAAAACGATTTACTAAAAAATATTAATGATTTTTTTTCATAATTTTAAAAATTATATATATAATTAAAGCAGATAAACACGCGAAATATACCTGAGTAAGTATATCTTTAGGGATTTTTAATTCTTTTAATTCAGGAACAAATGATTCTTTACAAGAAGCATTTGTAATTGGATTTTTTTTATTCGGAAAAATACAAGGATCCATATTTTGAATGTCTACTGTTGTAACATAATGTGTTTCATTTGAAACATTATTATTTATATCAATTGTCTGCATTGTTAATGGTTGACACTTTGGATTTGACCCAGACAAAAAAGCAGTCATAATCGCATATGGATTTAATACATTTAAATCACTAATTGTTCCAGGTATTAATCCTTTAAACTCACTAAAATTAACACCCATTCCTGATGATATTATTGGAATATTTCCTTGAGGTACATTATTAATATAAATATATCTATCAACAGATTTATTTGTTTTGGAATCTACACAATCGGCACCAGTTTTTAAAAAGAATTTATTCCCTAATGGTTTTCCTGTTGCGGATGCTTTTCCTCCACCTGAAACAAGCAACTCTACATATGATATTAAACCTGTAATATCCTTTCCTAATGCGGATAAATTACCGTTAGAACTCATTCCAATATCTGATGGTGATTTTATATTTTTGTAATATGGATAATCAGGACCAAGTAATTTGGTTTGAACACTATTAACATCAGTTAAAACTTCTTGAAATACATTGGTTGACATTTATATATTATATATAATTTATTTTCGATATACTGTAAATTATTTATTAACTTGTTTGTTCTATCGAATCATCAAAACTTGCTCCTGAAATATCAGGAGGATTACTTGGTAAATTTTGTGTTGCATAATTGGATTGCTGTAAAACAATTTGGTTTACTTGGTCAGATAATGTTATTAAATTTCCGCTAATGTCTGACACTTGTTTTTGAAGAGGAATTAAAGCATCTATTTGGTTTTTTAAAAAGGCAATGTTTCCGGCATTTTGTTGTGAAAGTATAAATGCGTTATTTGGGTTATTTAAATCATAATCTTTATATTGAATTGATTGTCCGGTTTCTAGACCTTCTTTAAATAAAAAATGTGCTAAAAATACTTGAGAAATAATTAATATTACAAAAAATATAATTAATACTTTTGTTAGGAACGCAATATACATTATTATATAATAGTATCTTTTATTTATTTTTTTATTATCACCCAATATTATAAATGTCAACCGCTTTTTATCCATTAGGAATGAAAACATACAATAATCATACAAATCAAGGAGGGTATGTATCATGGAAAGGAAAAGGCGTTTTTAGCAATCCAGTTGGAATTACTGCTGGTAATATTAGACCATTAACAAATAATGATTCGGGTAATAATTCATCCATTGGGTTTGGATTACCACGACCAATTAAGCATTATAGAAAGGGACGGGCTATTAATGATAATACAGGAGTTGCGTCATCTACAGGTGGAACATTAATTAAACAAATGTTAGATTATCCAGGAGGATATAATATTTTTCCAAATACATTGAATGAAGTATCTAATATTACAAATTTAAATAATCATTGTAATACTTGTAATGGAATAGGTGTTATATCTGATTGGATGCCTATTAATAATTTAACTGAAAAACCTGAAGCATCCACACAAACGACCATTTTTTGTTGTAATGATGAAAAAAAAGCTCTTAAACGAACAAGACCAGCTAATACAAACCTTAAAAAAAAATATTATACAACTACATCTCAATATTTATATAATAGATGCCAAACATTTGAACAACAACAATTTAATTATTTAACAAGTGGCAATTCAGAAGTTAAACCAGGAGGACCTCTTTCTATTAATAATAATTATGTCGGAAATTGTAACCCTAATTTAGATATTGATAATCTAGTTATAGACCCAGAAACCGGTATTTCATATAGTACAATAACAAATCCAGCAGGATGTAAACAAACCCAATATAAACCAAACAACTATAATTTTGGAACTCAAGGTGCGGTTTCAAGTAGCGACCATATACTTCGGGTAAATGTGAACACGATAAACACAAATAAATCGAACATAAACTCCTTAAATTTAAATAAATCAAAATATTTTGAGGGTGGATGTAATGGAGTATCTAAAATTTTTTATATCCCAACAACGAAAAATACAATTACTACAAACAATACTCTGTGTTCGGCATTGTGTCCGAATGATTGTCCGTCTATAACTTTATCAGTTATTGCTACACAATCTGGTAATAATTGGACTTTAATAAAGAATGTAACTATTTTAAAATGTCAAACATTAACAATACCTTTTGGAGAAACATTAACAATTACTAGTGGCCAAGAACTAATAAACGAAGGGACTATTAATAATTTCGGAACAATTACCAATTCAGGAACTCTTAAAATTGAGGGTACTTTAAATAATTTCGGAACAATTACCAATTCAAACTTAATTACAACAGAGGGCGGTATATCCGGAATCATTAGTAATAATGCGGGCGGGATAATTACAAACAGCAAACACTTTTATATTCAAAATAAAGGTACTTTAAATAATTCAGGAACAATTAATAATAATACTTCTTCATCAGACCTTAAAATTGTGGGTACTTTAAATAATTCAGGAATAATTAATAATAATACATCAGCAAATTTTACAACAGATAGTGGTAAATCCGGAATCATTAATAATAATACAAGTGGGGAAATTACAAACAATGGAACTTTTTATATTAGAGGCGTGAATACTTTAAATAATTTCGGAAAAATTACTAATTCTCTTTCAAAAAGTCTTAAAATTGATGGTACATTAAATAATTCAGGAACAATTGATAATTCAGGAACAATTACAAATGAGGAGTTTACAACCGGAATCATTAATAATTCAGAAACAATTGATAATTCAGGAACTCTTAAAATTTTTGGTACATTAAATAATTCAAAAACAATTGATAATTCAGGAACAATTACAACCGATTCGTCTTCAACCACCGTAACCATTAATAATTCAGGAACAATTACCAATTCAGGAACTCTAGGCATTAAATTAAATATTATTTTAAATAATTCAGGAACAATTACCAATTCAGGAACTCTAACTAATAAAGGTACTTTAAAGATTTTGACTTCATACGGAATACTTAACCAAAACGGATCTCTTACTAATAGTAGCGGAGCCGTCATATATATTTATGGAGGAGGAACTTTAAATGTTAACAACAGTTTTACCAATCAGGCTTCAATTGTTGTTGGAACACCGACGTGTGGGCTAGGAACAATCACAGGCAAAACCATAACTAATTCTGGTAGTGGTAGTATAACATCCGGTTGTCCATGATAATAAGGATAACTACCATGTATCTCTCTATTATTAAACCTATATTTTCGTTTATTATAATATATTTTTAAACAAGTATATTATAATGACGATTGTTAATGGTATTGAAATCGACGATATTAATTATAAAGTAAATGATATAAAATTCGCGATATCAAATAATGACCCAATTGAAACAAAACTAAATGTAATAATCGCAATTTCAAACCCGTGTTTATATGCCAGAAGATATATATTATTCAAAGAATTTGTAAAAAGGATTGAAGAAGAAGAAGAAAATGTAAATTTATTTATTGTTGAAATGATATATGATAATCAAAAATTTATGGTTACTAATAAAAATAATAAAAATCATTTACAACTAAAGGCAAAGGTACCGATATGGCATAAAGAAAATATGATAAATTTAGGTGTTAGATATTTATTACCTAAAAATTATAAAGCGTTTGCGTGGATTGATGCAGATATAGAATTCGATAGTAATTCATGGGCTTTAGATACATTAAAAATATTAAATGGATGTAAAGATGTAGTCCAACTATTTAGTCATTGTGTTGATATGAGCGGTGATAAAACAAACCTAAATATATTTAATGGATTTGGATATAGTTTTAATAAAAATAAACAATATACATCAAAAGGTATAGATTATTGGCATCCTGGATATGCGTGGGCTATTACAAGAAAAGCTTACGAAAAAATAGGAGGAATATATGATAAAGGAGTGTTAGGTTCTGGTGATAATATAATGGCATTATCTTTTATTAATAAATGTTATTTTATGAATAATATAGGATATAGTAATGATTATAATAATAGTATGTTAGAATATCAAAATAAATCAAGTAAATTAAGATTAGGATATACTCCTGGTATTATACGACATCATTATCATGGTTCAAAACAAAATCGTAATTATACGGAAAGATGGAAGTTGTTAATGAAATACAATTATTCGCATATAGAACACTTAATATATGATGATACCGGAGTTTTAATACCAACCCTAAAATTTCCAAATGAATTTAAAAGTGATATAATGAATTATTTTCGAGAAAGAAAAGAAGATAATTAAATATCTTTATTTGAAGTGTTCTTTAATTCAACCTTTTTTACAACTTCATCTACATTTTCAAGAGCGACAGATATGATAGTTTCTTCATTTTTTGCGATTTTATGTTCAATATGTTTATTTTCTTTTTTTATGGGTTGTTTAATATTGGGTCTAATTTCTTTTTCAAGGAAATCAAACATTATATAATATTTCTAAAGAAAACTTTTTTATACTTATATTTATATTTATGAAAAGTAAAATAATGATTGTTTTTTATGTATTACTGTTATTTATTATTATTTTATATTTTGTCGAAAATGATGAATCAATTGACCAATCTATAAAAACAAGGAGTTTAAAAAACGATGGATTTTGTGTTTTATATAATCCAAATTATTCAATTAACACAACTAATTATCCGTGTAACCAATTAGTAAATGATGTTTTACAAAAACTACCAGATGATTATATATTTATTGATTATATTTATAAAATCAATAATGTATCATTGTCTACATTTCATAGAGATGTTACATCAAGTAAATATATATATAATACAAAATATCCAATTTATACATTAATATTATATAAATATGATGGCGCATTACTATCTGTCTGTCCAAAAAGCAATCAAACATATCCATTTGTATTGTCTCAGATAGTAAATATAAACGGAAAGTCTGGTTCTGTTTTTTTATTTGATTCTGATTTATTACACGCGGGATGTTTAAATAATTGTAAAAAACGAGAATTAATACAATATAAATTATGTCATAAGGATGATTTACATATGTTAACCCATTTACAAAATATAAGTATAAGTAAATCTGAACCATGTAATGTTTCATATTCTCAAAATATTATACGAAAATTATCATATTATTTTGAAATGCCTATAAATTATATTTTATATCCATTAATGATTAAAAAGGAAGACACAAATAGCATTGTTGGTATGATTCAATCCGTTATTCCAATTAGTTTTTATAATAATACATAAATGTATAATGGCAACTGCTTTTTATCCATTAGGAATGAAAACATATAATAATAACACAAAACAAGGTGGGTATGTATCATGGAAAGGAAGAGGACCTTTTAGCAACCCAGTAGGAATTACACCCGCAAATATCAGACCATTTACAAACAATGACCCAACAAATAATTCATATCCTGGTTTTGGATTACCCAGACCAATTAAACATTATAGAAAGGGTAGAGTAGCTAATAATTTATTAATTGGAAATGGTGGTAAAGTAGTTAATTCATCTTTAGGTGGAACCTTAATAAGACAGATGATAGATACTCCAGGTAATTATAATATATTTCCAAATACAACAAATGAAGTATCTAACATTACAAACTTAAATAATGAATGTAATACTTGTAATGGAATAGGTGTTATATCTGATTGGATGCCTATAAGTAATTTAACCGAGAAACCCGAACCATCTACTCAAACTTTACAATTTTGTTGTAATGAAGAAATTAAAGCGGTTGAGCGATGCTTGCCGACAAGTTCAAATTTAACAACCAATGGATATTTACCAACATGTTCATTAACTCATAACTATTTTTCAAGTTTACAACAATATAGACAAAATAGGTGTCAAACATATGAACAACGCGTATTTAATTTTAAATCAGTGGCAAGTTGGCAATTAAACACCTATAATGCGGAATGCTCACCAACGCCAAATCAATTTGTAGATACTTTACCGTGTCCACAAACAAATAGTCCTTGTAATGTAGTTGTGTATAAGCAAAATAATCCACAATTCGCACAACAAGGTGCTGTAAAAAGTAGTTTACGAACATTTAAATTAGCATTAGGAAATTTAACGACTGTTAAAAATGCAAAAACAACAATTAAGGTTTCATGTCCGGCGTTGTGTCCGTATGAGTGTCCTTCTATAACTTTATCAGATATTTCTAGACAATCTGGTAATACTTGGACTTTAATACAAAATACAACTATTTTAAAATGTCAAACATTAACAATACCTTATGGAGAAACATTAACAATTAATAGTGGTCAAACCCTAATAAACAAAGGAACTATTGTTAATTTCGGAACTCTTAATAACTCAGGAACTCTTAATAACTCAGGAATAATTAATGATACTACAACAACCACATCCGGAACCATTAATAATAAAAAAATCGGGATAATTACAAACACCGGAACTTTTAATATTCAAGCAAGTGATTATTTATATAATTCAGGAACTCTTAATAATTCAGGAACTCTTAATAACTCAGGAGCAATTAATAATATTCTATCAACCACATCCGGAACCATTACTAATAATACAGGTGGAACAATTACAAATACTGGAAATTTTAGTATTCTATCACAACAGACTTTAAATAATTCAGGAACTCTTAATAACTCAGGAAGTCTTAAATTTTTTGGTACTTTAAATAATTGGGGAGTTATTAACAATTCAAAAACAATTAATACTAAAACATCAACCACATCCGGAACCATTACTAATAATACAGGTGGTACAATTACAAATACTGGAACTTTTAATATTCAAACAGGAGATAAATTAAATAATTCAGGAATAATTTATAATAATATAGGTGGTACAATTACTAATTCAGGAACAATTACTTTAATAACAGTATCTTCAATTATTAATAATTATGGTACATTTAATAACTATAAAACAATTACAAATCAAAACACAAGTCCTGATTCATTCCCGTCAATAAATAATTCTGGTACGTTTAATAATGGCACAAGTTCTGACAATAGCAATAGTTCAATAACAACAGAAGGTGAAAACCGTACAATTATAAATAATTATAATAGTGGAAAGTTTTATAATTATGGAACAATTCAAAGTTATATTCAAATTAAAAACAATTCTATTTTTTATAATTATTCTACAGGTACAATGACTATTTATCGAGAATTTTCAAATACTAACAAATTTTATAATTATTCTACACTATATATAGATGAATCCGGTTCCGATAAAGATAATCCAATGAATACGAGTACAGGGATTATTTATACAACAGGAACTGGAAGTTCTTTAAATATTACGGTTAATTCATACAATGATGGTATCATATATATATATAATTCAGGAACTTTAACTAATAATAGTACTTTTACGAATGTTGGTAACATTTATAAGGGTACCAGTGCTTGTGGAGTAGTAGGAACAATTACAAACACAGGGACAATAACAAAAAGCCCAGTAGATGGATGTCCCTCCTCTTCATAATTGTCTACAATACAAGAATCTATTTATAAAATATAATAAATTCTTATCATATTTTATACATGACTAGTCCAAATTTTTGGTCAACAAACCAAGTTGAATTTTTAAATAAACTCAAATCACAATGTTTAGAATATAGTGAATTTAATAGAAAACAAGTGAAGAAATATACAACAACAAATACCCATTTTAATATTCCTATTTTAGTATTATCTGGTTTAAATTCGTTTGTTGCTTTAGGGTTACAACCATTTATTAAACAGGAATATATATCAATCATAAATTCAATATTATCTCTTAGTTGCGGAATATTATCATCAACCGCGTTGTATATGAAATATAACGAAAAAATAAATACTTGTGTTGCGTGTTCTCATGAATTGAATGATTTACACGCAACAATATTCAAAGAATTATGTTTAGATGAAGATTCAAGATCAATGGATGGAAAAGATTTTTGTAATAAAATGTTTGGTGAATATACTAAAATAATGCAGAAACATATTATTCCTAAAAAAAGCATACCGTTGTTTTTACTAACAGATAAAGAATTACAAACCTTAAATAATAAATTATGTGTGTCGCAAAGTAAAAAGTCAACAACTCAAAATGTCATCTCATCAAAAGAGGATAGTATTGTGTTTTCTCCAGACGATAAAAATATACATGATAATCCAGATATAGAAAACGATAAAATACAAAATGTTATAGAAGAGTCATCTTCATATAAAAAAGAATTTTCATTATTTGGTATGTTTTCAGCTACTTGATTTTATTATACTGAATTGATGGTATAAAATGTGTTGTTTTTTCAAAAATATTATTATATGGTATATTGTGTTTTTCGCACCAACACATACATTTTTGAATATTATTTTTTTTTAAAATATCCAATTTTTCGGTTTTATTTTTATTTTTTAAAAGGTTAATTACATGATGAATAATTTCAAGTTGTTGTTGTCCAATAATAATATTCATGTCATCTATTTTATTAATAAAATAATATGGCAATTCTGAACTAATTATAGAATGAATGTTTTTATCGTGGCATTTATTTTGGTAAATTTCATATAATTTATTATAATAATCACTATATATAGTTTCTTTGTTATTATTTGTGAATTTTTTACAAATTATATATTTATCACAACTAAATATATTACTTGTGTTTGGTTTTATTATATAAACTTTTTCAAAAATATAAGTTAATATATATAAAATGTCAATGATTGGTTTATGATAAACATTATATATTTTTATAACAGTTATACCATCATTATTTTGATATTTTAATATTAATAATAAAATTTGGATTAATCCAAAAATATAGTTATTATTATTTTTATATAATTCGTTGTCTAATTCACAAAAAATTAGGTTGAATTTTTCAAAAGGGTCTGAATTTTCTAAATTAGTAATATCCAAATTTACATATCCTGTATGTTTATTATGTTTATTATTTTTAAGTGTTTGGATACTATCTATAATCGATAAAAAATTAGGACTTATTATTAATGATTTTATATTTACATTATTAATATCCTCGAATATGTTTAATATTGTTGATATTTCTATCAAGTCATAAAAAATACATGATTTTTGTTTTAATTTACTAATTGATAAATCTATCTCTGGGATTTTCGTAAATATATATTCATATGTATTGACAAATTTTGAAATTGTATCATATGTATTATTATTTTCAAGCAAACAAATATTTATTAATTGTTTAATGGATTTATTATAATAATCATATGTGCTATGTGACGCATATATTGGTATATTTTCAACCTTTATCGTTGGATTTAAAACACAATTATTATAATTTTTAGGCAATATGTAATAACTCATAATGTTTATATTAGATATATTGATTATCTAATATTTAAGTTGGTGTGTGTTATTAACTAATTATCATTAACAATATTTTCTTTAGGTACTTTTACAACTTTTTCTTTGGGTGGTTTGGGTTCTTTGGGTGGTTTTACAACTTTTTCTTTGGGTGGTTTGGGTTCTTTAGGTGGTTTTACTACCTTTTCTTTGGGTGGTTTGGGTTCTTTAGGTGGTTTTACTACCTTTTCTTTGACTGGTTTAGGTTCTTTAGGTGGTTTTACGACCTTTTCTTTGACTGGTTTAGGTTCTTTGGGTGGTTTAGGTTCTTTAACTATTTTTTGTTTTCTGGTTTTTTCTTTGGGTTCTTTAACTATTTTTTGTTTTCGTGTTTTTGTATGTCTAGGTTTTATTTCTATATTTACTTTAGGTTCCTCTTTCTCCTCGTCTGATTTCGAATTCTCATTTTCCTCTTTCTCCTCGTCTGATTCCGAGTCTGATTCCGAATTCTCATTTTCATCTTTTATTTCTACTTGTACAGGTTTAACTTCTGGTTCGTCTTCATCATCATATGCTTCAGTTGCTGGTGTTAAAACTAATTTAGTGGATAATTTTTTTATTTTAGGTTTAATTATTTTAACTTCTTGTTCTGCGATTTTTATAGCATGGGCTGATTCAATATTATTTTCAGGAGATACATAATCTTCTAAATCAAGTTGTACATTTTCAACATTTACATTAGCAACTTTTTTATAAATAAAATATCTATTTAAAAATGATATTCTTTTTTCGAACGCATTCATTTTTAATGCGTCTCCGTAATCATGACCTAATTTTGTATTAGTTTTTACTTCATCAACCATATTTAAATATAGTTCGCTAAATGAACCACTTCCTTCAGGAAATCCTAATTCTTGTGCTTCTGTTCTATCAATTAACTTAAATCCATAACTAATCATAACACGGTTTAAATAATCAAAATTCACTAAATATTCAGGTATTAATTGATTAATGGATTCTTGATATACATCAATTCTATTTCCAATAGAACTTATATTATCTTCAAATGTGGTGGAATTATAACCTTTTACTATTTCTAAAATTTTTTTACCATCATCCAAAATTTGAATACTTTCACCTTGTTTTTTATTTTTTAAATTATTAAATATAACAGACCCATCATAACAAGCACCTATAAAATAGCCTCCGGTTTTTGTACATTCAGATACATTTTTTAAAAATCCTTTAAACGAAACAATACTTTCGAAAAAGTAATGTAACGCAAATTGACAAGATGCAATTTGAAATCCTTCTTGACCTTTTCCAAATTGTCGAAATACCCCTTTCCCTAATTTATTCTCATCTTTGGGTCCATTTCCGAAAACAGCATTTGTTATTTGTTTTGCTTTATCATTTAACATTGCGTCGCCGTTTTTTATATTATTTGCGCTATTTCCATTAACAAATAGTGCGTATGGCATATGTTTATGTTTTTTACGATTATTTAAATAACGAGCACACGCACCATCAAGTTTATTTTCTAAATTGTCTTTGGATATATCAATACCAAAAACAAAAGATAATTTTGCGTTAATCCATTTTGATAAATCACCCGCTTTACCACACGCAAAATCAATTAATGTATCGCCTTTTTTAGAAACGGCAGTTATTAATGTTTTTTTTACATACAAATTATGAAAATCTCGTAATGATCTTGTTTTTGAGACTCCTGCTACATTATTATAATATACATCATCATTTACAATCATATTTGGAATATTTAATCCTGTACAAATCATATCTTCAGTAATTGGATTATGTATAGATTGCCAATTACTATTGGCTACATGATACGCATTACCAAAATTAGAATTATGTTGTATAAGGTCTGATGTTTTATCGTATCTTACACGCAAAGGTATCCATCTCCACCCAGGGTCTCTATCTAAATCATATCTAAACTCAACAATCATATTATCATTTATTAAATCGTTTTCTTCACTCATCATTGCTTTAGTATTATTAAATTGTTTTAGCATGATATTACAAAGACCTGCAGAAGGGTCGTATGGATTTGTTGGGTAAAATTGTACGGGTTCAGCTTTATAATCTTCTTTATTATTAATTTTTTCTTCTTCAATGTTTAAATATTCGGGTACATTATCATCAATTACATCTTGACACGGATTCATATATCCGTGTTTCTTTTTTATAAAAGTACACATTAAAACAATTTGTTTATATTCTGAAAGTTGAGTATTTAAATTTGTATTAATTCCATCTTCGTATATAGCAGTTATTAAATCAGTGCCTGTTGTTGTTTTTACAGTACTAACCAAAAAATCAATAGTGTTATATTCAGGGGGTTTCCATTTAAATGAATGTTCCCAAGTATTCTTTGTTAATGGACCAGCTTTTCCTATTTTATCTGACCCAACACCCATAAACGCAGGTGTAAATATTAATCCGTCTGTGTTATATTCAAATAAATTATTCTTAAATTTACGAATCAGGTCATAACACGCTTCAAAAATATTTGTTGTTTCTGGATTACTTGGATAAAAGTTTTTATGGGATATTCTAATTGGCGAAATATTATTTTTTCCTGGGTCTTCATAAGATATTGGGTTTAATTTTTTTATTAACCCTTTTAATAATGGGTACCTACATTTGGAAGTGTCTTTTTCAAGACTTCCAGGCATAAAAGAATATGCCCTAACATCATTTTTATTTATATAATATATATCAAACGCAGCAAATAAATTTATAAACCCTCCATTTTTATCATTAATAATCAATTCGCCATCCAGTAAAGAATTAAAATATTCTTTATTTTTGGTAATTGCTCCAGTAAATATCACATTCATGTTTGTATTTATTAAATAAATCATTCCATTAGAATTAATAAATAATAAATGTCTATCACCGTCTGCTTTTTCAGAAACTGTGTAATTATTACGAATATTTGGAATGGTTGAATTTTCCATTATTTCTGAAATATTCATCATTTGTAAAGTGTATGATGAAGGACCTATAAAATCACTATTATATATCCTTTTTTCTGGATTATAATTGGAATTATGCAGAAGCATCATATATGAACGAATAACTTCATTTTGTTCATGATAAGAAACAGGATAATTTGTATGTTGTAACCCCGATAAAACAATTTTAATTACATGTCGTAATTCATTTAATATGACTGTGTGATTGTTAAATCGTGTGTCTGGACCAACCGCACTATTATTTATTTCTAATTCAATCTCATATGATTTAGGATTAGTAAATACCCCTGAATCTTTAATATTATTAAAAGGTTTGAAGAATTTACCTTCTTTTGATGAATTCTGTACAATACTAATGTCAACCAAAACAGGATAATCTGGATGTTGGAATGTTACTCTATTAATATGTCGAAAGGTCTTTTTGGATTCTTTCCATTTTTTAACAATAAAACTATTCACTGGATCATTCCAATTTGTTACTATCTCACCTTGATAAGAAACCCTGAAATTCCAATCATCAAAATTTACAGGTCTTAGTATTTCACCTTTTTTATCTTTTGTAAAGTTTTTTTTTGTGAATTTTACACTATTTGAATTATTTTTTACAATTTTTTCAATATCATTAGTTTCACAATAAACACTAATATTATGTGTTCCGTCAATTTCTGCTCTTATATTTGGAGACATTCTAAATTTCCCGGTTCTTGCGTCTAAATATTCATTTTGAATTCTTAAACTATTATAACCCAAATCATCTTTAGTAGTAAATCCCAAAGATTTTAATTTTTGAATTACATTATCATAATCTATTTTGCTAAGTGGTTTTATACCTCGAGTAGCAAATCTTACTTCTAATTCTTGATTTATGGGGCTTGGATTATAAGGTTTTGAATTATAGTATTGTTCTACCATGTTTTCAAATTGTATTTGTGGTGGTTTATTGTCATATTGTTTTTTTACGGGTATATTTTCCACATCGTCATCTTGAAAATAATCAGATGGCGGCGGTTCTACAACCCCTGAAATTACAATCTTTTTATTTTTAGTATCCATCGTTATATATTATAATACATATTTTTATATTGTTATTCAATTTTTTATAAAGTTTGGATTATTAACTCGTATAAATCATTCTTTTTTTTAGATTTATTTGTATCTGTTTTTGTATCAATTGCGAATTTATTACATATATCAATTAAATCTTGAACTTTATAAAAAGAAATTGCTTTTAAAGGTTTGTTTATATTATCAACCTTATATAAGGTTGTCCTATAATGCGTTATTTTATCATCTGAAAAACCTTCATATCCATATTTTGATAATTTATCTAAAAAATGGATAATATGAACATTAGACGATTCATTACCATTCATTAATAACTCATAATATGTTTTATTACGAACATAAAGAATATTAACATTTTCAATTACACATAACGATAAAAAAGTATTGATATCTATTTTATTTTCGTTAACTAATTGATTTTCTAGATGGGTAATTGCTGCGAATTTATACTTTTTTATAAGTGGTTTGTTTTTACGCAATTTATCAACATAATCAATCTTAAGTTTTTTTTCTTCTGAAAATGTGATGTTTTCATTATCAAATACATCCTTGTTTATTATTTTATAAAAACAAACAAATAAAGTATCTCTTTGTTTTGGTATAAATATACTTGGACGAGTAATAGGTATTTCTTTCGGTATAAGTGGTTGTTTTACTTTTTTTTTGGGTTCAGTTAATAATCTATTACTTAATGAGTTCACAATGGTTTTACTTGTTAACATAAAATCTTGTAAATCAAATAATACATTATTATAATTTATGTGTTGTGTTGGTATCGTCAGCAATGGTGCTATATTCATATTTTTGTATGAGTTGTTATATGCCTGTTCTTTATACATGTTAATATTTATTATTTTATTTCTTTATTATCTTTTGTAAAATATATACTTTTAAAGGTTTCCTTCTGTTTTTCAACATTGTGTAATGTTATTTCTTGAGTGTTTACATAATTAATATAAATTTGTAATTCATCAATTATTTCTTTTTTTAATTCACTCAAATTTATATGAACACCATATCTATTTTCATTTAATGTAATATTATTTTTATGTAAAATACGCAAAATTTCAACTTGGTTAAATTTATTCATCGTTTCAATTACCTCACGAATATAATTAAGTTCACTTTCGGTATAATCAACTTCTGTAATATTCATTTTTATATTATATTTAGTTTGTGTTTATATTATTATATTTATAACATAAAAAATGTTATATTATATTATTTAGTAAATTATATAAAAATATTATATAATATAACTTATAATATGTTAATTTCTAAAACTTATTCGTGCGGAATTTGTCTTTCAACTCCTGACCAAATATCTCATCATAAATCACACATTGAAACTCAAAAACATAAAGATAAAAAAGAAATATTTAAACTTAACTTATCTAAATTAACTTGTTTAGAATTAGACCAAAAATATAAGACCACCATTATTAACGATATCATCACAGAAACAGAAACAATCATATACAATTCTCACGATAAAGAAATTATACATAATAAAAAATTGAAACAAGTATATGATAATAATGATGATGATAATAATATAACACAAGAAATGATAGCTTTAAAAAAAGAATTTGAACAATCAATTATGATTTCAAACAAAAACGCATTAAAAGATAAAATACATGAAATTCATAATTACTGTAGAAATAATGGTGTAGGGTATGGAATGAACGCATTAAAGGTTTTCAATATATTTTATGGATTAAAAAAGATTGAAGAAAATGGACTAATCGATAAATTAAATTTAAAAGGGTGTGAATTTTCACATTTACTTGAAATGGCAAATGCTAATAAAGACGAAGAACTAACAGATTTTATTAGAGTAAATGTTTTAAATTCTATTAATGACACTAATATTGACGCAAAAAAACTTATATTTTATGAAATTCCTATACATAATTTAAACGGAAATGTATTGGGACATATTATAAAAGAAATAAATAAAATATCTTTAATTGAGGAAAGATGTAACGTGTTATTGTCTGGTAAAATTTACGAATATTTTATTGGCAGAGATGAAAGTGCTATTAGTGAATTAGGCGCATATTTTACAGATAGACATATTACAAATTATTGTTTAAGAAAAGGAAATCCACAAATAAATGACAACGGGTCAATATCAACCATGGTTGATATGTTTGGTGGTTCTGGTGGTTTTACAACCGAATATATTAACATTTTAAATCTTCGTTATCCTGGAATAATTAATTGGAGTACTGAAATAAATAAAATTTATCATTTTGACATGAATGAAGATGTTATTAAATCGGCAGGATTGGAGTTCTTTTGTTTAACTGGCGAATTACCTGATATGGACAGGAATGTAAAATATAAAAATTCATTTAGTGATGAGTTTGATGACCAAAAATTCAAATATATTTATACAAATCCACCATACGGTGGAGATAAAAATAAGAAAACCGAAGCACAACAAAAAAGAGATAAAGTTAAAGAATATATTAAAAAAGAATTATTAAATATTACAGATGAAGGGTTGCGTATAAAAAGACAAAAACAAATTAAAAATATTGAAACCTTAGAAAAAGAAGAAAAAAAAAATAATGATAAAACAAAAGTTTGTCTTAGTTCGTCTAGTGATAGAATACGAAAATTTGCTAAAAAATACGGTTTAAAAGGCAATGATAAGGAAAGTTGTTCTTTAATGTTATTAATGGATATGGTTGATGATGGAGGAACAGTTGTTGGTGTATTAAAAGAAGGAGTTGTTTTTAATAGCACTTATAAAAATTTACGAAAATGTTTAGTTGAAAATTTTAATGTTAGAGAAATTATTAGTATTCCTTCAGACCAATTCGAAAATACAGAAACAAAAACATCCATCTTTATATTTGATAACACTACAGAAAAAACAACCGAAGTTAAATTTAGCGAATTAATTGTTGAGAGATATACTGAAGATAAATTTGATGAAATAATGGGTGATATAATGATTGTTGAATGTAAAGGTGATATTGTGCGTGTTAGCGATAGTCTTGTTTCTCAAGCATCAAAAGAAGAAATATTAAGTAATCGGATTTGTTCTTTTCAGGGAAAAGATTACGGGAAAAAAGAACTCGTTGTTGGTGAAGGATACGAGTTGGTAAAGTTGGGGGATATTTGTGAAAGTCAAAATGGATATGCTTTTAAAACAGGAGACTATAAACCAGAAGGGGTCCCTTTAATAACCATAACTCATATTAAAAATGAATCAATAATATTTAACAATAATAATTATATTGAAGAAAATAATAAATACACAAAATATGAAATAAAACAAGATGATGTCATAATATCATTAACAGGAAAAAAACCTACTTTATGTTCTATTGCGATTAATGATACAAACCATAAACAATATTTAAATCAGAGATGTGCTTTACTGCGTAATTTTAAAAAAATTAATAGATATTATTTTGCATGTATATTTAATGGATTTATACTAGATTATATAAATAAACATATAGGTAATGGTTCAAATCAAGAAAATGTGTCGTTAACCGATATATTAAATATTCCATTACCAATCCCAAAATCTCAATCTAAAATTAAAGAATGGGTAGATAAGATTTCAGCACCCTATAACGAAAAAATCACAAAACAAACTCAAATAAAAGAGTTGGAAGATTTCGTTCAAAATAGAATTAAATATATTGGAGAAAATGAAGATTGCGATGAGGTTGAATTACAACAAATTACAAATATAAATATGGGTTCAACCCCTAGCACAAGCAATCATAATTATTGGGATAATGGAACTATTCCTTGGGTTGCTATATCCGACTTAGATAATAATATTGTTTATAACACTAACAAGTGTTTAACTGAATATGGTGCTGAAACCATGAAAAATAGAAAAATTTCAAAAAATAGTATTTTATTATCTTTTAAATTGTCAATAGGTAAATTAGGTATTGCCGGACGAGACATGTATTGTAATGAAGCAATTGTATTTTTAAATAGTAAAATTGAAAATATATCACAATTATATTTATATTATTTATTATCAATTGCGGATTTAACCAAATACGGTAGAGGAACTATTGGTTCTAATGGAAATTTAAATAAAGAAATATTAAAAACTCTAAAATTTAAAATTCCAAAAAACAAACAACTAATTCAAGAATTAGACGCAACATTTCTACAAATCGAAACACTTCAAACTGAAGTCAAAACATCCGATGAATTATACAAACAACTAATTCAAGAATTAAGTCAAGAAGCAATTCCAATACAAGAAACACCAAGTATATTATCCCAACCAACAATAAATAATCATATTGAATTAATACAACCTGAAATAAAAATTAAACAAAAACCTACAAAAGGTTCACTTAAAAATTTAAAATTAAAATATAAACATATTAACATAATTGAATAGACATATTAACATAATTGAATAAACTATAAATTTATCGCCTTTTATTTATTTTAAACCCTAATTCTGTGGGAATATTACTAAACATTTTATAAAAATTACTAGGTTCTTTAGGTAGCTTATCGTATATTTCGCATTGTTTGTTATATTCGTCTAATGACATAATTTTTTTTTCTTTACAAAAATTTATCCACTCTTGTTTAGTTTGGATAAATTTTGAGGTATCAACCCCCATAAAATCATATGGATTAATCCATACTCCTTTAGATTTAAAATAATCTTTGGGGTCAGGTATGAAGTGTGAATGTTTAGGTAGTGATTCGTTATATTCAGTCATGGATTTAATATGTAAACTACTATTGATAGACCTAACCAAATTATATTCATTTTGTTCTGCAGATAAATTCGAATAAAGATCTTTACTGTGTTTTAATCTTAATTTAAGTTTAGTCATTTCATATTCATTCTCTTCAAAATATAAATCATCATATAAACTCGTATTGGTTTGTGTATTATTATTTTCAGTTGTATCGGTATCATCCGTGTTTTCTGTACGATTAATTAAACAATATACATGTATTTTTTGTTCAAGATTTTCATCGACATTTCTTATTTGTGATATAATACTTTGTGTTTTTTCATATGACTTGGCACCGTCTATATCACACCAAGGAATAATCACATATGCTTTTTTATCCGGATTTCCTGATTCTAATCTATTAGGTCGTAATATATATTGAACTATTCTAATTTCACTTTTCATATTTGCGGCGATACAAACCCCATTAAGTTTTGGTAAATCGAACCCTTCACCAAAAATAAAAACACACGAAATAATACCATAAGGTGATGTTTTAAATTGATTAATTTCAGTTTCAAGATTTGTTGCGGATTTACTATGTAAATAGTTATTATAAATATGTTCTTTTTTAATTGATAAAACAACAGTATCTAATATTTGATTAATAAATATAGTGGATTGTTCAGCATCATGAATTGTATTTGTATAAATTAATAAATGTGTTAAATCATTAAAAGTTTCGAATGATTTTAAACACATATAACATGCCATAAATAATTCTTTATTATTAACATTAATTTTTAATTTACATATTATTTCATCAATTGTGTTTTCTCTATTATTTAAACAGATTATATTATAATCTGTTATTTTTTTATGTTCTATAGCCCAATAAACCGATTTAACATCGATGTATTTTCCAAATTCGTATTCATTGTCCATAGAATATATTGTATTTATCTTATGTTCAATATTAATAAATGGTTTAGATTCAACTATTTTTTCGGTAGCGGTCATAAACAATGATTTATTGGATATTATTTTATGAAATAATCGGAATCCTTTATTTGTTTCTTTTTCTAATCCGACCAAATGATGTGCTTCATCGCCGATTTTAAAATCAAACTGTATTTGTTTATCTAAAAGTAAATAACATGAGTGATAAGTAACAATTACAAATTTATATTCGTTGTTTAAATTATTGAGAAATGATTTAATAATTTCTGTTTGAGTTGTGGATTGAATATCTGAATGAATAATACCTCCAACAAATAATATATTTGATTTATTCGGAAATATTTTTAAAATTTCGTTAATGAATTGTTTTTGTAAATAAATACTTGGAACCCCAATAACAACACGCTTATAATTCATTCGTTTTACCGCGAATATACTTAATAATGCTTTGCCAAGACCACACGCCCATATTAATTTCCCTTTATCATTTAATTTATAAAATATCTCCATAATATTTAATGCTTCTAATTGGTGGGGGAATGGTTTATTTTTTTGTTTATCAAGAAAACGCCGAATAATATTAAACGATTTATTTTTGATTGTTTGATCAATATTTTCAAATTGTTGATTTCGCAGAACACGCTCCATATTTTCAATTTGGGTGGGTGATAACACATTACATTCAATATTTAATGTTTTTAAATATTGAACTAATAAATTTAAAATACACCTATCATAAAACTCGGTACCGCCGCCTTTATAAATATTGTATTTTTTAAAATGTATTTTTAATTTTTTGTCTACCTCAGTTAATTTATCTAGTGGTATTTCAACAACAAGTAAATATTCGCCTCGAATAACTTCACCTGTAATATAAGGTCCTGTTCTATCTTTTGCGTTTGTAGCGATTCCAAGTTTCACCACATTTTCACTTCTATACCAGGGATTATCTCTAATATAAATGTTTCCGTATATCATTATAAAACTTAATTAAGGTGTATTTTAATTTAACTGATTCAATTTTAATTTAACTGATTCAATTTTAAATTATAAAAAAAAATTATAAACTAATACTAACTACAATTATAACAACTCAACTATAACAACTACAACTATAACAACTACAACTATAACTATAACAACTACACATATAACTAGGATTAACAACTACAACAACTATCAATTAATTTATATACATAACTAATAAATACAAATAAAATACTTATATTTTAGTTTGAACTAATTCAGCAATAACCGAAATACATTTATCATTTAATTCAAATCTTTGTCCAATAACTCTTGCGTTAAATTGAGTTCCTTCAGAAATTTTTGAAAATTGCGAAATATTATAATGGTGGTCACGAGCAATAAAAACCACAATAGGTGATGGTGATTCTTCAAAACTATCCGCTTTAATTCCTGCTTTTGTGATATTTGTAGCAACACATGAAATTAATGACCCTTCAACTGGGAAACAAACCTCGCATTCGAAAACTACTTCAAATGAAATATTACTTCCGCGCTCAATAAGACCGCTAGAATAAGATACAACTTTAGCTGATCCTCGTTTAATATACCCCTCTACTAAACATATACCCTCATAATTTGAGGTAATAACATCTTCGATTGTTTGGTTAATATTTTTTCCGATGTTGGTAATTGATAATACAACATTTCGTGTAATTAAACATCTAGAATAAATAGGCAATATTTTCTGCTCTCTTCTTTTATTTTTTTGTTGGATTGGTTTCATTCTTATATTTTATATGCATATAATCTTTTAACTTTAATTAATTTCAATTTTATATTTTATTAAATATTGCGATATCTGGATTTATAAACCATATCTTATTATCTTTTTGAATTTTGTTATAATATCGTAATAGTATTTCCTGTAATATACACAAATCAATTTGGAGTAATTCTTTAGTATTTTCTTTATTAAGTATTTCAACGCCATAAATATCATTTAATAATTTAATAGCTTTGGATTTGCCGGATTCGTCACATCTAGCACCAGTATTTCTAGATGTGGTAACATCCATTGTTTTAAACACCTTATTATATTTGTTTTTCGTATCAATACTAATAAATCCTATAATTTTGTTAAGATTCTTTTTATTTATTATCCATGCGTCTCTTATAACACTATTAAGTAATATTTCACTTTTATCTTCTGGTTCAGCTTCTTGCCAAATGTTGTCTACATTATTAAATATTAAAATAGTATCTTTATCGAGTTTATTATTTTCATTATATAATAAAATACAGCTGGTTGTTTTGTTATTATTTTTAATAGTAATACTTTTTTTAATAAAGTATTCTTTTACCAAAGATTCAAAACTACCTTCTTCAATAATAGTTAAAGAATATAAATAATTTAATAATTGTAATAATTCATTAAAAAATAAACCTTCACAAATATGTTGAATCAATATTTCAATTAAATCATCATAAGAAATGGTATTATCATAACTAATATTTGGGTTGCTGGTCATTTGATACATAATTTTACCGTAATGTTTAAACCAATTATCATCCCCTCTTGGTATTTTGTTTTCTTTATTATGTTTGGGTTCTTTATTTTCATGATTTAATTGTTCTTTCCTTTTAAATTCTAAGGATAAATCATAATCCTTTCGTAAATCATTCATTATTGTTTTGGCTTCTTTATTTGTATCATCAATATTTTGGTCTTGTATTAATTCGTTCATTTTTCTATTATCAAACACAGGTTTAATAATATCTTGTTTAATTTCAAAGTTAATAAATGGATGTTTAAAATCAATAGGAACACTTCTATCAAATATAGATACATTTTCATAATTAAGTTCACTTGGTTGAAATAAATAGTATTCTCCAATATTTATTAAATAACCAACTCTATCATATTTATCAACAATTTGTTCGTTGTTATTTTCAACTAATTGTGTTAATGCGTAATAAATTTGGTCTAATGGATATTTTTTCGGAATATTAATTAATGCTATTAAATTCTTTTTTTTATAAAAGAATGATTCTTTCATAAGTAATTTAATCTTTTGGATTATTTTGTCAGAATTAGTAATAATATAACTTTCATTATATGTATCTTTATTTATGTTTCCTTCATCAATTTGTTTATTAGGACGACATTTATATTCACAATTTTCCATATAATCACACGCGGCAGAATATGGTGCGTCACCTATTTTAAAATCATCAATTACGGTTCCATTAGATAAAATCTGTTTGACATCAATATTAATATTTTTTGAAAATATTTCTTGAGTGAAATTTGTTTGGTCGTGGTTAATAATACAATCGACAGAAATTTCCTTTAATATTCGAGTAACATGTCCTATTTGAAGAGATTTCAACTCTGCAGACCTATAAACATAAAGGTCAGCTGCTTCTTCTTCTTTATTTTTAAGTTCAGTTGCGTACATAAAAATCTGAACATTTCGTTTTTCAAATGGTAATTCTTTATGACTAAAGTTACGAACAGCACGACCAATAATTTGTTCTATTCTATTCATGTTATACCAAGGTTCCAATATATGAACTTGACGAATAAATTTTAAATCAATGCCTTCAGAACCAGATTTAGATATTAAAATAACCTTAATTTGGTTTCCGTCTTTGTTATTCTCACTTGTTGCTTGTTTTACATATAAATCATTATTTGGAGAAAGTGCCGAATCACCAGTTATCATGATATACCGTGCTGGAGTAAACACATCTTTTTTATCAAGTTTAGGTTTCATGGTTCTTACATCCACAGGTGGTGTTTTTCTTTCTTTAAAAAGTTGATTTGAAGAATTTGTATTTATTCCTAATCGTGTAAATCCCATTTCTTCTAATGCGAGAGCTACAGGAATTAAACCACCATAAATGTATTGAGAGTAAATTAAGATTACACCTTCTGATATATTACCAGTTGTGGGTGAATAAATAGAATCTAAGATACATTTAATTTTATAACTATATTTACCTATTTGTTCATTAGAAAATAGTCGTCCGTATTTCTTTTCTATTTCAGGTTTATATTCAAAATTCCCTTTAAATGAAGGTGTGATCGTATTTGTAAATTTCATTATTCGTTCTAAGCCTTTTCTTCCTGTTAAATCGCTTGGATTTATGTATAACTTATTACGAGGTGTTGTATCTTGAGTATTCGTTGTGGGATTTTCCATTAATGTATTAATATTTTCCAAACCTTCATAAGGATAAACAATAATAAGAGATTCTAATGGTTTTTGTAATACGGTATATCCGAATGATTCCATATTTTCAAATGTAGGCATTTGTTTTTCTACACCCTTTATGGTAGTTATAACATTATTTTTATTTTTTAAATAATTAATAATATAGTTATATCCGTAAGATTGATACTCGCCGATAGTCGACAAATAAACATTAATTATTTTTAGTTGGTCTTCAGGTAAAATAGGTTTATCATTCATTTGATATTTGGGATAAATATTTTTTTTATTTTTAAAAGTATGTTGGACATCAAAAATGTCTGGATAAACGCGATATGGAAATGTATATGGATTTTCACCACGAACAAATGAAATATAACCGGTTGCTTTTCTTATTAATAGTTCTTCACCAGGTTTAGTTAAATTCCCGTTTTTATCAAAAATATCTTTTAATTCAATGGTTCCTCGTTTATCATTAAGATTCATTAAATTTAATAACCAAATAATTTCTTTATAACTATTATACATTGGAGTAGCGGATAATAAAAGAAGACGGAGGTTGTCTACAGATTTAACAAGAAGTTCTAAATTCATAGCTACTTTTTTATTTTCATTATCTTCAGTCATACGAATGTTATGGATTTCATCAATAATAATTAACCGATTATTAAACTCATTTTTAAAGTTACGAAGCATGATTCGATTCTTATCATTTTCATTTTTATATAATCGTTCATCAACACCTGAAGTTTTAATAATATAATTTGCGAATTGTCCATACCCTAAAAATAAATATGAATTATTAATTAGTGAGTTAATTTGAGATACAATTTGGTCGCTGGTAAATCCTTTAATGTTAGTTGGGTTTATTTCTTTCAATAATTTATTTCCAACACATCCTTTAATATTCCATATACCATTGACCTTTTTTAATTTTCTTTCGTCAAATAATTGTAATTTAAAGTTGTCTTGTACATTTTCTGCAGCAACAATAATAATTCTTTTGGATATTCCAGTTTGTTTTAAATAATCTCTCATTTCTTCAGAAACACCGATGGCCGAACATGTTTTTCCACTACCTAAACCATGATATAATAATAAACTATTATATGGTGTTTGTAAAGAAAGAAAATTTCTTACAAATGATTGATGAGGTGATAATTCAAACTCGGCATTATTTAAAAAATCGGATTGAGCTTTAATATCTTCATAAATAGTTCCGTCATATTTCGTATCGTTGAATTCTTTTTTTAATGCTATTTTTATATTAAAATTCGGGTCATTTAAATTTGGATATAATATATTTTCGTTTTTATCGTGTGTTTTAAGAAAGTCGTGTTCATAAAGTTCTTTTTGTAATAATAAAGTGTTACATTTATTTGAATATTTATCTTCATTACATTCAACCTCTTTTTTGTTTAGTTTATTTTCAGACATATAAATACTATATATTAATAATATAATCTATATTCTTCTAATAATTTATTAATATTTAATATTAATTGTTTTTTTTCTAAATTGTATGGTCTTATTGATTCTACACAGTCTTGAATAGTTTTCCATTCGATTTTACTTACTTCTGCCTGTTGATAATTCAATAAATCTTCATCACATCCATTATTCATGTATGCTAAAAAATATTTATGTTTATATGATTTATAATTGGTCCCAATAAATGTTTCTTCAAAAGGCATAATGTTTTCAATGATATGAATATTTTGTTTTAAAATACCGGTTTCTTCTTCGAATTCTCTAAGGGCACAATCTAAATCTTTTTCTTGATAATTGCGTCGTCCTTTTGGAAATTCCCATTCGGTTTCTGTCCATTGTGTTGAACTGTTTTTGATAAAATAGTCTAATGATATATTAGTATTATTCAACAATAATCCATTTTTTATTATGTCAAATTTGCGCCATGATAAAACTTCTTCATTGTGATATTGAGTATTTAAAATGTCACCCCACATTAATTTCCATAATTGTTCAAAAGTTGAGTTTTTAATTCGTTCTTTTTCTTCAATTGACATTTCATTAATAATATTTTGTATATGTTCTATATTATAAGGGGAATATTTACCCCTTATAAAATCAATATACCCAAAGGTATCTTTTCTGCGTATCATTAAGAATTGTTTGACCTTATTCATTGTTCTAAACAATATTATACCATAACTAGTTATAGGTAATCTACAATTATGAAATAAATGACCACTCTTGTTACAATTATTACAAACATTATTTTTATTCATTTTATTTTTATATTATATGTTAAAATATAAATCTTTTTATATTAGTTTATGTAAATGGAACTAAATCCAGATGTTTGGGGTAAATGGTATTGGGGGTTTTTACATACAATATCAATAAATTATCCAAATTATCCAAACGCTGTTACAAAAAAAATGTACTATGAATTAATTAATAATTTCCCATTATTTATACCGTGTCAATATATATCTAATGATTTTAGTAAGTTAATTGTTTCTTATCCAGTATCTCCTTATTTGGATAATAGAGATTCTTTTATTCGTTGGATACATTTTATTCATAATAAAATAAATGAAAAAATGGAAAAACCGGTGATTCCATTAAATGAATTTTATATAAATTATTATGAACAATATAAACCCAAAGGTATAAAGTTTGAAGAGTTTAATAAAATTAAACAAAAAATAGTATATTTCATGATAATTATTCTTATTATATTTAGTATTTATTATTGTTATGATAAATAATATTATATATAATATATATGGATGTTAATAATACATTAGGTGGAAAAGCAATAGCTTCTGGAGGGTTTGGGTGTGTATTTTATCCTGCGTTAAAATGTAAAGATTCAGTAAATAGAGATCCAAATAAAATATCAAAATTATTTACAAATAAACACGCGTTAACTGAATATAATGAAATTCAATTATTAAAACCATTATTAAAACAAATACCTAATTATTCTGATTTTTTTATTATTAATAATTTAACATTATGTACTCCAGATAAACTATCATCTGATGATTTAATAAATTTTGATAATAAATGTAACAGCATCACAAATAAAACAGATTTAACAATAAATAACAATTTAGATGAGTTTAAAATATTAAATATGCCATATGGTGGAATAACTATAAGTAATTATATTTTAAATAATATTAATGTTATTGATAACAGCTCTTATATACATTTTATAAAGATAAATAATTCGTTAATAAAATTATTGAAAAATGGAATTATACCTATGAATAATTTAAATATTTATCATGGAGACATTAAAGAATCAAATATATTAATAAATATAAAAGAGACGCCATTCAAGCCAAAAATAATTGATTGGGGACTAACAATAATATATAATAATAATAGTGATGTAATAATTCCTAAGCAATGGTGGAATAGACCATTACAATTTAATGTTCCTTTTTCTAATATATTATTTTCAACCGATTTTTTCGACTTAGCAAAGGTTTTTATAAGTAACAAAACAATAAAAAAAAATTTAAACAATTGTAAAACATTTATGAAGGATTATATGGATATGTTTTTAAGAAAAAACACAAGAGGACATCAATTATATATACAATATATGTTTTCATTATTATTTGAGAATAACTCACAACATAAGAATATTATTATAGATTATAATTCTAAAATCTTATTTAAATTTAAAGGTTCAACCAATCTGGATTTTATGGCGTATATAAATACAGTATATAAAAAAAATGTCGACGTATGGGGTTTTATTGTTTCATATATTCCTATTTTAGAACTATTAGTAAAGAATGAGTATCAATTGTCGACAAATATTAGAGTCGCATTAAAGAAAATAAAACAATTATTTATTAAATATTTATATAATACACCAACATCACCAATTGACATTAACATGTTAACCCACGATTTACAGAATATAAATTTGTTATTTAATACAGAAATAAACAAGGGGCAAAAAAAGAATGTAAAAACTAAAAGGACAATAAATAGTCAGAATAAGACTAAAAAGACAGTTAAAACTAAAAGAACCGGATTTCAAACAGTATGAAATCAAAAAAAATATAATCGTAAAAGATTAAAATTAAATAAGAAATTATTTCTGTCGAACATTTTACACATGAAAGATGTATAAAATATCAAATTTTTTGCGAAGAGGTTTCAAAAAATGTCCAATGGTGTAAATAATTTTATTATATTATTCTATTATAAAATGAGATTTGAAATATTTATATTCGGAATTACAATTTTTTTGATGTATAATACATATCATGATGGTAAGTATACAAAAATAATGTTGACTTGGAAAAAATATTATCAAATGGCCTTTTTTGCTGTTATTGGTGTTGGTATTTATTTAATGATGAAAAAAAATCCAACACAAGGTAAAAATATGTTAATGTACGCAAATAATATGGTAAAATATATGCCTATAAATAAATCATCCATGGATTTATTCTCACCGATAATTGATTTAACATCCAATTACCAAAATAGTAATGGCGGTTTTAATCAGGGAGGACCTGGCGCTGAACAAAGAATATTAAATTCTGGAAAGATGGCAACAAAACGATGTGTTAGTGAGACAAAAAAAAAATATGTGGCTTCTAATCAAGATTGGAAGTGTGGACAATGTAACGGGCAATTAAACGCCTGGTTTGAAGTAGATCATAAAATTCGTTTAGAACACGGTGGAGGAAACGATGTAAATAATTTAGTTGCGTTATGTCGTGAGTGTCACGGACAAAAAACCGCAATGGAAAATATGTAGAAACAAAATTTTTAAATTATGGTTATATATTATATGGTTAATAATAGTACAATCGAGATAAATTTAATGTTTCGACCACTTTTAATAATATTTGGGTTAATATTTTGTTTATTGTTTTTTTATTTTTTAATAAAATATTATTATGAATCGGTTAATTATTTTGTTATTTTTATTTTATTTTTAATTTTATTTATAGTTTTAATTTTATTTTTAATTTTTATATTATTCAAATTATCGACTTTATTTAATAGAGACACAGAACAATCGAAATACGTGTTGTATTTTAAAAATATATTATCTCAGATACAAACTCAACTACAAAATGAATATAACTCAACATCACTAGTTTCAATAGTAATATTACTAATAATTAGTGTAATAATAATTTTATATTTTACTATACCATTTATAATTCAAAAAATAAATATACAAGGTGGAAGACAGCTTATAAAGGAACCAATTAGTACAAATACTTTAAATGTTATATCATCATACGAAAAATTAAATGGGACATCATCTTTTGAATATAAATATGGGATTTCATTTTGGTTTTTTATAAATTCATTTTCACCAAGTACAAATTCGAATTATAACAAATTCACATCATTGCTTAATTATGGCAATAAACCAAATATATTATATAATCCAAGCACAAACACATTGATGATAACAACTGAACAAAAGGGGTTACAAGAAACCGACAAATTATTAGATTTTGATGATAAAGGACATAGAATTATTTATAAACAACACAATATATTATTACAAAAATGGAATAATATAACAATAAATTATACGAATGGAACTTTAGATGTATTTTTAAATAATAAATTAGTTAAATCGGCCATAGAAGTAGTTCCGTATATGACATTTGATAATCTAGTAGTTGGAACAGAAGGTGGAATTAGTGGAGGTATTTGTAATTTGATTTATTTTAAAAAACCATTAAACGCAATTAATATTTCTTATTTATATAATATTGTTAAGGATAAAACGCCTCCTATTATTAATAATTAAATGTTATATTTTATAGATAAATTCTAAATCTATAATATATAATGAACCTAAAAAGTATTTTGTTTACAATTATAATTCTGGTATTATTTATTATTTTATTTAGATATATATTTAAGGATGTACATGGCATACAAAATGGAATTGTGAATGGTCAAACTCCATCTGTCGTTTCCGCGTCAAGTTTATCAGAAAATTCTAATTCTAATAACTTTGCGTATTCTGTTTGGTTTTATGTAAATGATTGGAATTATCGTTATGGAGAACCCAAAGTTATTTTTGGAAGAATGGGTAGTGTAAGTACCATAGGAGGTGGATCTATTGATGGTATAAACGGTATAGACCCGTGCCCAGCGGTTGTTTTAGGAGCAGTTCAAAATAATATATCAGTTGCGGTTGGGTGTTATCCTGGTGCAGATACAGTTCCAACAACAACTGGTGGAAAATCAGTCGTCCATACATGTAATATAGCAAATGTTCCAATACAAAAATGGGTTAATCTTACCTTAAGCGTTTATGGAAGAACACTTGATGTATATATAGACGGAAAATTAGTTAGAACATGTTTAATGCCTGGAATAGCAATGATAAATACAAATTCTGATATTTATATCACACCCAAAGGTGGGTTTAATGGTTGGACCTCTAAGCTTCAATATTGGTCAAACGCTTTAAATCCACAAGAAGCATGGAATATTTACTCTAAAGGTTACGGTAGTAGTACAATAAATAATATGTTTGGAAATTATAAAGTAAATGTATCAATAGTAGAAAATGGCGTTACACAAAGTAGTAATACATTTTAATCAATAATTATAGTGTTTTTTTTATACAATATAATATATAAATGAATAGTCAAAGTATATCACCTTTTAATAGGTTTTCGGCAAACATACTAACATATGGAGATAGAGATTTTATAAATTCAAACACTTTAGTAGCAAAAATATCATTCTTTTTATTAGTTATGTTTCTTTTTGTTGTTTTGCTACATTTAGGAATCTCTTTAATGGGATGGTTATTAACACCTTCAAAATCTCCTAAATTAATTAATGGAATGATAGACGCAAAAAATATGATTGTGTTTCCACAAGACCCAAATTCTAAAAATGCGGTTCCAATCAATAGGTCAGTGAATGCCGTAAATGGGGTTGAGTTTACATGGTCTGTATGGGTATTTATAGATAATTTACAATATTTATCTGGACAATATAGACATATATTCCATAAAGGAAATGACCAACTTACAAATACAGGACTAAATTTTCCAAATAATGCTCCAGGATTATATATTTCACCGAATACAAATGCTTTAGTTGTAATTATGAATACTTTCAATGATATTAATCAAGAGATTGTTATACCAAATATACCTTTAAATAAATGGATGAATGTCATTATAAGATGTCAAAATGATAATTTAAATATTTATATTAATGGAACAATTACTAAAAGTATTAAATTAAAAGGTGTTCCAAAACAAAATTACGGTGATGTTTTTGTTGCCATGAATGGTGGGTTTGATGGTTATATTTCTAATTTATGGTATTATAATCATGCGTTAGGAACAACTGCTATTTCAAATTTAGTTAATTCAGGACCAAATTTAAAAATGTATGGTTCTAATTCATTTACAAATAAAATGAGTAAATATTTATCATTACGATGGTATTTTTATGGAACTGAAGATTCATATAATCCTTAAATTATTACAGCATTAAATATTTATTGTTCGTTAAATGTTAAATAATTATATTTATTATTATTATAATGAATAATAATAATAAAGAATCACCAAATATTTTTGTTAAAATTATTAATACCTTATTCAGTTTATTTATGCCTCCTAAAATAGAACATGAAACATATATTCCGATTACAACATTAGTCGATTTTATAGAACAATTAAAGGTTGGTGACAATAATAATGAAAATATTGAAGAATTGAATGTTGCCGACACTATTATTGAAAATGAAAATATTGAAGAATTAAATGTTGCCGACACTATTATTGAAAATGAAAATATTGAAGAATTAAATGTTGACGATACTATTATTGAAAATGAAAATATTGAAGAATTGAATGTTGCCGACACTATTATTGAAAATGAAAATATTGAAGAATTAAATGTTTCCAACACTATTATTGAAAATGAAAATATTGAAGAATTGAATGTTGTCGATACTATTATTGAAAATGAAAATATTGAAGAATTGAATGTTGCCGACACTATTATTGAAAATATAGAACAATTGAATGATGAATATATAGACAACAGTACGGAAGAATTATCTCAATCTTTTTTTGCGTGTGATATTGAACAACTCGCTAGTGTATTGTTTGAAAATAATATGAATTCAGAAAATAAATATAATTATTATTGTTTACAAGATACTCCAAGTAGTTATTCTGAATATAATTATATAGACCAACCCACAAACATAGATAACACTGATAAAATTATACCCGTAAATTTGGATTAACACATACAGAATTTGTAGGAAATATTTCTCCAGACATACAAGTATCATTAACCCCAACTTCAGCACAACTACGAAACCCTCTATCTTCACCAATATAACACCATCCAGCTTTTCCGAGTTGAATACTACTGGTGGAATCATCCGCATGATAATCTTCACCTCCAACCTGTTGTCTCTGAGATGTGGTATTATTCAGTGCTTTATTTAATGTGTTATTTTGTGTTATGTCTGGATGAGAAATAGTTATTGGTTGAATATTATGTTGTTCTATTTGTTGTGTTGTGTTTTCAATTGAATCAAGACCTTTATTAACAATATCTGCAGATGTATTTACTATTGATTGTGTTCCTTTTGCGGATGTATTTATTGTTTGTAATGTGGTTATACCTAATAGATAAGTTATTTTTTGAATAATTGGTCTAAAAACATCACTTATGGTTTGTGTTCCTTTTGCTAAATAAACAAAAATATTAAATCCTAATAATGATAAAATACCAAATATAATAATCCAAGTAGTTAGTTTAGTTTGTTTTATCGAATCAATAAAAGATATATTTGAAATGTTAGGATCAGGTAGAATAGATTCAGATTGTGATAAATCAAAACTTGTATTATTCATTATAATAAAAATAAATATATTAAATTATAGGATACAACTTTAATTGAATGTTAATAAATATAAGAATTGATTCAAATCACCTAAAATTTCATCACGAATATTTAATAAGTCTGTATTTGACATTTTCATTATAAATGCGTTATTTGTTAATCCAACCAAAAAGGATTTGAAATTTTCAATTTGATTTTTCAATTGTGCTGGTGTATTCAAATCAATTAAGGATATTTTGGATTGTTTCATTAAATTAGTTCTTTTTTCTGTTTTCCCTAATAAAACCTCAACGAAATGGTCAATATCTTCATTTAATTTATCATATAAACCATCTGTTGCTTTATGTGTTGCGTAGCTATATGTTTTCCAATGGTATAATTTCACCATGATTAACATTTCTAGAAATTTACATGTGATTTCTTGTTGAAAACTAGCACTATTTCCTTTTATATTTTTTTTAGTATATCTGTTTTTATAACTTTTGGTCATATATAACATAAAATATTATAATCTGGGTATAAAGGTTTCACCGAATGAGTTCATTTTATCTAATTTTTCAATAGTTTTTTCTAAATTGTTGTTTGAAATATTTGTAAATAAATAATCAGTTCCAGGTGATTCTTCATTTTTTTTGATTTGTTTATAGATGGTATCTATTTGTTTAGTTACATTTAAAATGATGTCTTTTTGTTTTTCACTTACTATTTCTTCATTTAATTTAATATTTTCGGTTAAAAGGGATACTACAAAATATAAAATATATTTTCGTTTTTTACAACAAGTATTTGAATATTTAAGAGTAAATAAATTTAATAAACTATTTACTATTTTTTTAATTAAAGGATTGTTATTGTCGACATGTTTAAAAAAAACATCCCAAATAATCCATATTATATCCATTTGGTCTTTACTGTTTACATTAATATGACTTCTTCGTTCACATTTAAATTTTTCTTTTTTTGTTTTACATATATGTTCAAATTCTAATATCCATTCAATCCAATAACATGAATTGATATTATTTTTTACATCTACTGATAAATTATAGGATAATTCATTAATTGCTATAATTATTTCTTTAGGGTCATCTTTTAATATGACATTTTCAATATAAATAAGAGATGGTGCGTTAAACCTTTCGGTCATAAATGTTAAATCAAAATCTTCTTTTTTTATTTTGATTTCATTAAAACTGTGTTTTCGTTTAGAATCGCATAATACACACATTACTTCACTAAATAATTTGCGTATGTTTTCATTATTTCTCATTTTAATTTCGTTGTTGACATATCCACCCGATACAATTTTTTTAAAGTTGTTTATTCTTAGTTCTAAATATATGGCTAGTTTTGGATTACCTATATGTATATTTTTACAATAAAAATATAAAATTATATCCCATAATTCACAAAAATTACCAGAGCAAATTAATTCTGCGCTCCAATAACAAGCCGGTTCAATTTTAGAGTTTAATAAGCTATTTAGAAGTTCTTTTTTAACATCCGTTTTTTTGAATTTAGAAAAGGTGATTCCTTTAAACATTTTGGGGTGTCTTATATCATTTATTTCTGAATCAGACATATAATAAAAAATATACAAAAAAAATATTAACAATACATATAAATGAATATGTTTGGTTCCATTACAAAAATGTATAAAAAAATATCCAATTGGGGTAAAATAATGATATTTTGTGTTTTGTTTTTAATTTTAGTAATATTATTTAAATCATTAAAACAGGAATCACAACATATAGAAGGATATGAACAAAACGATAATTTTTTATTAAAAGTTGGTGAGAATATATATGATGATTTTTATGCAGATATATATGATGAATTAGTTTATAATGAAATGAAGGATGATTATGAAATTGGAGAAATTGTAAATAAAACCGGTCCTACCTCTCAAAGTGTTATTTTAGATATTGGTTCAGGAACAGGGCATCATGTATCTAAATTGAATGAACAGGGATATAAAACTATTGGAATGGATGTATCCCCTTCAATGATTAAAAAATCAAAAGAGAATTTCCCATCGTGTCACTTTATATTAGGGGATGCTACAGGAAACCCTGACGTTCAATATAACTCTTTTACACATATATTGTCTCTTTATTTTACAATTTATTATATGAAAAATAAAAATAATTTTTTTACTAATTGTATGAATTGGTTAATGCCTGGCGGTTATTTATTATTACATTTAGTAGACCGTGAAACATTTGACCCCATTTTACCTGCGGGCCAAGGGTTTTTAATAGTTAGTCCACAAAAGTATTCAAATAAACGAATAACAAAAACAAAGGTAACGTTTGATAATTTTGTGTATAATGCGGATTTTGACTTAGATGAAAATAAAAATGTTGCTATTTTTAATGAGAAGATAAAATTTAAAGATACAGATAAGGTTAGACAAAACCAACATATTTTATATATGGAAGATACAACAACAATTTTAAATATGGCACAACAAGTTGGATTTATAATTGACGGAGAGATTGATTTAATGAATTCTGGATATGATTCACAATATATATACATTTTAAGAAAACCTGTTTAGAACAACTCGCTTTAATTGTGAAAATGTATAATATAAATATTTATTCAGTATATTTAATGGATTCGTTTAAATACATATATTAAATACACAATTTAATTAAAGATATAAAATGTTTACTTGTATTTTGTGTAAATCCCTAAATTTTCAAATTGAGAATCATACAATTCGTAATAATTTTGAAGATATGTATAAAATTCTAAAATGTGTAAGCTGTTCTCATATCCAATTATTCCCAAATGACTATGACACAAATGAGTATTATAATAATGATACCCAAGTAAAAGAAATATTAACAATAAGTGATAGAAGTAAATTACATTACAGTGAAATGCTTAAATTTGAATCATTAAAAAGATTAAATATATTACAAAAACACATTATTCTCAAAGATAATTTGAATGTAATCGATATTGGAGGAGGGACTGGAGAATTTATTACATTATTAAACAACACAAAGTATAATTTAAAATTATCTATTTTAGAACCTGGAGTTATTAGATTAAATGAATGTATATTAGAAAATGTAAATAGAATAAATCAGTCATTAGATGACGAATTTATCCAAAATAATGAAGGTTTATTTGATATTGTTACAGCATTTCATGTGTTGGAACACACAATAGATCCTATTCAATTTGTAAATAATTGTTATAAACTATTAAAACAAAACGGATTATTATATATTGAAGTTCCAAATCAAGATAATGATTTAATAAAAATAAGTGATTATTACAAAAATAATATTTGGTATTGTAAATCTCACATATCGTATTTTACAAAAAATACATTAAAATATATATTTAATAAATTGAATATTAATAATTATGTGATAGGTTCACAGGAAAGATATGATTATGAAAATTATACGCATTGGGTAACACATAATAAACCACAAAAAATACCAACTTACTATAAAGAATACGTTATGGGTATGACCCCGGATGAAACCTCATGGTTAATGAATAGAGATTTAAATATTACATCAGAAGCAATATACGCAATTATCCGTAAATAATAGAATTATGTGGGTTTTAGTTGGTGTATTTTTTGAAAATAAAAAGATGTATCATTAACATCCATATTATATCTATAGAATGGATATATTATTACACCGTCCGAAAATAAAAATGAGACAAACTTTCTATAAAAAAAATAAAAAAATTTCAATTTTTATTTTCGGTGATGTAAACGCAGACTTAAAGGGTGTTATACTATTTGACGACTACAACCTATTATGATTGTAGTGGTTAGTATATTTTATTAGAATTTATACCTTCTAAATGTCTAAAATATTTTTGTGTAATAATAAACCACACAAGTATAATTATCAGAATTATTCATAATATTACAAAAAAGGATTAAAGTTTAAATGATTATCTAGACATATATATTGAATTGTAGCGTTTTTATATTTATATAATAAAGGCCATACAAAATCTTCTTCATCGGATGTACTTGGAAGTACTAGTGTATGTTGATAATACTCACTTGTATAATGTGACCCATTTACTACTACTATTATTTTTTCGCATTTATCTGATATATAAATAAAATTTTTAAAAAATGCGGAACCAAAATTTATTATTAATAGTTTACAATTATAAATAGTATGGATTAAATTAAGTTCATTCATTTGTTCGATTTTAAATATATTATACATTTTACAGAAATTATTTACAATATCTTGATTAAAAATACCATCTTGAGTGGAATTATTGGTATTATTTGTTTTTAATAAACATAAATTTTCATTATTTGTTATACTTATTATATTTGTTCTTAATAAATATTTTTGAATAAAGACATCACACGACTTTATTAAATTTCCAATAAAACCATGGTATTTGTTTGGTATATGTGTAATAGATTTGAAAATATATTTTTTATTGTTTTCAATATAAATAATTTTGTTTTTATCGATTAATTTTATTTCACATAAATAATTAAATATATCCAATATACCTTGTTGGCTATCCTTATAAAAAAGGATCTTAAGATCTATATATTTATGAATATTATGTAAGTATTCAATTATTATATAATAAAATCCGGAAAATCCATGAACAGTACCTTTAGAAAATGTTGTAAAGAATTGAACTACATCTTCATCTACATAAATAATATCATTGCCTACATTTGTAGATGTAATATAGTTATATTCGTTTTTTAAATGACTATATGCTACCATTAAATCATTATAGTCTTTAGTATGTCTATTATTACTATTATTATAATGAAGGTCTTTGATTAAATATAACCATTCATTAGAGTAATAATTAATATAATTAGAAGTACTAAGGTTTATACTAATTATTGAAATCCAAAACCCAACGTTGTATGTATATAAAAAACAATTTGGTATGGTTAAATCTTTATTTAATAAATTAAACATTATAATATTTAAATATATAATAAAAAATAATTTAAACAAATAAATATTAAATTAATTAGTATGATATTTACCTTAAATGTAAAAAAAGAGAATTATTTTATTGTTACATATGAATTAGAAGGTGTTAATAGTTTACATGATGCGGCATGGGAGTTGGCAATAGGACAGAGTGTAGGTAATCCAAATGTTCGTAATCAATGGGAAACTGATGAATTATTTGAAAAATATTCTGCAAAAATAATAGGAGATAAAGAAGAATTAAAAATGATTAAGAGAGGAATTATTGATATAGCTTTTCCAATTGTAAATACTAATTGGAAAGAAGACGGAATAACACAATTATTAGTTCAAGTAATGGGAGGACAAATGGATATTGATAATATTAAATATTGTAGATTATTAAATATTTATTTTCCCGAAAATGTTAAAAAATATTTTTTAGGTCCAAAATTTGGGATTAAAGGAATAAGAGATTATTTAAAATTAGAAGGAAAACCAATATTAGGAGCAATTATTAAGCCTAAAACTGGTATAACTCCGGATATATTATTACAAATGGTAAAAGAACTTGTAGAGGGTGGTGTAAATTTTATTAAAGAAGATGAAATCTTATCCAATCCGGATTTTTGTCCAATATCTGTTCGTGTTCCATTAATTATGAACTATATTAAACAAACAGGTAAAAAGGTAATTTATGCTGTATGTATAAATTCAGATTTTCCTTATGTAATAGATAGAGTTAAACAAGTGTATGAATTAGGAGGTAACGCAGTTCATGTTAATTTTTGGAATGGATTAGGTGTATATAAAGCAATTCGAGAATTAGACCTACCTATTTTTGTTCATTTTCAAAAATCAGGTGATAAGATTTTAACAGATATTACACATAGATTTTCAATTGATTTTAAAGTAATTTGTTTGTTAGCTGGAATGATGGGGGTTGATTTCATACATGCCGGTATGTGGGGTGGATATAGTTCTACCGATATAAATGAATTAAAAAATACATTAAATATTTTACATGAACATAAAGTTATGCCTGCTTTAAGTTGTGGTATGCATCCAGGCATAGTAAATGTGATTGAAACTAATTTGGGTATAGAATTCATGGCTAATACAGGAGGTGCTATTCACGGACACCCAAATGGAACAAAAAATGGTGCTATTGCTATGAAAAGTGCTATTGATAAAAACTTAGACTGTCCTCAATATAAATTAGCAATTGAAAAATGGGGACTTATCTGTTAATAGAGGACTTATCCGTTAATAAAATTCGTTATAATTATTATTTATTTATAATAATTATATTCAATATGAATGATGAATTAAATGTTATTATTCCAATGGCTGGTATTGGATCAAGGTTTTTAACATATGGATTTAAAGAAAATAAATATTTATTACCGATTGATAAACACTTAACAAAAATGATAGAAAAGGCAATTCTTACATTAAATATAAAAAATCGTAATGTATGTTTTATATTTATTTTAAAAGAAGAAAATAATGTAATTGATTATAAAGTAAGACGATTTTTACAGGATTTAACAAAATTACATAATTATAAATGTAAAATTTTAAGTGTTTCAAAATTGACTGATGGTCCTGCGTGTTCCGCATATGAAGCAAAACAATTTATAAATAATAGTGTCCCGCTTATTATATCTAATTCAGACCAATTATTAGGTTGGAATTTTGATAACTTTTATAATCATTGTAATAATTACGATGGATGTGTTTTAACATATAAACCAAATTATGAGTTAGTTATTGGAACAACAGATAAACATAGTTTTGTTCGTTTTGAAAATAATATTCCTATTGAATTTGTAGAAAAAACGGTTATTAGTGATCAAGCATTAGTAGGTGTGCATTATTATAAGCAAGGAAGATATTTTATAGATGCGTGTGATTACTTATTTAAACATAATATTCGAGCACCAAATAATGAATTTTATTTATCTTACACATATCAAGCCATGATAAATATTGGCGGGTATAATATTGGAACATATAGATTACCAATTCAAGAGTTTTTTTATCCAATTGGTGAACCAACTGATTATTTCAAATATTATAATCAATTTACAAAATTACCAATATATAAAATAGATGAATATAAAAATATAAATAATTATGAATATTTTAAGGTTGATTTTAAAAATAAAAATGAAGAACTGATTGTTAATAATGAATTACTTATTATAATAAAAGGAAAAATTCACAATCAAACAAATATTGTTTTTTTATGTAGAGACAGAAATATAATTAAATTCGAAGAAGATACCTACTTTTTGCGTGTGTATAATATTATAAATGAATCTGTGTTGAATATAAATATAAATGACTATACAAGAGGATGGATAATTGGAAATTTTCAACCATCAATTAAACAAATACCTGATTTTGAAATCGGTATTTTAACCCATAAACAAAATGAAAAATGGGACTTTCATTATCATAAGTTATGTGTTGAAATTAATATTTTAATTGAAGGAAAAATAAATATTAATGATAATATTATAGAAAATAATAATATATTTATTTTCGACAAAAATGTTATTTCGTGTCCTATATTTTTAGAAGATTGTAAAATTCTTTGTATTAAAATACCATCAAACACCAATGATAAATATATGATTTAATAGATGGTATTTTCAATTGTTTTAACATAATCCGAACATATGCCATAACAATCCATATTATGTTTTAATGAGTTAAAATTATTGATTTCAGGCATCAGTATAATACTTATTGTCTTGTTAGGAGGTATCTGGTCAGGATAACACCAAATGTAACCTTTACTTGTTAATGTATATGAATCGGACTGATGCCAAAAAATATTTAATTCTTTATATTGAATTAAATAACCAAACGCTTCATAATTTTTACAATGAATCCATAATTTTATTGAATTATTTAATAAAAAGTTAATATCAATTTGATAATTTGGTGTATCATGACCTAAATATAAAACATTATCAATTAATCTTATATCTATTTCACAATCATATTTTAAATTAATTGCCTCCAAAATATATTCAGGTAAATTTTCTTTATCTTCGTTTATTCCATTAATATTTCCACGATGTGCGATTAATTTCATATTATTATAAAATGGGAATTATTTTAAGTTTTAATAATAACACAATTAATAACCCGAAAAAATAGTTTAAATAATTAATAAAATGACTATTAATGGTAAATGTTACATTAATAACAGGAATAACTGGTCAAGATGGTTCTTATTTAGCTGAATTTTTACTTGAAAAAAAATATGAAGTATGGGGAATAATTCGTCGTTCATCAAACATTAATACATCAAGGATAGAACACATATTTAAACATTTAAATCTAAGATATGGAGATTTATCTGATGGTATAAACTTATTAAATATTTTTAATGAAATTAAACTTAAATATGGGGATACATTAAATACTTTAGAAATTTATAATTTAGCGGCAATGAGTCATGTAAAAGTATCTTTTGATATGCCTGAATATACGGCAAACATAGATGGATTAGGTGTATTACGATTATTGGAGACCGTTCGTAATTGTGGAATACCAAAAAATAAGATAAAGTTTTATCAAGCATCAACTTCAGAAATGTATGGTAAAGTCGTTGAAGTACCTCAAACCGAAACAACTCCTTTTTATCCACGCTCGCCATATGGTGTTGCTAAATTATATGGTCATTGGATTGTAAAAAATTATCGAGAATCTTATGGAATATTTGCGTGTTCTGGTATTTTATTTAATCATGAAAGTCCACGAAGAGGACATAATTTTGTAACTCGTAAAATAACAATTGGATTAAATAAAATAATTAATAATGAAATAAAACATTTAACATTAGGAAATATTAATTCTTTAAGAGATTGGGGACACGCAAAAGATTATATAAAGGGTATGTGGTTAATGCTACAACAAGAGATACCAGATGATTATGTTTTATCTACAAATGAATATCATAGTGTAAGAGAATTTATTGAAAAGGCATTTGGTTATAAAGGAATTGAAATACAATGGAAAGGATACGGAATTAATGAGGTTGGATATGATATTAAAAGTGGAAGGGAATTAATTAAAATCTCCGAAAAGTATTTTAGACTTGCAGAGGTAGACGAGTTATTAGGTAATTCAACAAAAGCCAGGAAAGAGTTAAATTGGACATGTGAATATGATTTTGATATGATTGTAAAAGAAATGGTTGAATCTGACACATTACCCTGATTAAAAAGAAGACGACACAAAAAATCTTAATACCGTTAAATAATTATTTTAAAAAAAGAATTAATATTATGTATGATTATTTATACTACATAATATTTATAATTATCTTCTTTGTAATAATGTATTTTCGTATAAAATATGGATTTTGGATATCTCAACCAGTTTTTCATTGTTATGACATTTGTTATATGTTTTTTCCTCGTGGTATAATAAATGATGAACTACCCGAAATAAATAAATATACTAATTTAATAAATATTAAAACAACAATATATTCTGAAATATCTGAATTGAAAATAACCCAGTTTTTAAATTTTATAAAATTAAATTATTTAAGAAATGGGGATAATATGTTTATACCAAAAAAAGAAAGTTTAACTTGTTATTTTAAAGGACATCTATTTCCTTCATTTTTTTCATTTTATACAGAAGATTACCTAATACAAGATTTAAATAATAATACTACAATAACAGAAGATAAAATAATTGGTTTAATGACATCTAGACCTTTACATGTGACAATAAATAATATAAATAAAAAACAAAAAATCAAAAATACATTTTATGTTTATTATGCGGATTATTTATGTGTTGATATGAACTATAGAAAAAAAGGCATTGCTCCACAAATAATACAAACACATGAATATAATCAAAGACATAAAAATCCAAACATTTGTGTTTCATTATTTAAAAGAGAGGATGAATTAACAGGAATAATGCCTTTATGTATTTATAAAACATATGGGTTTCCGGTGTTTAAATGGAGAAAGCCTCATGAGTTGTCGGCAATATATTCTATAATAGAAATATCTAAACAAAACATGTATTTATTAATCGAATTTATAAATGAAAATAAATTTGATATTATAATTATGCCTGAAGTTTCAAATTTATTGGAATTAATAAATACAAAGAATCTATTTGTTTATGTCATTATATTTAATGACCGAATTTGTAGTGCGTATTTTTTTAAAAAGTCGTGTACATTTGTAGAGAAAGATATGGAGGTCCTTAATTGTATTGCTTCCATTAATAATGGTGTATTAGATAATAATATTTTTATTCACGGATTTAAAATTATTTTTTGGAATATTTCTGAAAAATATAATTTTGGTTTTTCTGCTATTGAAAATATATCTTACAATAATATTATAATTGAAAATATATTGTTAAAAACTAAACCGCAAATAATAAGTCCATGTGCGTATTTTTTTTATAATTTTGCTTATCCAACATTTAAAGCAGATAAATCATTCATTCTTAATTAACGAACATATTTACCAGCACGAGCAAAACTATCGCATACAAAAATAATGAAAATGCCTAAAAATGAATACAATACAACTTCTTCAGTAACATTATTTGTTTTTTCATCTTGTTGTTCTTCAAGTAAATGAATCATATAATTTAATTTCTGCATAAGAATATCATTAGATGTTGCGGGTTCTTGGGGTGGTACATATTGATAATATTGTCTATTATAATTATTTATTTTTGGTTCTTGTGGTGTGTTATAATTAGGAATCATATTTTTATAATATTTTTCTGCCGTTTTATGATCGCCATAATTATCATTAAAATTATTTAAATCTAAATTATTGTTATTATCATAATTTGGTGATGGTTGCGAACCTAAATTATGAGTATTCTCAATGGTTTGCATATTTTCAGTTGTAATTGTTTTTTGAACACCTGATGATTGTGGTTTTGGTGGAGGATTAAAATAATCACCAAGCGTATTATTATCGTCTGAATCCTGATTTTTATGTAGGGACTGTAAAACAGAATTTACCTTTTCAGAATTATAATTATCTTTAGGATATCTTTTTTGTGTTCTATTGTGGGCGTTCTTTTTTTTATCAATGATACTTTCTTCGTTAGTATCATTAGTTAGATTATCAAATGGAGCAGCGTATATTGCTAAAGAAGACATTATTAATAAAAATTTAGATTATAATTTATAAAAGAGACTGAAATAAAAAATATTGGTTTATTTATATAAATATGAATCTTAACAATTCAAATGTTCTTACTGTTTTTATAGTTTTAATATTATTATTTATTTTAATAAATCGAAAAACAGTATTTAATACATTTTTAGGAAGATTATTTATAATAATTGCTTTAGTATGCGTTACATCATATAATATGCTCGCAGGAGTTCTTCTTGTATTAATTTTTATGGTTATGAATAATCATTTTATTAGTGATTTTGAAGGAATGGAAAATTCTCCAGAACCAGACCAACAAGCTCAAATTAAACAAAAAATAACGGCAGAAATGGCATCATTAGGTATTCCAACTTCTTCTGAAAGTGAAGAAAAAATAGAACAGCCAAGCACAACCGATGTTGCTGAAAAAGAACGAAAACTGTTAGTTGGTAACCAATCAAATAGTCTACCTGTTTCATTGAACCAAACTTCAGAAAATGCGGTTGCTAATAATCCAGGTAAAGAAGGATTTATGAGTTATGCGAGTCTTTATTAAATATATCGATATTTTTATAATATTATAATTATATAATGAAAATTGTAATATTAGTTGTTATGCTATTACTTATATATTATATAAACACATCAACAACAATTGAAACATTCACACCCGGTTTTCGCACATTTTATAGGCCTCGTGTTAGACATTTCAGGTATTATTTGAATAAGTTACATAATGATTATTACATAAATATAATCCATTATTTTAGAAAACTTGGAGTATGATGATTACTTTTTTTATAATTGTAATATATGACTAAGAAACCAAAACTAAATAATACTCAACCTATTAATACTGGCGGTCAAATGATAAACCCATTACAACAAGGTTTAAATTATATACACGAACATATTATGTTTTTAAATAGTAGTAAGTTTTTTGCTGGTGTAATTATGATTTTACTTAATATGGGAGGTAAATTAATATCAATACAATTTAGTAAATCAACCGAAGAATATATGAAATATAGTTTAAGTAAACAAATTCTTGTATTCTCGATGGCATGGATGGCTACTCGTGATATTTATACCGCGTTAATATTAACAGCTGTTTTTACAGTTTTATCTGAATATTTATTTAATGAAGAAAGTAAATTGTGTATTGTTCCTCATAATTATAGAATTTTACATAAATTAGTAGATATAAATAATGATGGTAAAGTGTCTGATGCAGAAATTGTGAAGGCAAACGCTATATTAGAAAAATATAAAAAAGAACAAGAGGTACAAAACCAACGAAACGCGTTAGATAAATTTCAATATTATATGAATGATATGAATACCGTGTAATATGCCTCAATAATATGTGTGATGTATCATTAAACACATCATTTTAATAATATAAATTAAAGATACGAATAATAATGACTCTAATGTGAGCTCATCTAATATAAATGGTATATATTTTGATAAATATTTAGATTTTGATTTAGAATTGGGTTTTTTCTTATTTGTTTGTTTAATGCGTGGGTTTTTAAACAATTTTAAAAAAGATTTTAACGCATATATATTTAAATATTTTAATTCCAATAACATTAGCGGACATGTTCGACAAAATAACACTAACAATACATTTATTGTTATTATTATTATCATCATAAATAAATGTAAGATATTTGAACTTATTAGAACGACTAATGTGAGTAATAAAACATAAATAAAATGAATAGTTATGTATATGACACCGATAATTAAGTCTATATTATTTTTATTGGTAAAAATATTATAAAAAAATAATAAATATATTTCTAATATATTATAATTTGATAAATCAATCATAATATTTATTATAAATTAATATTTCCCTTTTTACGGGTTATCCATATCTTTTGTAATTATTCAAGTTAGTTAATTAATTAAATATATTTTGAAGTGTAACTTATATTATGAATATAATACTATGTCTTACAAGTATATTTCAATATATGGAAGATTATATATTATCAATAGTAAATATTATTAAAGGTGTAGTAATTTTAATTGATAATAATAGTGTCATTCATTTTACACATGACAACAATTATATATTTATAAAAGAGATAGATGATAAGTTATTTAATTATATTGAAAATAATAATGTATATTTAATAAATACAGAACAACTTTCATCAATTATAAATAAACAATCAATAAATAAATATCCAAAACAATTAAATATTATAGATTATATGTCTTCCAATTTTAAATATTATGATAATAAATATACTAAATATTTGCTTCCTTACCAGATTAATCTAAATGAAATTTATAATTTTGATAAACAAAAAGATGTTGGTATAATTGGTGTATCTTGTAATATTCCTTTTAGCAGACAAAATGTAATAAATTTGTTAAAAGAACAAAATATAAATGTTGATATTATTACTGGGTGGAATAATACAAGAGACATTGAACTATTTAAGTATAAAATTATTCTTAATATTGGGTTTCATGATAGTTATAAAATAATGGAATCATTTAGATGTGATAGGTGTGTGTATAATAAAATTATAGTTATTAGTGATACAAAAGAAGATATACATGATTATTATTTAAAAGACTATATTATTTATACAAATTATCAAAATATACACGATAAAACAATCGAAGTATTAAACAATTATGATTATTATTATAACAAGCTATTTTCAAACTTCACTCTAGAAAATATCAATACGAATTTGTTTAATTTATCAAAGGATATAGTAGATAAATTAAACTGTAATAATATTTGATTATATAATAAAATCCATTATATAATCAACTTTGTATAAAAACAAATAACACCCGGTTTCTTCGCATTTTTTGAGAATGAGAGGGCTAACTTTTTGAGGAGGATTTTTTTTAATTTTTTCGTTTATTTCATACAATTTAGTATTTAATGGTATGGACGAATGATTATATAATTTATCAAGTAAATCTGTAAAATTATTTATATTCGTATTTCCTATTATAGGTGATTTTGATGTTGAAAAGTGTTTTTTATATTTTACTTGCCAATCATTAGCTATATTATTTACAATAATTATTTTATTCATATATTGTTCAATATACATACTAGGAACAGGAACTGAATTATTTATGTTTGCAAATACATTGGTAAGTTCAAATTCTGTTAGATTAAATCTAATATTTACAATTAAATATTGATCCAGTAAATAATGAGTATCCGTGTTTTGGTTTTCTTCTTTAAGTAATGACAACGCAGTTAAACGATGAATACCATCTAATACTTCAAATTGATTTTTATTATAATATAAATAAATGATTCCCATCATTTCTTTGTTTGTGTTATAAAGATTTTGTGAAATCTCTTTACATCTTGTAATATCCGCTGGTCTATTCATATGCCAATTTACAATTTTTTTTTGTTGGAGTCCATAAATTAAATCAATACCTTTAATTTTATAAAGATTAACATTATCACTGTAACTATGTATAATATTACTATGTGGAAATGTATCGGAAATAATTTCATTCATTGAGGGTTGGACTTGATTATTCATTTTATTTATTGAGGATTGAACTTGATTATTCATTTTATTTATTGAGGATTGGACTTGATTATTCATTTTATTTATTGAGGATTGGACTTGATTATTCATTTTATTATTTAATTTATTATTTACATAACAATTAAATAGTAATTTCAAATCAATTTTTATTATAATTAAAGTGTATGAAAACATCTAACTAAAATATGTGTTTATACATTTGAATAACCTTTTCTTTTTGTTCGTTATAATTTACAATTGGAGGAGGGTAATTAATATTTTTAAAAAGTGTGTAATCCGAATACCATTTATGAATCGATTTAGATGGAACATCTCTTAATTCAGGAATCCATTTTTTAATATATAATGCGTCATTATCATACTCTTTAGATTGTATCCAAGGATTAAATACTCTAAAATATGGTTGTGAATCAGCACCTCCACCCATAATCCATTCCCAATTTCCATTATTACTTGCGACATCATAATCTGTAAGTTTTGATGCGAAATATTGTTCTCCCTCTCTCCAATCAATCAATAAGGTTTTAACTAATACACTAGCAACAATTAACCTGGCTCTATTATGCATATATCCTGTAATATTTAATTGTCTCATGCCTGCGTCTACAACAGGAAATCCAGTAATACCATTTTTCCAAGCATTTAAAAATTTAATATTGGACTTCCATTTAATTTTATCATAATTAGGTTTTAATGAATGACCCAGAACATGAGGGAATGAGAATAAAACATTTGCATAAAAATCTCTCCATATAAGTTGTCTAATCAAATCATTATATTTTTTATTTTTAAATGTGTAAAATACTTCACGAATCGAAATACAACCAAACTTAATATACGCGCTTAATTGAGTTGTAGGATAACTTAACTTATTATGACTTGTGGAATAGTGATTTTGAGTTTTAATTGTGTTTTTTAACATTATTAAACCGTGATGTCTACCACCTAAAACTAAAATATTATTATTTATTTTTGTAAATTTGGTAATTGCGGATGAAAGAGAAATTGAATTTTGTAATTGTGAATGTTTTTTGTTATTAAACTTAATTTTTTTAAATAAAGATGGAGGTTGGATTTTTCGGGTTAATGATTTGTTATAATAAGGCGTAAATTTTTGATATGGAGTTCCTGAATCATTTAAAATAGAACCTGGAATATTTAAATAATAGTCATGATCGAAAACACATTTAATATTAAGTTTATTACATAAGTCTATAATACTTTTGTCACGGTTAATGGCATAAGGGGTATAATCACAATTAAATATAACAACATCAATGTTAAATTTGTCGACACATTGTTTAATTATTTTAGTATTTTCACCAAAAAATGTGTATAATGTTCCATCTTGTTGATGTATGTTAACGGATAAATCATCCAAACTTTGAATCATGAATTGGACCGAGTTATATGACTTATATGGATTAATATTTGTTACTTGTTCAGGAGTAAAAATAAAAATGGGGTATATGTTGTTACAAATAACATTTGCCATATTTAACCCGTTATTATCTATAATTCGTAAATCTCTACGGAAAATAAATAGACCGTTTTCATATTTCATTTATATTATTATTTAATAAAATAAAAATTAAAGGTCGATACTTACAGTGTTTTTATCTGATTTGGTTCTTCGTTTGCTACGCTTTGGAATATTACCTCCAGATTGTAATTCTTTTAAATCACTAATGCTTATTGTACTGCTATTATTATCTAGTTCAATTGGCTGTGTTTGTTCTTGAATATTAATAGTTTTTGTTTTTAAACCGGCTAAAATGTCATTAATATCACTTGGTCCTTTCATTTCAGCTCGTGTATGTTTTTGCTCTACTTCATTATGTTTGCTTTCTCTAAAATTAATACCGTCATCAACAAAATGGTTTTGATGAGTGTTAGACCTATAATCACCACGAGCGGCATAATTATTATTTCCTGGTCTATTTAACGGAGGAGGTATTGAATTTGTGCCCTGTGTTGCCATTGGTGGAGGAGGACCATTTCCAGAATAATTTTCTTGTTGAGGATTCATAACTCCATTCATAAAACCTGAAAGTCCAGGGTTAGATTGACTCATGGAATTAACCGCCGCACTTTGGAATTGTTTCATTAAATCTGGATTTTGTCGTAAGATATCATCCATACCAGGCATTGCGCTTTTAAACATTGTATTTGTCATATGAACCATCATTGCGCTTCCTCCAAGTTGAAACATTAGTTTTAATTCAGGAGCCATAGTTGCTCGTGATTTATATTTATCGTATAATTCTCCAAAAATATCATCATAGTCAGTTACATTTTCATTAATTTGTTCTCCCCATCCGTCAAGTTTAATATCAAACGGGTCAAATCTATTATTTAAAAATTCAATACCATTAACTATTGCCATAAGCATATTTCCTTGGAATTTGACAGAGTTCAATTTTGTTTTTTCTTCCATGATAGTTTCATATTCACCTTGCATTTCAGCAAGTGGTGAATCCATATTATACTTTTTGGATAAGTCAACCCCTTTTTTTTCTAAAGCTTCTAATTTTCTTAAATATTTAAATTTTTCTTTTAATAATTCTTCTTTGGGTAATTGTGTTGATGGTAAAACATTTTTATCTGGATTCATTGGAATATTATTAAATTTACCATAACCATCCCATGTTTTAGAATTTGAATTGTTTGTTTCCGCGGTAGATTTACCAATTGATTGTGTATCATTAAAATGAACGGTGTGTTTTTCAGTTTGTATTCCTCCTAAAAAGTCTTGTTTAGAATCATAACTTGTTGTATTTTCAGATAGGTCATTTAATTCACTTTCTAAATTGTTTAAGTCTTCTATATCAATATCACTGGATATTCTGCTGTTTTCTTTTACTTTATCATTCATTAAAAGTTCAATTCCTGACCCAAAATTAGATGATCTTAGTTCGTGGTCTCCTCTTGAGGAAGATAATTTTGTATCCCAGTCCAAATCTGAAATTTCGATAATATCATTATTCATTATTATTAAATAAATAGAACATTTAGTTTTAAATAAAACGAATCACAATATATATATTATGATTTGGGGTATAATTTGTTAGTAATATACCACATTCCTTGTAATAAAGAATCAGCTAAATCATCTTTTTTTTTATGTGATTCAAAATGTGACAACATAGTTGAATTTGTTTTTTGTAATAATTCTAAACAAACTCGAACACCTGTTTTTTTTCGATTATTATAAGTTGAAGTATCAAGAATTATCTCATCGTCGCTATTATGTGTATTTACATCATTTTTTAATTTATTAAATGCTGATATAAACTCTATTGTTTTCACATTTTTCATAATAAAATATTGAGCAATCATTCCTTGAATGGTTTTCATTCTATTTGCGATAGGACTTATTTGGTTTTCAATAATAACATGTGTAATTTGGTCATTTATATCATTATTATTTAATGAATAAAATATTGAATCCATTTTTGTGTGAATATTTCTACCTATAGTAATCAAATCTATTTTCGAAGCATCAATATTTATAATTGGTTCAAAATATATGGTTTTAATATATGTATGTAGTAAGGATACCAAGTCAACCTTTTTAATAGGTTTTTCATACTTAATACAATATTTATCTGCTATTTCAAATAATTTATTAACTTTTTGTTTATTTATATAAGGTATTTTTAATTCTGGTGGTGGTATTTTGAAAGAACCATTTTTTGCGTGCTTTAAACAAAAACAAGTATTATTTTTTTGAAATTTAGATGGTTTATTACAATTAAGATGTTGACAAATAAGCGTTTCTTCTTCTCCAACATTAATAATATCCCATTTAATTATTTTAAATTGTGACGAATCATTCGGTATAATTTCTAAAAGACAAAACGCCAGGTTTTTAATGCCTACATCAATACTAATTAACCGCATAATAATAAACTATAGGTTTTATTATTATATGATTTATATAATATATTTATTTTATGTGTTGGTTTTTAATTTGTTAATTTTGAAATAGAAGGAGATATAAGTCGTGCGTTTAATTGTTGTCTACTCAAGTAAGGCGATTTTAAATCACTGTTACAATATCCATAACCAGGAGAACTTGAGTCAAATGTAGATTTATATAAATAAGGAACATTGCTAGATGGTGTATTATTTGTGTTTTCGTGGGGAGTTAATCCTAAATCATAACATGCTTCTTCAGAATTATATTTCATAATTTGTAATCCGTTATTCTGTAAATATTGTCTATAAGACCAATTTGAATGTATATTTTCTTGTTGTTGAATTTGTTTATTAATAACTGCTTCTGGTTGCCAACTCGAAAAATTTCGACCATCACTCATTATAGGCGGGAAATTAAAATGGATATTATTTGAACCGGAATAGCATACACCCCAAGACATTTTATATTATAATAAGATAAAAATATCTTAATCACATCCAAGTAATTTTAATAATTCTTGTTTTTTTAGTTTGGATGAATCATTAATAAGACCTTTTTCTTGGACGATTGATTTTAGTTTTTGAATATTCATTTTTTTATAGTCGATATTCTTATTAGAATTTACATCTTCTTCTAAATTAGAAATATTAATGGTTTTAAAATTGATATCAGTAATTTTAATATTCGAAATTCCATCAGTTACATTTTGTAAAATTGAATCATCTATTATTACATGTTTTATGTTTTCAGTATTTTCGGAATTTGATAAATTTTCTAAAATAGGGATATCATCACAAGTTATATCGTCGCATGGTATATCATCATCGTTATAAGTTCCAACGTCAATATCGAACGCTCCATCAGATGAAACGGATTCATCCTCATTTATTTTTGTTTCTGGAGAGTTACATTTGGACGGAGACTTCCATTTTTGGTGGTCTATATTATCATCATTACTCGTTTCATCGTCGTCGTCGTCGTCACTACACGAATCGTCATCGCTTGTTACTTCGTTGTCAGTACTTTCACTTTCAGAATCATTAGATGATAAATCGTCATCAGACACACAAATCTTTTCTTCGTTTAACATTTTGATTGGATTTTCTGAAGTTTGTTTTGTGTCGGTTAATTGTTGTGCTATAGTTGTGACTAAACTAAACATAGAGTCTAATTTATGATTTTGTTCTTTTATTTTAGTTTGAACATAATATATTAGTATTCCACTAATAAATAATACAAACACGAAAAAAAATATAAATGCGGAGGTTGTAGTGAATAAATAATCTTTTATAGCCATTATTATAAAAACAAATATATATTTATATCAATAAATTAACGAATAATATTTTCGATATTTTCCAATATTTCAATTGGAAAATTTAAATCGTGTAATACTTGAAGCCCACCCTTAACTTCAGAAATACCTTCTTTTAATAAATAAGTATATATGTTTTTATTCGTGGTGGTCTTTAATGTATGCATATTATAATTTTTAATGTTTACATTTTTATTTAATTTTTTACACACCTTAATAAAATGTGTTGTAAGTAAACATGACACATTTTTAAATTCAACTAAATATTTCATAAATGATGTAGCACTGATTACTGCTTCAGTATGGTTTGTACCTGAAAACAACTCGTCAAATATACATATATGTTTATCGTCTTTAAATTGATGAATAATATCTAGAATTTCTTTACATCTTCGCGACTCTGCTTGAAATAAACTATCTCTACCTGATGTGTCAGGTATGTTTAAATAACAGTGAATATATTTATATGGATATAAAGTGGCAGAATCATAAAATCCACATCCAAATTGTTGTGATAAAATAACATTTATAAGGGTTGATTTAAGTATAGTTGTTTTACCAGATGCGTTTGGACCAGTAATAATAATATTTTTTGAAAATTTAATATTATTTTTGATGGGTGTTTTGTTAATTAAAGGAGCGTAATAATTATTTTTGATTTTGGTTTTGTTTTTTATGTTTTTATGAATAAATTTGGCAAAATTAATTTTACCTATATTTATATTTTCAATTAATCCTTCTAGATTGGTTATATATCCATTAAACCCAAACGAGTATAAAAACGCATCATTATATGTTTTATCATTATATAATTCGTAAAAAGATTTTAGAATAACACCCATTTCACAAATCTTTGAAAATGAAACTTCATAATTGGTTAATTTATTTAATTTGGTATTAAACTCGCATAATATATTAAGGTTTTCTACAATTATATTATTAAATTGGTTATAGGTTGAAAGTTGTTTTGAATATAATAAAAAGTTATTCATGGTTTGTTCAGTATGTTGAATGTATTTGCGAATAGAAAAGAGAGTTTCATGAATTATTTTCATGTTTGTATTAAATTTAATACAATAAGCAATATTTTGATAAATGCTTAATAAATAAAAACAAGCAGAAATTAAAATATATATTTTTTGTTCTATTTTTACACTATTAAATTGTGTAAATAATTTTCCGATTGGTTGGTTTGAAATAATAACTTGTAATATGTCGACATATTCTTTAAAATTTAATCGAATACCTTTCATTTTTATAATACAAAATGGAATAATAACTATAATTAAAGGAGTTAATAATGATAATACGGGTGATGTAATACTATAAATGCTTGTAATCCGAAGAAACTCTTCGGATTTATTTAAAAAGTCAAGCATTTCCCATTCAACATAATTATATTTTTGTTTAAATCCAGTATCATTTTTAATTTCATCCCATAAAGATATAATATTATCGTAATCATATGTATGATTTAATGAGTTATACTTTTTTAAAATGTCTTGAGTATCTCTTAGGAACGCAATATCTGTCGTGTAATATTGAGATATTTGATTAATTATTTTTTTAGAAAAACAATTGTTAGATTTAAAAGCAAAACTATATATATTTATTCCTGATGGATCAATTGTGTCTACAAGTTCTAAATCCGAAATAATATTATCATTTAACTTTAATTTATGTTTATTATAAAAAACGGGTATTTTAAAATGGTCCTCGATGCTATCTATTTTTGACATATGTTGTATATCAAAAATAGATATTTTAAAAAGGTATAATACGAGTTAAATATATTTAGTTCTTAACTTTGTTGAATATTAAAATTAGCAGGCATTTCATTAATTTGACATGAATAGTGAGTTTCAATTTCTTTAAGTTTACAAATATCTCTACGGGTTACTAAATTAATTCCTACTCCCTTACGACCCCACCTACCACTACGACCTATTCTATGAAGATATTTATGAACACAGCCAGTAATATCAAAATTAATAACAACACTAACTTGTTGAATATCAATACCTCGTGCGGTAATATCAGATGATATTAAAACACGATACTTTCCATTTTTAAAATCAGCAAATGATTTATCTCTTTCCGATTTTTCCATATTGCTGTGAATATAACATACAGGAAAACCATCCTCGTACATGGCATCATATAATTTAGACACCCTATTTACACTATTACAATAAATAATACATTGAGATAAAGAAATATATGAGTATATATCTTTTAAAACTAAATACTTTTGGTTATCGTCTTCAATTGCTATAAAATATTGAGATATACCTTCTAATGTAAGCATATCAGCCTTTACACATATTTTTACAGGATTTCTCATAAATTTTGAAGTAATTGAATAAATATTACTTGGTAAAGTAGCGCTAAATAATGAAACTTGAATATTACTATTAAAATATTGGAAAATATTATATATTTGTTCTTTAAATCCTTCAGATAACATTTCATCTGCTTCATCCAAAATAAGTAGTTTAATATCATAACTGGTAATTTTGCCACGACGCATCATATCATATACTTTACCAGGACAACCACAAATTATATGTGGTACATTTTTATCTGTGGTTTCTTCAATATATGTTCCTCCGAATAATGTGAATACTCTTAATCCTGACATCATTCCGCCTATATTATTTATAACAGACGCAGTTTGGCTACATAGTTCTCTTGTTGGTGATAATATTAATACTTGTGTAAAGTTGTCTGCTAAATTTATTATAGATAATGCGCCAATAGTAAATGCTGCTGTTTTACCAGTTCCAGATTGCGCTTGCGCAATAATATCTTTACCAACTATTATAGGTTTAATAGCTTTACATTGAATCGGACTTGGTTTTTCAAACCCATAAGCGTAAATACCTCTTAATATATCATTATCTATATCTAATTCATCCCAATTTGTAATGTTGTATAACAACGGATCATAGTTACATTCATCTATTTCATTATCGATGGTTTCTGAAGTATTGTTTTTTTCATTATTATTGTTGTTAAAATTCATAATTATATTTAATGATTATATAGTTTTTAAGCACATTTATAAGTATTATATTAAAAAAATGGTATAAATGAAAGCTTTAAATGTATACTAAATATGTCATTAACAATTGTAAAATATACCCTTAATGATTTTGAAAATATTAAATTTGAAGGGTTTGATTTTAATATACCGGATAAAACACTTGCGTTTATTTCAGAATTAGCGTCACTTGTAGGGTCGCCTAGTTATATTAAAACTCCTATTTTTAAAAAAAGAGTCTTAGATAACCCTATCAACACTAAAAAGGAAAATAAATCTTTAGATAATTGGGGTTCTGTGAGGAATAATACATTTCAAGCTACTAAAATTGAACAAAAACAGGGATTAGAACTTCAAATAGATCTAATCCGGTCACACCTAAATAAGATATCGGATAAGAATTATATAGATTATCGTAATAAAATAATTGAGATATTTGACGAGTTGGTTAAAAATCACATTTCAAATGAAAACATGATGCGTATTTGTTCAAGTTTATTTGAGATTGCGTCAAACAATAGGTTTTATTCTAAATTATATGCGGATTTATATTCTGATTTAATTACTAATTATGATGTCATGAATCAGATTTTTGAAAATAGTTTAAATTCATTTATGGAACTATTTGATAACATTGATTATGTTGACCCTGGTGTTGACTATGATAAATTTTGTAAAAATAACAAGGATAATGAACGAAGACGCTCATTAAGTGCTTTTTTTCTTAATTTAATGTATAATAAAATAATAAGCAAGGATAAATTAATAGGTTTATTGGTAAACTTGTTAAAACAGGTGTTTATGTTTATTAAAATCGAAAATAAAAAAAATGAAGTTGATGAGTTGACAGAAAACATCGCATTATTATTTAAAAAAGATTTGATTGATAATACAGTAGATATACAAATAGAAGGCATGACTTTGATTAAAAGTATGGAACATTTGGCAAAGAGTAAATCCAAAACATATTCTAGTTTATCTAACAAATCTATATTCAAATATATGGATATATTAGAACTTTAATTCATTCTATTTTTTAATTATTTTTTATAAAGGTTGTAATACCATAAACTATTAAATATACCTAACAAAAACTCGTTAGGTATATTTTGGGGTTAAAATACATATATTGGTCAAATACTAAAATTAAAATAATAAATTAAATTATATGGTTCAATCAAAAATAACAAGTGGTGTCGACTATCCAGAATTAAAAAAGGTTCTAAATGATGATTTAAAACTAGAGGCAAATCTATATGAAGTTGAGATTGAAGATGTAAATGTAATCATTGCGATTGGAAACGCAAAACGAACATATGAATCTAAAAATATTATATATTATCCAATTTATTTAGTTAAGTATAATAATAAGGTTATTCAAATTGGTGTTTATGAAATTTTAGCAGAAAGATATATTGGTTATTTGGATGAAAACAATGTGTTGGACGTTGACAAATTAAACGACCCATTAATTTATAAATTTGTATCAAAAAGTATGCTTCAAAAATTAGGATTAAAACCAAGTATTCATGCAGAAAAAGACGAATCAGAGGAAGAATTCGAAGAGGAAGAAGAAAAGGAATCAGAAAAAGAAGCAGAAAAGGAAGCAGAAAAGGAAGAACCATATGTAATTCCAGATGACAGAAAGGATATATTTGTTTTAACAACAGGCGTTCCTATACCTCCATTGTTAACTGAGGAGACAAAGGAACAAGCAAAAGATATTAGAGAAAAATATAAAGAAGACCCAAACGATAGTTGGATAATTAAATTTATGAAAAATAAATATTACGCAATACATGAAAATGAAGGCGGTGGTGATTGTTTTTTTGCTACATTAAGAGATGCTTATTCAAGTATTGCGCAGCAAACAACGGTACATAAACTTCGAACTAAAATATCTAATGCGGCTGACCAACAATTATTTAATGGTTATAGAGAACAATACGATAATATTGTAAATTCGATTATTAATGATAGTAAACAAATAAAGGAACTTGAAACACAATATTTGGCTATAAGAGAGCAATTAAAAAATATGTTGGATAGATCCGAAAAAATCAAACTTGTAAATGAAGCAAACCAAATAAAAGAAAAACACGATAGATTAGTAAAGGAAAAAAAAGTGTCTAAAGAATTGTTATCTGAATTTCATTTTATGAAAGGTATAAATACCCTCGACAAATTAAAACAGGTTATGAAATTATGCGATTTTTGGGCAGAAACATGGACAATATCTACATTAGAAAAATTATTAAATATTAAAATAATTATTTTATCTAGTGAATCATTCAAAGAATCAGATTTAAAAAATGTCTTACAATGTGGTCAAATTAATGATGATATAGAAAAAAAAGGTGACTTTAATCCTGAATTTTACATAATAATTGAATATACCGGAAATCATTATAGGTTAATCGCGTATAAGAAAAAAATGATTTTTAAATTTAATGAAATACCGTATGACATTAAAAAGATGATTGTTAATAGATGTATAGAAAAAAACGCAGGGTTGTTTTCTTTAATACCCGAATTCCAGCAATTTAAGGATTCTCTCACAAAAATAGATATAAAACCAGAAAAAATAGTCAAAGAACCATCACCATATGTAGAATTATCTCAAGTTCGATTATTAAAACTTTATGATGATAATATTGTATTTTCATTTTATAATAAATCAGCGGATAAACCATTGCCTGGAAAAGGAAATGGTGAAAAAATCCCTCAAGGTCTTATTAAAAGTTTTTCTAGTTTGGCAATTATTCCACAATGGCGTAAGAAATTATCAAATATGTGGATTCAACCGTTTACATTAGATAATCATCAATGGGCGAGTGTTGAGCATTATTACCAGGCATCTAAATTTAAAAACTCAAATCGTGATTTTTATAATACATTTACAATGGAGTCGAACACAGAATTATCTAAAAATTCAGAGATGGCAAAAGCTGCCGGAAGTAAAAGTGGGAAACTTAAAAAAGACTTAATTAGACCAAAGAATGTGATTATGGATAATGATTATAATGAAACACGCAAAAATAAAGAGATATATGATGCGTTATTATCAAAGTTTACACAAAATGAAGATTTAAAAGAAATGTTGATAAATACACAAAATGCCATGTTGGTACAATATAAAGATAGTAAGGAACCGGAAGTATCGGATAATTTAATGTTGGTTCGTGACAAACTTAAAAATGTGTAATTATATTCAAAAACTAAATAAATAAAAATAAATGTAGTTAAAATATATATGAACCTTACAAAAAATAGTAGATCGTTAATATCCTTTTTTATAAAGAATGATTTTTTAAATCATGCTAAATTAACCAAAAATACAAAAAAAATAATAAGGGTTTTATATGATGATATCATTAATTCGTATAATTTTATAAAGGGGCAAAACAAAATATATAATATTCAAGTTAATAAAATAAATAGTATTTCTAATATTCCAAGACCTAAATCATTCGACATAAATAGTGTTCCAGACAAAATAAGAAAACATATTGATAATGAATCCTTAACTGAAATATGTTATACCTTTTCTATTTATAATAGAAATGTAATAATTAAATTTATAGTAGAAAACAACATTCTAGCTATAAATTTAGATATATATAATAATTATGTTGACACGATTATAATGTGGCTTTACATTTTAAATAAATATTCTTCCCATAAATGTTCCAGAGTAGTTACAATATACTTATATTTAACCTCGTTAATTAAAACACTTCCAAACAACCACACGGATATTTTAAATAGCAATAATGTAAATACCGCATTCACCAGTTCATGTCGGTATAATACCGAAATTGTCATTTTTAGAAATGAAGAATGGTTTAAAGTATTATTACATGAAACATTTCACAGTTTTGGATTGGATTTCTCAGACATGAATAATAACGAATGTAATAAATTAATATTAAGTATATTTAAGGTTTCATCTGAAGTAAATTTATTTGAAGCTTATGTAGAATTTTGGGCTGAAATAATTAATTCACTTTTTTGTAGTTTTTTTATTATTAAAAATAAAGATAATTTTGATTCTTTTTTATTAAATGTTGAGTTTTTTATAAATGTGGAAAGAACCCATAGTTTTTTTCAAATGGTTAAAACATTGAATTTTATGGGGCTTAGATATGTTGATTTATATTCAAAAAAACAGGAGATAAATACTTTATATAAGGAAAGAACAAGTATATTATCTTATTATATTATTAAATTAATATTAATTAATAACTTTCAGGGTTTTTTAGAATGGTGTGATATATATAATTCTTCATTATTACAATTCAAAAAAACAATACAGAACCAAAAACATTTTTGTGAATTTATTCGAAATAATTATAAAAATAAATCGTTAATTAAAGATATAACACATGCAGAAACATTTTTAAATAAATTAAATTTAAAAAAAAAAGGGAATGAATACTTGATGTCAAACATGAGAATGAGTATTTGCGAACTTGGATAAATAATAATAGTTTATTCTCAGTTTTGTCAACGTTATCTCATTATTATTGATTTATTACACCTTTTAACATTTCAAACACCTATTAATTAACGCTTAATTTAATCCAGTTATCAATAGAAAATGTATCTCCATACCATATTTTATTTAATTCATATTCAGGATAATAAATATTAGAAAAAAAAGATAAATATCCAATTACTGTTGAAAATGAACCGTGCGATAATATGATATGTTTACACGTGCTCGCAAATTGAAATGTAGTTATTTCATCACTATCAAATAAATTTGAAGATGGATATAATTTTAATAATTCTATTATCATATTATTATTTTTATCATCTGTTGATATATATAATTTATCAAAAATTATATTTTTAATTGCGTTTATATAATAAGTAATTCCTGGATTAAAACGCTCTGCGTCAGTTAATCTAATATGAATAAATAAATTATTATTTTTTGTATATTGATCTTTAAATGGATTATTACTAATAATAGTTGATTTGATTTTATCTTTATGTAAATAATTATATAAAAAATTTGTTATTTCTTTTGTCTGAAAATAAGCATGGTTTGGGTTTAAATTATAATTTAATTCATCCATATTGTAAATCGTAAAGTAATTATCATCTGTTAAATTTTGAATAAGGTTATATGAATTACTTCCACTAAATAATTCAATTCCTAACCTATTAATTAAATATTTATTATGGTAATCAACTTTTAGATTATGTTTTTCAGCTATTAAAGAAACTGCTAAGTTTCGTATAATTTGATTTCCTAATCTACCATTCGCTTCAGTTTTTGAATTCATAATATATGAATATATATACTCATATATAATCAAACGATTAATAATAAAATATGTAAATAAAAAAAAATTATAAATGGTTTTTATATGGTTTAGGACTATATAAAAACGGCGTTTAAAATGTAAAAAGGTGTAAAAGAAATAATAATTAAAAGGATTAATTATATTTGTGTCGGCGTTATCTCATTAGTATTGATTTATTAAAAGAAATAATAATTAAAATAATTAATTATATTTGTGTCGACGTTATCTTATTATTATTGATTTATTAAAAGAAATAATAATTAAAAGAATTAATTATATTTGTGTCGGCGTTATCTCATTAGTATTGATTTATTAAAAGAAATAATAATTAAAAGAATTAATTATATTTGTGTCGACGTTATCTCATTAGTATTGATTTATTAAAAGAAATAATAATTAAAATAATTAATTATATTTGTGTCGACGTTATCTCATTAGTATTGATTTATTAAAAGAAATAATAATTAAAATAATTAATTATATTTGTGTCGACGTTATCTTATTATTATTAATTTATTAAAAGAAATAATAATTAAAAGAATTAATTATATTTGTGTCGGCGTTATCTCATTATTATTGATTTATTAAAATGGTACAAAAACAATATAAATCTATAAAATATTATAGATTTATAATGGAAAATAATAAAATATTATATATCAAAACTGATGATAACATAATTATAAATGAAATACATATAAGATGGGTGAAAAAAATGAGTGATTGTTTAGAAGTCTGCACCAAATCATTTGGTTGCAGTATAGATAGTTATAATAAAGACACACACACACAATATGTAAATCAAATAATTTAGATAGTTATAATGCTCTTAATAAGCATTTTAAAAAAACAATATAATAATATTTTATTTATTAGTGTTCTCGTTGGTATCTCATTATTATTGATTAAATAAATAATAATGAGTTATTGATCATGTGATGAGATAATTTATTTATTATTTATAAATATAAGTTTTCAAATAATATAGAATAATATATTATTAATAAATATGTTGGATTTATATAAAAACAAGTATGATAGAGAAACTTTAAAAAAAAATATATATTCGTTTAATTTATTAGACATTTTAAAAACTCAACATTTAGATTATACATTTGTAATAAGATATATTTTAAATACTAATTATCAATTTACAAAAGAGGAACAATTAATAAACATGACGGATGTTTTAAATTACCAGAGACACCTACAAAAAGACATATTAGAATTAGAATATTTAAATTATTATCACGATGATGATAGTGTTAATGGGTTTGAATAGTCTCCTTTAATTGAGGTTACAATTAAGTATTTCAATATATCCAATTCTAAAAATAATAATTTTTTTATTATTATTTTTAATTATGAAATTTTTATAAAGTTTATAAATTATCTATCTAATTGTCTAACTATTTATAGTTCCTGGGATACGGCAACTTCCTTTGTAGCCTTAGCAAAATGAGGACTCATGTATCGTTGAAGATTAAAATATGTTAGTTCATCCGTCTCGTTTAATTTAAGAAGAGTTGCTAGTTTTGAATCAGGAATAATTTTACGACCGTTTTCCTTATCCTGGAGATTATTTGTTCGGATATATTTATTAATATCTCTGGTGACTTCTGTTCTGGCCATTTCTGAACCGGAAGGTTTTTCTAAAAATGAAGCAAGTTCATCACTAATTCTAGTAGGTTTTACAAATCCAGAAGGAGCGCGATTAACAGACTTTCTCTTTCTCTTTGAGCTTTGTTTAAGCGCAACCTTTAATTCCCGAACCCATTTTTTTTCAATAATTCTCCAATCAGCCTTAATAGAAGAAACCAACACTCCTAATTGTTGTAGTTTAGCAAGAAATTCAACGGATTGTTCTGCTACAGGGATATCTACTTCTGGATCAGAAACTGGTTCTTCAAGTGATACAGTTTCTTTAACAACAACAGGTTCGGGTTGTTGTTCAACAACTGGTTCTTGTTTAACAGAAGCAACTTCAACACTTTTTGGTGCTCTTGTTTTTTTGGGTTTGGTTGATTTTTCAGTTAATACTAAAGGTTCTGGTTCATTAACAACTTCTAATTTTATAGAAGTAACTTCAGGTTGTGATGATACAACTTGTTCAACTGATTTGGATGATTTATTATTTACTCTTGGCATCTTATTATACTATATCTAAATAATTACTTTTTAAGTGTTTTAACGCAAATATTATATATTTTATATGTTAAATGATACAAAATATATAATTTAATTAAATAAACGAAATGCTTGATATAACCATGGAAGTGATAAAGCGGCATATTCATTGACCATTGTTAACGCTCCTAAAACATAGTAACACCCAAAAGATTTATTATCATTATTAATTCCATTATTTACTAAATTACAAAGAATATCAACAATTACTTTTCGTACAATATCAATATTACTTTCGGTATGAATTATAGATATATTAATATTCCTAAATATATCTCCATTTGGTGGACAAATGTTATTTTTGGTTTCTTGAGGTATTTGTGCTCGATAATCCCAAATATTTGTTAAATGTATTATAAATTCAACCAGTTTAATTCTAGATAAATTTAAAAACCAATTTGGGTCGCTATAATGTCCTAAACTATCTATATTTTGAAACAATTCAATAACTGTGTGTTTAATATTTTTAATAAATGGAATAATAGGTGATAGTTCGACATTAATTTTGGTTTTTAAAATACTATGAATTTTTAATAATTGTTGTAGGTTTGATACTACTATATTTGGAATATCATTTCTATTATATGGGTTTTTTATGCGTCTATCTGATTTACAAATTAAATTATAGAGAGAGACAATATCAAAACCATATGTAAAATTATCTTCATCTTTATAACTAAAAAAGTGAGAATATTCAATTGTGTTTATTTCATCCATGCTTAAAAAATCTATTTTGTTAGTACACAACTCCCTATTCATAACAGCAGGTCCTCTTAATTTGTTACATATTCGAACTAGTTTACCCCTAAAACATTTCTGGATTTTAACAATTAAATAAGATAAATAAAAAAAACTGTATATTCGGTTAATTAGTTGTTTTTTGTTTCCAGATATCTTTAATTTATTCAGCTTTGCTATTATTTTTAATTGTTCGCAATTATAATTATATTTAATTATAATCTTATAATTATCAAAGGTTAAATTATACATTTCATCATCCGTTATTTTAGGCAATGGATTATTAATTACGATTGTTTCTGCACATTTTAAAGTAAGATGTCTATTATATTCATTTATAATAATTTTATTTGTAGTTTTGTTATTACGCATTATATAAATAGGGATATATTGTTTTTAATTTATAATAATAATTATATTATTTTATTATGATATATGATACGAGATATTAATATATATATATATTAATATTATCAATATAAAGACAACCCTATAATATAAAACATAATAAAATGGCAGACACAATAATTGATGGAACACAATTTAATACAAAAAATATTATGTATACTTCCCCCAAGTCAAACCCACAAGGTGGTAAAAGTGTAAATATCTTAAATAAACTAACCAAAACTGGATTGAGATTATCAACACCTCTAATGTTAACATGGGGAGCATCTGATTATGTTGATGAAAAAACCGGTCTTGGAAATGGTAAATTTGAGATGTCTTTACAATTTCCAAGTGAGGAATATAAGTCGGAAGAGACAGACTTATTTTTAAATAACATGCAGGCATTTCAAGATAAAGTAAAAGCAGATGCGCTTGTTTATTCTAAAGAATGGTTTGGTAAAGTCCATAAAAGTTCTGATATAATTGATGAATTATTTTCACCAATGTTAAAATATCCAAATTTAAAAGGATCTCGTGAACCAGATTATAATAAGCAACCAGCGTTAAAAATTAAAATTCCATTATGGGATGGTATTTGGAAATGTGAGATATATGATGAAGAAGGCGAAAAGTTATTTCCATCGTCATCAAATCCAAATGTAACTCCTTTGGATTATTTAAAAAAGGGAACAAACATTGCTGTTTTAATACAATTTGGTGGCATATGGTTTGTTAATGGAAAGTTTAGTATAAGTTGGAAACTCATACAAGCAGTAGTCCAAAAACCTAAACCGACATTAACTGGACAATGTTATATTAAATTAAAATCTTCTGATAAAGAAAAATTAAAGGCATCACAAGCTAAAATAGAAGAAGAACAGAATGATACTATATCAAGCGTTTTAGTAGAAGATAGTGATGATGAGGATAACGATGTAGATACACAACCCACACAAATAAATGATACTCCAGAAATGAAACTCACAGTTACAGAACCACTTGTTATACAAGAAACACCCAATACTGTAGAACCTCCTAAAAAAAAAGTCGTCAAGAAAAAAACATAAACATCTCATAGATATATAGTGATGTAGATAGTGTTGTATAATATTAGGTATAGTTAGTTTAATTGTTTATAAAATAATATAAATCATATTATATGATTTATATTATAATTACCACATGTTTAATTAATAAATTTGGTATTAAAGATGATATTCATCGTCAAAATAGATATACTGATAGTATAAGACAAATATTAAAATTAGTAGAAAATGATTTATCAATTAAACCAATTATTGTTGAAAATAATGGTTTAAGACAAACATTTTTAGATGATTTTGAGTGTGATGTTATTTATACGAATAATAATAATATTCCATTTAATTATATCAGGACTGTTGAATATAAAGCATTGATTGAATTATTAGATATAAAAGAAGTAATAAATAGGTATAAAATTCATGATGATGACATTATTATAAAATTAACTGGACGATACAAATTGTTAAATTTAAATTTTATAAATTTAGTTAAAACCGGTAGTGATGATGCTTTTGTTAAATTTTTTAATGTTTGTACAAAAAAATATGAATTTAATGATTGTGTATTAGGGTTGTTTGCTATTAAATGTAAATATTTAAAAGGTTTTGATTATCGGCTTATAAAATCTCCTGAAGTAGAGTTTGCTGAATATATAAGAAAAAATATAAATAAAATATCAGAAATTAATCATTTATATTTAGAATGTTGTTTTGCGGATGATTTAAGAATATTATATGTGTGAGAATATATTCAAATACTTATTTATTTATAAAATGAATTTTTATAATAATATCACTTTTATTGCTGATATCATACATGTCTAAATCGGTTATATCATTTTCTTTTATTTTAGTGATGCCTTTATCCTTTAAAATGTATGTTTGAATAACCTTAAGTTTTAATTCACTTATAGGAATATTAAATAATTGTTTTCCTAAATAAAACTCAAAATAGACTTCATCTAAAATGGATATTGAAAAGGGAATATATAAATTAACGATGAGGTTATTATCTTCGTCGATAGCTACATTTTCTGGTAAGTCAGGAATACATTTAACAATAATATCGCTGGTTTCAGAATCAAAGTATAATTCATTGTGCCATAATGGAACTAAATATAATAAGTTATTTACATATAATTTATAAAAATTATTTTCAAATAAATCATCGATAGATGGATTTAAAATAAATAGTTGGTCTTCTTTACATTTTTCTAATACAATATTTCGTACAATGTCTAATGTTTCTTGATTGATATGAAATATATTTTTATATTTTGATATAAAACTATATACATCAATAGATGTTTGTTTATCTAAATCCTCAAATACTTTTAAGGATATATGTTTACATCCATTAATTATTTCATTAATTATTTTTAAAATAATATCGTTATATTTGCCTCTTAAAATCCCATTTACAAATAATTGTAATATATATGTGTATGTATTGTCATTTTGAGATGGTTCATCATTAATATTTAATATGTTATTGTTTAAAAAGTTGTAGGCTTCATTAATTTCCTGAAAATTGTGTGTATTCCCATTTTTATCTGGATGATTCTTTAATGCTAATTTATAATATCGTTTTTTCAATTGTTCGCTTGTAATATTTGTAATGTCACAATCAAAATCTAATATTCTTAATGCCTTTCGAACATCCATTTATTATTCAACCAAATTTAATTTTTAAGTGTTAAAATTATGAATAACATTTATTAAATAAAATAAATAATTTTCTAAATGATAAATTGGTCTATAATTATTATTGTAATATTTAAAAAATGTATATGTTTTGATTAAGATATGTGATAAATCTTTATCATGAATTTTTTGTTCACGAATTAATATGCTAAGAATGTACCAAACACATTCTATTATATCTAAATTATAAATAAATATGTCATATAGTAGATCACGAAATTTTAGAAATTTCAATTCGGTTATATTTACCATAACATGTATAATTTTATTACAAATAATTTTATATTGTAGCATTATTTCGTCGTTATAAATGTGTAAATTTTTAATATTTGTGATATTTTCCAATTTAATATCAGTTGGAAGATTATTTTGTAAGCATTTATTGTATATTGTTTTGGTTGGTCTTGGGATAGGTATAATTTCACAACAATTTAAAATGTTATCAGGAATAAAACTAACTTGTTCTGTAATTAAAATATATTTTAAATTAATGGAACAAATATTATTTTGTTGCATATAGCTATAAAAATTATCAAGCAATTCACTATTAATTTCATGAAAGTTTTTACAAACAATAATCCCGACTTTGTCTGTCTTCGCAGATATAATATCTACAAGTTGTTGAAATATTTCGTGCCAAATTAGTTTTGAATTACATCCCAATAATGACATATCAATTTCATAATGTATATCACTTATTTTAAAAAAATATGGCTGTTTATTAAATGTAACGCTTATTTTTTTGTCATATTTTAATTCAGACGGACTATATTTTTTAATAGATTTGAGCATTTGGGTATACTTACCAACCCCTGGTGGTCCATAAAATAATAAGTTCTTTAGATTTTGTAGTTTTTGTGGAAATTTATTATATATTTTATTTAATTTTGGATGTAAGTTTTCTTTTTGTGCAGATAATATATATTCTTCGAAATGTGTCTCATAAAATTTCATTATATATTTATTTAAACATTCTTTAATTTATTATATAAACTCACTATTTTTTAAATTTAATAAAAAACTTAAACATAATAATAATTTATATACTAATGCTTATTGTAAAAAATTTAGAACAATATAATAATAATAATATTTTTTTTTGTGAACCTATTATTAATAATATTATTGATGATAGTAACTTTATTAGAATATTGTATTCAACCCACGAGTTTATTTTAAACGGTATATATTTATATATACCATCGAATGATATTATTATTGAAAAACATTACAATAAATATAAATGTTCTTTTAATATAAATAGTAACAACAAAACGGTAGACAAAATAAAACAAATTGAGTTACAACTATTACAAAAATATTATATAACAAATAAAAAACCTCTTTACAAAATTTATTCACAGATTATTAATGGAGGAATAAAAATATTTAATAATTATAAATCATACAATACACATAGTGCCAAATTAAATGAAGTATACACAATTATATTAAAAATATCCGGAATTTGGGAAACAGATTATAATTACGGATTAACTTATAAATTTATAAAACTATAATTAACTTGTAAACCCGTCTGTATTAAAATTGTTTAATATTATATATAATGTTATAAGACATATTAAGTTTATAACACCTATAAAGTAGACGGTTGAAGTTTGTATTTTTGTAATGCCTTCTTTTTCATTCATGCTATTTAAAATAATATATAATTGAAGTAATAATAAAATAGTAGATATATTTGAGAATGTATAATATCCATCAGAAACATGTCCATTTGATATTTGCGATTTATAATTTATTAGTAAAAATAAGGTATAACTTATAATAGATAACATCAATAAATATGGCCCACAGTTATTAAATAATAACATCATATATTTAATTGTAGACACATTTGGATAATTTACCGAAATTTTACTTAATATAACACATGACACCAATATAATAGCACTTGCTAATATTGAATAACTAGCAATATTAATACTTGTTTTTGTGTTATCACTCATAAAAAATGATAAAATAAATAAAAATATACTACAATAAATAAATGTCGTATATATTGTTTTAAATGTTTGTTCTTGAAATGTTGACATTATATAAAATATAAATATTAAATTTTTCTGTTTAGTTCATCTATTTGTTTCTGCATGTTTTTGATTTTAACAATTAATAATGGTATTAATTCTAGATAATTTACAACTTTTAAAGTATTATCATGCGTCATATCTTCTCCCAAATTAGATACTAATTTGGGAAAAACAAGTTCGAGTTCTTGAGCAATTAAACCGTAATGTTCAATGTTTAATTTATCATATTTATATGTATATGTTTTGGGTACTAATTTTAAAATATTATCTGCTATTTCTTCAGGTATATTTTCAATGTTTGATTTTAATTTAATGTCTGATGGATTAGTAATAGTTCCATTTACAATTAAATTTGTTTGAATCAATACATCATTTGTGCTATTTGCGGGTGTAATAAATTGAATACTATTAATTGTTTTAAATATCCATGTTACTAATCCATTTATATTTGGATAAAATTGTTTAATATAGGTGCTTTTTAAAGGGTGTCTTCCGCTAAAATTAGTTGTTATGTTAAATTCCGACATTATATTATTATTAAGTATTAGAAATAATATATTGTATAATAATATTATGAGTAAATTTAATGTGTCAACAAACCATCCCTTAATTCCAAATTCACAAGAATATATGGTTTTAAAAAAATATGTATCTATACATTCTGAAGATAGAGATATAAAAAAATATCCAAATTCATCAGAGTTTGAGATTGAGTTGCCTCAAGATTATTTAAATGTATTATCTATTCGTCTTGAATCATGGACATTTCCAGCAAATTATAGTACCTTTTCAGAATATAACCAAAACTTAGTGATGTTATTTCAAATAAATAATCCATATGACCCCATTGAATATGATGAATATAATGAATACCAAATTGATATATTTCAGGCACTTTATTCAAATATAGAGATTAATTATTCAATTATTATTGAAGAAGGGTTCTATAACCCAATACAAATGGCAACTGAACTTACCAATAAATTTAATAATGTGGTAACACTATTTATTAAATCATTTTTTAATAATCCGAATAATAATATTGCTCAATCTTCAATAGATAAATTTAATGCAGAAGGGTATACCGACTTTGTGATTGTATATAATTCGGTTGGACAGAAAATATGGTTTGGAAATAAAAATTCACAGTTTACTTTAATAAATTCAGGTGTTATTTCTGAAAATGCGATATTAACCCCTATTAATTGTGCACGAAATCAACTACCCGATTTTACTAATTGGGGATTACCTTTTTATTTGGGGCTTACAAGAGATGATTCAAATAGTATTTCTTCTCCCGACGGATACCCACCAAGATTTTATTATGGTGATGTTTTCCCAGGAGATAATGGGTGTTGGTTAAACCCAACTCTTATAAACTCACAATCATATTATGTTGTTCCCCCGTTCAAAATAAATTTAATGGGTCAATCTTATTTATATCTCGAAATTAACGGATTAAATAATATTGATGAAACAAATCCATTTATAAATAACAGTTCGAATCCATTAATTATAAAAAATAGTTTTGTAAATGATCCTAGTTGTGAAATACAAAATTTACCTAGTTCACGAGTTAATTCGGCATTCGCAAAAATAGCGATTCCAACTACACCATTATCTCAATGGTTTGATGATAATAGTAGACCGTATATGATTTATAATCCTCCTGCGGAAAGAATACGAAAAATTAAATTAAAATTAAGATATCATAATGGACAACTTGTAAATTTTAGTAATAATGACTATTCGTTCATGTTAGAGTTTACTTTATATAATTCTCAGCAACAGAAAAAATACAAAAATTACAATCCAGAAAATAATATGTGGAATTAAAATATATTATATTTACATTTAATCCATGATTGTAAATCTTGTAATTCACAATCTACAACATTTTCACCAAAATCTTTTATTGATAAAAATGACGGTTTTTTCATTTTATCTGTTTTAAATAGTATATAATTATCTTTACCATTTTTACCTTTTCGAATACTTACATTTTCAGATACTTTTCGAATAATATCTGGGTTAGTATTTTCACCGTGTAATAAATGCGATATATCACTCATTTTTATGTTTTCAGGTGGTCTATTTCCTAAACTCTTTAAAGATATGTTTTGGTCTCCAAATAAAAGATATAATCCAAACTTTCCGTTTTTAATAATAATATCTTTACCTTCATATTTACCCAAATTATTAGATTTAAATATTTTGGTTACACTATTGTCGACAATTTCATCAAGTGAATATTCCCCATTTCCTATTTTATTTAAATCTATATCAGGATTAATAGGTTTGAAAGATAAAAGTTTATTTCCGTTTGTATTATCCATACATTTAATTACTGGACCGTGTTGTCCTATCATATAAGTATGTGTTTCGTCAATTTTATATTCTTGCTTTTTATAACCTGATAAGTTGTGTATTAAATAATTTATTTCATCATTACATTTTTTACATATTTCTGCAGAAAACTTATCCCCTAATGCGATTTTATCTAAGTCATCTTCCATTTCTTTTGTATAATTGTAATTAAATAAATGATTAAAATGTGTTTCTAAAAAATTTATTACTACAACTCCCATTGGTTGAATTACTAGTTTATTTTTTTCATTACCAAATTCTTTAATTGTGCTTAGTTCTGAAATGCGTTCATTTTCTAATTCGTAATCTTTACATATAATTTGAGTACCTGTTATATCTTCTTTGGTAACATAACCTCTTTCTTGTATTTTATCAATTAACATAGAAAAAGTAGATGGTCTTCCGATTCCTTTTTCTTCAAGTGTTTGGACTAGAGCTGCCTCTGAATAATGATATTTTGTGTTTATTAACGTTATATTAGATGTTATTTTTTTATAAGTTATAATTTGATTTTGTTTTAATTTTATTAAATAATTATAAATTGGATTTTCTATTTTATATTTTTTTTTAACTACTAACCATCCAGGAAATACTATAGTTTCACATTTATAATTATAATTTAAATTATTATTGGCATTTATATTTGAATTTAAGGACAGAACCACCGCACTAGACATACAACTTTCCAATGAATTCTCCCAAATAAGTTTATACATTTTTTTTTCTTTTGAATTATAAGTATCAGGAATTTCTTGTAGACATATATTGGTAGGTCTAATCGCTTCATGTGCTTCTTTTATATTATTTTTTGATTTACCGGTAGATATGTCGACGATATCATTCAATAAAGAGTTAATATTTATATTAATATATTTTTGTTCATAATTTTGTAAAATATAACTCGTCATTTTTTCTATAAAATAAAGACTATATTTTTTACTATCTGTCCTCATATAAGTTATATGACCTGCTTCATATAAACATTGACATATTTTCATGGTTTCTTTAGGTGAAATGTTTAATACCGAACTTGCTGCTTGTTGTAATTTAGATGTAATAAATGGTTCTGGAGGTGTTTTGAATAATTGTTTTGGTGGTAGTTCGCAACTAAAAGTATGTTTAAAATGTTTTGAACCATCTAAAAATCCAATAACATCATCATTTGATTCAAATTGTTTATTTAATTCAAAAGGAACACATAAACTAGTAAAATAACCGGTTGTATTATATACCTGTTTACCAGGATTATTTATTATTTCTTTATAATTATCATATACTATTTTTAATGCGGGTGTTTGACAACGACCAGCACTTAAACTATTATTAGATTTACTTGTGATAAATTTCCAAAGAAGAGGTGTGATTTTAAACCCTACCAATAAATCTAATGTTTGTCTTGCCTGTTGAGAATTAATAATATTTATATTTAAAGTAGTTGGATTTTGTATAGCATATTGTATTGCTTGTTCTGTTATTTCATGAAATATAATTCGTTTTGTTTTGATGATATCTAAATTAAATAGTTGACAAATATGCCATCCAATTGCTTCTCCTTCTCTATCATTATCTGTCGCAATTATAACTTCATATGCTATATTGATTTCAGACCTTAATAAATTTATTTGTTTTTTTTTTATGGATGTATTTATAATTTCATAAGTTAATTTAAAATCATTATTAATGTCGATGTTTTCAAGCGATTTTAATTCTCTCAAATGACCAAAACTCGCGACGCATTTATAGCCAGGACCTAAATATTCCTCGATCTTCTTACATTTGGATGGACTTTCGACAATAACAAGGGATTTTTTGGTAATATATTTTTTAGACATAATATAATATAAACAATCTCTATTTATATTATATTAGTTTTGATTATGATTTATTTATATTGGGCAAGACATACATGAAATACCTCACGATTCAAACAAACGCATAATTGTCGTTTATATCATAAATATAATATGAAATTAAATATTATAATGAATATTGTTTTAGTTAGTTTAGATATATTTCAACCATACATTTTAATAAATATCGGCCATCTACTTAAAACACAACATAAAAAAATTTTCGTCCTAACAAACAACAAATTCTTAAATATGTTTGATAAATACAAAAATGATATTACGTTAATTGATACCGACCTATTAAATGACGATTATAACTTTTCAAATAATAGTTCTTTAGATAAAATATTTAGAGGAGGGTTTTGGCTTAATACATCTAAACGATTTTTTACAATTTATTCATTTATGTGTAAATATCTAATATCAGATGTTATACACATCGAAAACGATGTTTTACTTTATTATAATTGCGATACATTAGAACCTCACTTCGACAAAAACAAAATATATATTCCATTCGACTGTTTTAAGAGAAACATATGTAGTATTATGTATATCCCTTCTTCGCAAATATTAAAACAAGTCTTAGATTATTACGATTTTAACATTAATGATATGTACAATTTTGTAACCATTATGAAAAACACCAATTTAATTGATAATTTACCTATTGGAACCAATGATTTATCTTCTCCAGAATTACAATTTGTAACTAAAAATTATGACAAATTTAATGTTGTTTTTGACGCAGCAGCAATCGGACAATATTTAGGTGGCATCGACCCTTTAAATAATGCGTTAAAATCAATTGGGTTTATCAATGAAACATGTATTATTAAATACAATAATTTTAACATATATTGGAAATATGAAGAAGGGATACATAAACCGTTCATTAATGATGTCCCGATATTTAATTTACATATTCATTCTAAACAACTTGAGCATTTTACAAATTATGAGTGTGATTTAATCGATATAGTTATACCTCTTGGTCCATCAGACACCCAACTTATAAAATCCACCGTTTCTTTCGCAAAACAAAATATTATTGGGTATCGCAATATTTATATTGTATCTTTTGATAAAAATGTAGTAATTGACGGGTGTATTACAATAGATGAAAGCATATTCCCATTTAATATTAATGATGTCGCGACTTTTCACGGAAAACGAAGTAGAAACGGATGGTATTTACAACAACTTTTAAAATTGTATAGTGGAATCACTATTCCCAATATTTTACAGAATTATTTAATTATTGACGCAGATACTCTCTTTTTAAACCCAACCAAATTTATTAATGAAAACAAACAATTATTGTATTCCTATTCTGAAGAGGGGGGACATTTACCATACTTTAAACATATGAATTTATTACATAATTCATTATTTAAAAAAAGTTCTAATTTTGGAATTGCTCATCATATGATTTTTAATACTCATCTTGTATCAGAATTATTTAATATGGTAGAAGTATATCATAATAAAGGACCTTTTTGGAAGATTTTTCTTGAGATTGTTGACAAAGACCATTATGATATTAGTGGGGCTTCCGAATATGAGATATATTTTAATTATATGCTAATTCATCACTTTGATAAAATATCAGTACGTAAATTAAAATGTCAGAATGTTAATAGTTTAAACAACATGAATGAGTTTATTTCAAATAAGTATAATTATATATCCTATCATCATTATTTGAGATAATTACTTTTTGAATACCCAATAATCGCACAGGCTATTCGTTTTCCAGAATTACCAGTTATTAAACTGGTCTTATTATTACCAGACCCACAATCATCCGGGTCAGCATGTATTATTAATCCACGACCAATTATATTTGCTTTATTTCCTCTTAATTTAATAATATTGTCGACAATAATATATTTCGCACAACCATTAGAATCAGTTTTTAAATTTCCTAAATCTCCAGCATGTCTATTTTTCATACCAGGACAACCGTGTGTTTTATTATATGGATTAAAGTGAGCACACATACTTTCACATTTATCTGATAAATCTCCTGATTCGTGCACATGAAACCCGTGTAATCCATTTTTAGATAAACCCTTCAAATTAATATCGATTATAACGGTTTTATTTACAATATCTTCTGTAAACAAAACACTTCCTTTAATATTTGTAGTGTCGAAAAATGCGATTGCTTGAATATTTTGAATGCTCATATATTTTATTAGTTATAAAATATATAGTCATAACTGTACTATTTAATATTGGTTGGTTGGGCATACTTTAATAATTAATGAATCCTCTTTTTCCAAAGTATGATTCGTTATTTTTATTATAACTATTAGCCATATATGTTACTCGTGGGCTTAAGATTATTTTATATTTTTGTTCTCTTATTTTTTCTAAAAACTCAAAATCTTCTTCCCATGATGGATTAAATATAACCTTGTCAAAAATACTTTTTTTTAAAGCAAAACTTATACCTACATTTTTTTTATAAAAGTTGGTTTCTTCTAAACTAGGACATATTCTATCATCTAATGACATTCTAAATAAAATTACATCAGATTCAAAAAACAATTCAAATAAAAATAATTCAACATAATTTGATGATATACCGTCATCATCATCTAGAAAAGCGACCCATTCTGTATCGGCAAATTTAATACCATAATTACGAACAAGACCCGCACTATTATGTCCTTGACCTAATCTTTTTGGTGTGTGTATTATTTTTATTCTTGTGTCAGTTTCTGATATATTTGGAGTCATTCCATCAAAAACAACGATTGCTTTCCAATTATTATTTGTTTGATTTTTAAGACATTGTAATGTAGCAACTAATGATTGTCTACCGATCGTAGGTATTATAAATGTAAGCATTATACTTTCCACGAATAAGTATTTAAACTAATTTTCTAAAATATAATTAAAACCAACTATTTGGAACAACAGATGATATTTCCGGATATACTTTATTTTTCCGCGTTGGTTGTGTGTTTGGTTGCGAGACTGGTTGTGGTTTAACAATTTCTGGATTCTTATCAAAAATATTAAAATATTGTAATATTTTTGTACCAGTATAAGTTATCTTATATTGTTGAGTTATATCTTTATTCATATAATTTTGATTATACTAAATTCTTTAAATCTATTTATACATTTTAACATTTCAAACTACATATTAAAAATTATAATCTAAAAGAAGATTTGGGGGTTTTGGAATGTCCGTATTTATATTTATTTCTTGATTTATTTGCTAAAATAAATGTTTTTTTTTTATGATTACATCCGTTTTTAATTATATCATAATCAACCGCCGCCGCTTTTCCAGAAGTGATTGAACTTGCCAACCTAGCTAATCCCCATGATTGTGGAGTTTGATTAGGTCTTGAACCGGACGAATAATATGCGCCTTCACCCTTTTTAACAATTTGGTTTAACGCAGACAGTTTACATCCGGTTTTTAATGCTAACTCTTTTGTGGGTTTTATATTATGTATATTATATATTTTACGGGCATTTATAATATGTTTTGATGTTTTATTTTTATAAGACGAAACAGGTTTGCGTGTATAATATATGTGATTTTTATATAATTTTTTTGATTTATTTAACATTTTAAATTGTTTGATTTTATCTTTTTTTGTTAATTTATTTGGTAAATATCTAATTGGATATTTTATATCTGTCATTATATATATTTATAAATATATATTATTCGCCATATTATGTTATCCCTTATTTGAAAATAGATCACATAATATTTGTTGTTTATAATAATTGGTCATTACATTTTGTCTATCATTTTTTGTAGATTCTATATTTTTAGTTTTTATTTTATTGTTTTTAGTTGTTGTTCTATTATTTTTATGTTTCGGTTTATTTTTTTCATTTATATTAATTATACAACACGATATTTCATTTTTATTTAATTGTTGAAACGCAAAAAACCTTTTATTACCGTCAATTATTTTATATATGTTATTATCAATATTGCTAATAATAATAGGTTGGTTTAAACCGTTTTTTGAAATGTCCTCTATTAAATTATGTATGTTTTTTTGAAACTTTTGAGTTGGGAGGTCTTTCCAAAAATTAACATCTAATATGAAAATATCATTAATATTAATATAAGTCATACTTTATCTATACACTTTTAATGTTGTTATATTTAAATTGTTTCCATGATATTTTTAATGGTTCACAATAATTATCTTGTTTCTGATTATCATACTCTTTATTTATTTTATCTGCTTTTTTCAACGCACTATCAATATATAATTCTTTTAATATTGTACCAACCATAAACGCGCCTTCATGTTGGTCAAGTTGTTCATTCTCGATTTTTTCTAATATATCCAAAAACTTAAATAATATATCTAGATTGATTTCATCCTTTTTTATTTTATTATAAATATCAGTATAATAATTAAATAAAAAAAAGCATTGAGTGATACATTCTTCATTAATTTTTAAATCATCATCATTATATTTTTTTTTAATCATTAGCATGTTGTTAATATCATTCCTTAAATTAATACTATGTTTTAGAGTGCGTATTAATTCGGTTTGGTCCTCAACATTATGTGTTTTTATTAACTGTTGTAATTGAATTCTTTGTTTATCATCCATTATAAATAATCAATAAAAAATTATATTTAATATATATTATAATATATATATTAAAATGGTAAATAATGTTCCTCAAGGTTTATTGTTGCCATCAATAAAGGGATTCGACGGTACCAATCCAAGAAACGCCGCATTAATGAATGAAATGAATAATAATTCTAAATTAACTAACTTAACTAATATAGTTGGTGGTAGACAAAAGTCAAAAAAATATTATGGAGGAGGATTTGTTAATCCTCAAATTTTACCAATATATTCAGATATTGGTGCTAATGGTCAAAATACAGTTGATATTAATAATAAGCTCGCAGTTATATCAACCCAAAACGCAAGTAATGCGAGTTATGATTTAAAAGTCGGACAAGTAGCTGGATATAAAAACCGAAAACGCAAAACTAAGAAAAATAAAAAATCTCGAAGATATCATAAAAAATCTCGAAGATATCATAAAAAATAATTTTAATTTTAGAATAGTTTATATTATATTATATTATAACAAATAATATAAGTAATGCCAACAGGAAAAAATTGGTTGAATTTTATTTATGTAAATATAGGTTTTGTTGTATACATAATTGCGATGTATTATTTCACATCAATTAAAAAAATAAAAGATAATTGGCCTGAGTATAGATGTAATCCAATGTATATGCCATTATCTGATAATATCCAAAAAGATTTCGTTTATTGTATTCAAACTATGCAGACAAATTATATGGGTTATATTTTACAACCATTAACATTTTCAACCGCATCATTAACAAATATGGCTGGTAATTTTTCACAAGAAATAAATAGTGTTAGAAACATGTTTAATCAAACACGAAACTTTATTACTTCTGCGATTCAAAGTATTTTTGGGGTTTTTTTAAATATAATAATTGAATTTCAAAAAATAATTATTGGAATTAAAGATTTAGTATCTAAAATTATTGGAATTATGGTAACATTATTATATATTTTAGATGGAAGTACCAAAACAATGAACAGTACATGGAATGGACCTCCTGGTCAAATGGTACGATCTCTAGGTAAATGTTTTCATCCAAACACAAAAATAAAATTAAAAAATGGGTCTGTCTGTTATATAAAAGATATTAATTTAGGAGACATATTAGAAAATGGTAGTAGAGTAAATGCTGTTATGAAAATTGATAATAGCAACAATACAGAATATGAATGTCTTTATAAATTAATTAAACAAGGGACAGACAACGAAGACATTCTTATTACTGGAAGTCATTTAATTTTTGATAAAGACAAAAATAAATATATTGAAATAAAAAATTATGTAGGTGCTGTTATTACAAATATAAATTCACCATGGTTGTGTTGTTTAATTACGGATAACCATAAAATTCAAATAGGTAATCATGAATTTTGGGATTGGGAAGATTATATTATTAAATTAAATCTTTAAGGGTGTAAATTATAATATGTAATGATTAATATCCAAATACTATATATATATGGATAGTTTAAACATTCAAGAAAATAAAATAAACAAAATAAACAAAATATATGAAAACCTAACATATTTTGACCAATATGGGTCATCTGTTATTATGTTTATTGTTTTAACAATAATAGTTTTTATTGTATATTCCTATTCAATCGTTATGTTACAAATTCAACCTATTAAAGATGATTGGCAAAATCAACGATGTAATCCTAAAGTAATACCTTTCGCGGGCTTAATAAATAAACCAAATAATAAATCTATAGGTGAATATACTCAAGAAAATTTTACTTATTGTACACAAACCATATTACAAAATATATCTGGTTACGCATTACAACCATTAACATTTTTAACTGCTAGTTTAAAATCATTATTTGTTAGTTTATCAGGAGATATTCAAGCTGGAAGAAACATGTTTGATAACATTCGAAATAATGTTACTAATATTGTTAAAGAGATTATGTCCAAACTGTTAAATATTGTGGTTCCTTTACAACAAATTATTATTGGATTTAAAGATATTGTAGCAAAAACACAAGCAATATTAATTACTGGTTTATTTACATCATTGGGTACATATTTTACATTAAAATCATTATTAGGGACTATTGTTCAGTTTATCATAAATATTTTAATTGCTCTAGCCGTTACTATTCTTAGTATGTGGATATTTCCATTTACATGGGGTATTGCTGCCTCAATGACAGCAATATTTATTGCGATTTCAATACCTTTGGCAATTATTGTAATTTTTATGTCATCTGTTTTACATATTCGTAGTAATTCTATACCAAAAATACCATCAAAACCGCGAATGTGTTTTGACGAAGACACACTTATAGAAATGAACGATGGAACGACTACCAAAATATCCGAACTTAATGTTGGAGATAAACTTAAATATGGTGTTGAGGTTACTTCTAAAATGAAAGCATACAATAATGCTACTATGTATAATTTATTTGGAGTTATTGTTTCTGATTCTCATGTTGTATACTATAATGGCGGTTGGATACAAGTCATGAATCACCCATCTGCTATATTAATTGATGATTACAATAAAAAGTATTTGTATTGTTTAAATACTTCTATAAAAAAAATATTCATAAATAATACTATTTTTTCAGATTGGGACGACCTATATAATACAGATATACATAATATAATTAATGATTTTATTAAAATATATGTTATTCAAGACGCAAATTACAAAATGGATGACATTGATATTCATAAATATTTGGATTCGGGGTTTCATTTTGAAACTAAAATTAAATTATTAGATGGTAATATAAAACAAATAAAAGATATTAATATTGGCGATATTTTAGAAAATGGTGAAATAGTGTATGGTTTAGTTGAGATAAATGGTAAAGACATATATAAACAATTTGAGTATTATTTAGGAAATGAACCATACGAACCAATTATAGGTAGTTCTATTCTAATGTATAGTATTGAGGAAGGTATGATTATTCATAATGACACTTTAGATAAAAAAGAAACATTTAAACAGGATAAGTTATATCATTTGTTGACAAATACAGGTGTATTTACTATATCCAATGTAGAAGTGTACGACTATAACGCCTCAATTGATTTAATTTTAGAAAATTGTAATAAAATTTATTATCTATGATTTATGTATAATATGATAATTACAATATTTGGGATAAATTTAAATATAGAACTTATTATTTTAGCGGCGGTTATTTATTTAATTATAGTTACACATACTTTATGTGGATGTTCTCGAGTTGGATTATTAGAAGGACTAGCATTGATGAATAATGCGATTAAAGAGCCGTTACACAAAAATACAAAAAAAGAGGGGTTTAGTTCTAATATTTATAGTGATGAACCCTCAACATATAAATTAGGAGATTACAGTCAAGTGAACACAAGTAGTTGGTTTCAACCTGATTTAGCTGTTTACCCAGGACACCCTTTAAGTGAAGGTGTTAAAAATATATTGGATAGAGAAAAACAAAATGTACCACTTTCTGATGGAGAAATGTTAATATTTAACAATACACCATTTAAACCTGAATGTTGTCCCTCAACTTATTCTAACTCTGATGGATGTGCGTGTATTACAACAAATCAATATAATTATTTAATTGAAAGAGGTGGAAATAATATTCCATATAGCGAATATTAAATATATTATAAATCTTGACAATATTCACAATTTATACAATAACGGATTCGAATGCTATTTTCAGGGTCAATATCAATTTCATCGTTTATAAATATATGATCACATGATAAAATTAATTTATGATTAATTTGTTGTAATTGTTGTTTTAAAACATCAATTTCTTCTTTTATACATTTAAACTGAAATTTATTATTAAAATCATTCAATGGTTCCTCAATTATACTTATATCAGTGTCTCTTGACATACACAATACTTCATTTTTAATGTTTATCATTTCATTTAAAAATGAAATATTCATTTCGATACTTTTTTTTAAGTTCAAAAGTATTTTAGATAAGACTGACATTATAATATAGTTTATAATATATTTTTATATTATATTTTTATACATATAAATACTTCATGTATTGGTTTTCATCTTTTAATTTAATTAATTTGTCCACGACATTTTTACTAACATTAAAAGGAAACTCAACTTTTAACGTCATATCTTGTTCAAATAGATTTGTACCTGGTTTCATTAAACGATACAAATTTAATTTTGTATAAATAATTTCTAGACACCTTTTTAAATTTCGAACACCGTCTTCATTATTACAATTATTTTCAATAATATAAGTAATTGCTTCATCCGTAATAATAATTTCATCAGAATTAAATTTTATCTGGTCTCTTATTTTGGGTAATAAATAATTATTTGTAATAACCATTTTCTGTTTTTTATCATACCCTTTTGTTTGTATTTTATACATTCTATCTCTTAATATGGGATTTACCTTTGTCTCGTCATTATAACTAAATATAAATAAACATTTACTCAAATCAAAATCTACTTCAGAAAAATATTTATCGTGAAATTGATTATTTTGAGATGTATCTGTTAGATGTGTTAATATTCCGGCAATTTCGTCTCCTTTTGGTGTTTCGCTAATTTTATCTAATTCGTCAAAATAAATGACTGGGTTCATACATTTACTATCAATCAATATTTGAATTATTTTACCCCATGTACTACCTTCATAAGTGTAAGAATGACCTTCTAAAAAACTACTATCCGTCGCACCACCAAGCGCAATAAAAGCAAATGGTCTATTTAAAATCTTGCTTATCCCTTCTTTTATTAAACTGGTTTTACCGGTTCCAGGTGGTCCATGTATCGCAATAGCAGAACCAATAGCTTTTGGATTTGTAATAAGTTGTCCTAGCATCTGCATAATCTGCATTTTTGCGTCATTTAATCCATAAACCGCATCATTTAATGTTTTTTGTGCGTTTTCCATAAAGTCGTGGCATTTATCAACTCCATCTATAATAGAAATAGGAAGTGAATTAAAAGTTGAAAATGGAATTCTCATAAAAGTATCTACCCAATTTTTTAATTTATAATATTCAGTGTTTCCTGGGTCAATATAGCGCAACAAATTAATTTTTTTCATAGCAATGCTTTTAAATAAAACTGGCATTTCAGTTTCTAATAAAGTAATTCTATATGGCTTTTCAATGCGTGAAATTTTATTTATTTCTCTTATTTCTTTAATTATTTTTTTTTGATTTTCAGTATCTAATAATTTAAAAAATTTAGAATCATTTAATGAATTTTTATCTTTAATAATTCTGTTAAATATTCGTCCGTTTCTCTCCTTATATTTTATTTCTAAATTATCCATTTTTAACTTTTTATCCTTTATTTTTTTTTCACATGTTTCAATACACTCTATAATTGTTTTATTATTTTTATTTTGTTCATAGATTTCTTTTAATTTAATTAATATTTCTTCGTCGTTTTCTTCAATTGGCGTCTTTTTTCCTTCTTCCGTTGATTCTTCTTCTTTTTTTTTGATTTCTTCTTCAGGTTCTATAGGTTCATCTTCATCTTCTGTTGTGTCGCTCCATTCACTTGACGAGTCATTATATGAACAATCTTCATAATCTGATTCATATTCATCACAATTTTTATATTTACTATTACTTCCAATAGTAAATGTAATATTAACTTTTCCTTTCTTTTTATGTTTATTTTCATATTCAGATTCGGAATCGTCGTCTTCAACAGTGTCGTCCTCAGATGATGATGAAGATAGAACTACATATTTTTTATAAGGTACACGATTTTTGGTGACCTCTTTGTTTTTGGATGACCCTTTATTTTTTAAATCTTCTTCTATTTTTTTTTTTAATTCCTTTCCGGATTTTACTTTATTAGACATATGTTTCGATGGAAACAAATCACATAATAAATTACGGTATTCGTGTACATTAAATTTCTCATTATCTATATCGTGATTTGTCGAGCAACTCTCATCATCATTACTTTCACTGTTAGAATCACTGTTGCTACTATCACTGCTTACACTTTTCTTTATTTTACGCATTAAATCTTCCTTTTTTTTAGAAGATTTAATATTATCTTTTTTATTATATTTACTTATTTGTTCGCGTGGCATATATACTCTTATAATTAAGATATTTTTAAATCATATTTAAAGATATAAATAATAAATTAAATACCAACACCTATAAAAATAAAATTGATTTACAAACAATCTAAATATTATTAATATATTATAAGAGAATGTCTATAAATACAAATATGCGAAACAATTGCTCAAAAATTATTGCTATTCAATTTAGTATATTATCTCCTGATGAAATACGAAAAGGGTCTGTAGCTGAAATAACCTCTCGAGATACATATATTAATAATAAACCTGTAATTGGTGGTTTATTTGATCCTCGTATGGGAGTTTTAGAACCAGGGTTAATTTGTCCAACAGACGGTTTAGATTATATGAAAACACCAGGTTATTTTGGTTCTATTGAATTAGCAAGACCAGTATTTTATATTCAGTATTTAAGTACAATATTAAAAGTATTAAGATGTGTATGCTTCAAATGTAGTAAATTAAAATTAGATAAGGATTCATACAAACAAGCATTAAATCTTTCAGGAGATGCACGATGGAAATATGTGTTTTCGCTGGCAAGTGTAATCAAACGATGTGGTGAAAATATATCAGATGGGTGTGGTTGTTTACAACCAACTAAAATTAAAAAAGAAGGTCTCGCCACCATCATTGCGGAATGGAAATCTGTTAAGGGTATGGAAGGAGAAAATATTGCGGAACCTATAAAATTGTCACCTGAACTAGTTTTAAAAATATTTAAACGAATATCTGACGAGGATGTTACATTTATGGGATTTAGTCCTATTTGGTCTCGTCCTGATTGGATGATATGTCAAGTAATGGCGGTATCTCCTCCATCTGTGCGCCCATCTGTTAAACATGACGCGCAACAAAGAAGTGAGGATGATCTAAGTCAAATCCTTGTAAATATCATAAAAACAAATAAAACACTTCAAGAAAAAATTCAAAATAATGCCCCATCAAATATTATTGAGGATTGGACAAGTGTTCTTCAATATTATGTTGCGACTCAAGTCGATAATAAAATTCCCGGGGTTGCTTCTGTTGCTCAGAGGTCAGGTAGGCCCTTAAAATCAGTAAAGGATAGACTTAATGGAAAAGGTGGGAGAATGAGAGGCAACCTAATGGCAAAACGCGTTGATTATAGTGCTCGTTCTGTAATTACTGCTGACCCTAATATTTCAATTCGTGAATTAGGTATTCCTATGAAAATCGCAAAAAATATTACAAAACCCGAAGTTGTGAATAAATTAAATAAATCGTTTTTAACTAAATTAGTTTTAAATGGTCCTGATATTTATCCTGGAGCAAAAATTTTAGAAAAAAAAAATGGCGAATCTATTACATTAAGATATGTTGATAAACAGTCAATTGTTCTTGAATATGGAGATATTGTTCATAGACACATGATGAATGGAGATGCGGTTTTATTTAATCGTCAGCCAACATTACATAGAATGTCAATGATGTGTCATATAGCAAGAATCATGGCTCAAGGAGACACTTTTAGAATGAATGTCGCAGATACTAAACCATATAATGCGGATTTTGACGGTGATGAAATGAATTTACATATGCCTCAAGATGTTGAATCTGAATCCGAATTAAAAAATTTAGCCGCTGTTCCATATCAAATTATAAGTCCAGCCAATAATTCTTCTATTATTGGTATTTATCAAGATTCTATGCTTGGATGTTATCAATTCACAAGAGAAAATATAAATTTTACACCTCGTAATGCGATGAATTTATTAATGATGTTTAACCGTGTTAATGAATTTGAATTATTAAACAAAGGCGGTTTAATAAGTAACTTTGATATATTAACTCAAATAATGCCTCCACTATCATTAAAATATAAAACAAAAACTTTTAATGAAGACAAAGACGATATGAAAACATCAAATAATGTCATTGAAATTAAAAACGGAACATATTATCGTGGGCAAATGGATAAAAGCGTGTTAGGTGGCGCATCCAAAGGTCTTTTACAGAGAATTTGTAATGATTTTGGTAATATGTCTTCCTCGAATTTTATTGATGATTTACAGAATATAATTACGGAATATATGGTTTCATCCTCTTTTAGTGTTGGTATTAGTGATTTAATTTCAAATGAAAAAACAAGCCAATCTATTATTCAAACAATCACAAGTAAAAAAATAGATGTAAAAAATTTAATTGAACAAACACAATTTGGTATTTTTGAAAATAACACAGGTAAAACGAACGAAGAAGAATTCGAAACAAGAGTAAATAATATATTAAATCAAGCAACCTCAGAATCAGGTAAAACAGGTTTGAAAAGTCTCGACAAAAATAACCGGTTTGTTACTATGGTAAACGCAGGTTCAAAAGGAAGTGATTTAAATATATCATTTATGATTTCTTGTCTTGGACAACAAAATGTAGATGGAAAACGAATACCATATGGTTTTGAAAATAGAACATTACCACATTTTACTAAATTTGATGATTCGCCAGGAGCGAGAGGATTTGTTGAAAGTTCATACATTAATGGTTTATCTCCTCAAGAATTATTCTTCCACGCAATGGGTGGTCGTGTTGGTTTAATTGATACTGCTGTAAAAACATCAACAACTGGTTATATTCAGCGTAAATTAATTAAAGGGTTGGAAGACTTAATGGTAAATTACGACATGACTATTCGAACCAATAAAGGAAAAATCGTTCAATTTAATTATGGTGAAGACGGAATTGACACAATTAAGGTAGAAAACCAATATCTACCTTTGGTTAATATGAGTGTAAATGATATTTACGCACATTACAATATTCCTGAAGAAACCGGTAAATCCAAGTTATTAAATCAAATCTTTTTAAAAAATGTAATGAAACGACATAATAATCAAATTGACGATTTTAACAAATTATGTAAACAATACACAGATTTTATGATTTTAAAGCGTAATGATATAATAAAACATGTATTTAAAAAAAAAGGTGATAATATTGTGAATGTACCAGTTGCGTTTTCATATATAATAAATAATATTCAAGGGCAATGTAATATTAATAGTAATTCTCTTGTTGACATTACTCCATTTGAAGCGTTTCAAATGATTGAAGAAAATTACAAAAATCTCGAAAATAATTATTATATATCTCCAACAGAATTATTTAAAACATTATATTATTATTATCTATCCCCGAAAGAATTATTAATCGTTAAGAGATTTAATAAGAGCACATTAACATTATTATTGGATACTATTTCAATTACTTATAAACGGTCAATTGTTGCGCCAGGAGAAATGGTAGGTATGATTGCTGGTCAAAGTATTGGTGAGGTTTCGACACAGATGTCATGTCTGTCATCTGAGAAAGTTAAAATTATTTCTAAAAATACAAGAACTTGTAAAATTGAGATGATTTCAGTTGAAGTTGGTGATTTTGTAGATACTCTAATAAAACAAAACTTTAAATATACATTTAATACAGGACATAATGAACACAGCTATGAAACCTTATTAGACCAATTAGATATTGAATATTATATATTGGGTGTTTCAAAGGATGAAAAAACACAATGGAATAAGATTTCGCATGTAAGCAGGCATCCTGTGAATGGACAAATGATGAAGGTTACCACAAAAAGTGGTCGAATAGTTGATACGACTACAAGTCATTCACATTTAATCCGTTCAAACAACGAAGTAATTCCAATTGTAGGAGCAAAAATGAAAGAAGGAATGAGAATTCCAGTTTGTAAACATATTGATAATAGTTTTGTAGTAAATTATATTGATATTGAAAATAATTCATATAAATTAGACCATTTATTTGGATGGTTTATAGGTGTTTATTTATCCGAGGGTAGTTTAAATTATAATGAAATCAGGATTACAAATATTTCAGATTATTATATTCAAACCATCCAATTATTCATAGAGAGATTTGATAAAACTTATCGTGTATGTGAAACAACGGGTGAATATGGAAAAAACAACAGTATTACATTTAATTCAAGAGAATTAGCGAAATTATTATTAAATTCTTGTGGAAATGGAAGTTTTGAAAAACGAGTTCCTGATTTTGCTTTTACAGCTCCTGATGAATTTAAATCAGGGTTATTTCAAGCATATTTTGATGGAAACGGATATTTCCAATTATACGATTCACTAATAATGTCTAGTTATAGCGAACAATTAATTAAAGACTTTGCGTTAATTTTAAATTATTTTGATATTTTTGGAACAATTAAACAAGAAACTAATCGGGAAAGACCAGTTTATTATTTAAATATTGATTCTAAATACATAAAACAATACATGTCATATATTGGTAGTGTTTTATACAAAGATAAATTAATTAATTTGTTAAAATATACAGAAAGAAATAATAATATATTATTGACAGACACAAATGATCAAATTAACGGATTATGTGAGTTATTAACATATTGTGAAACTATTCTAAATACTTCAGGACAAATCACAACAACTGATAGTTTTAAAAATACAGATTGTATTGGTCGTAAAACACTTGAAAAATATTATGAAACATTTAATAATCATACAAATTCTCATTTAATACAAAACGAGTTAATGCTCATAAACCAAGCATTAACATCTGGTGTGATTTGGGATGAAATCATAAATATAGAATACTACACGCCGGATCAATCAACCTTTGTATATGATTTCACAGTTCCAGGAAATCAAACATTTATGACTGATTACGGAGTAATAATTCACAATACATTAAATACCTTTCATTTTGCTGGTGTAGCATCAAAATCTAATGTTACAAGAGGTGTTCCTAGAATAGAAGAAATACTATCTTTATCATCAGACCCAAAAAATCCATCATTAACTGTTTATTTAAATCCTGAAGATGAAACAGACCAGGATAAAGCAAACACAATCATGTATATGTTAGAACATACCAAATTAGAATCAGTTGTAAAATCGGTTGAGATATGTTTTGACCCGGATGATTTAAACACACTTATAGATGAAGATAGAGAAATAATTCAACAATTCAAAGAATTTGAAAATATGGTAGATGAATGCGCAGGAGCGGAATTGTATATTGATGACAATACAATCCATAAATCAAAATGGATATTAAGAATGGAAATGGATTCTGATGTTATGTTAGATAAAAATATAACTATGGATGACATAAACTTTACATTAAATAATTGTTATAAAGAAGAAATTAGTTGTATTTATTCTGATTATAATTCTGATAAATTAATTTTTAGAATTAGAATGACTCGAGTTATAACTGATAAAGACACAAAGAAGGGTAGAATTAGTTCATTAGATCAATCAGACCAAATTTATTTATTAAAAAATTTCCAGGATAAGTTATTACAAAATATCATATTACGAGGTGTTAAAGGTATTAATAAAGTAATCATTCGAAAAATAAAAGACAATGTTATTGAACAAAACGGAACATATCAAAAACAAGACATATGGGTTCTGGATACCGTGGGAACAAATCTATTAGATGTTTTAGCATTAAACTATATTGATAATACAAGAACATTTAGTAATGATATTGTAGAGGTATATAATGTTTTAGGAATTGAAGCATCAAGACAAACCATTTATAATGAACTTGTTGAAGTAATTGAATTTGACGGAACATATATTAATTATCATAATTTTAGTATATTATGCGATAGAATGACATTTACAAGTAAGATGATATCTATGTGTAGGCATGGTATTAATAATGATAATATCGGACCAATATCTAAAGCTTCATTTGAAGAAACCCCTGAAATGTTTTTAAAGGCAGCAAGACACGCGGAATTAGATACAATGCGAGGAATATCTGCCAATGTAATGTGTGGCCAAGAAGGATTTTTCGGAACTAGTTGTTTTCAAGTTGTATTAGATATTGAAGAAATGCAGAAATTGGAGGAAGAAGTTAAATATGAAAATATAGACGAAGAAACCGCAATCAATAATGAGTTTTATAATGAAACAATTAAAGATGACAATTGTAGTATACCTAACTTAACAATAATAAATAATGTAAATAGTATTAAAATTAAAAATTTAGGCACTGTGAATAATTATAACCCTGGGTTTTAAGCATATCAAATAAAGGTATAGATATTAATTTTAGTCAAAAATATGTATTAAATGTTGTTTAATACATAATTAATGGAAACATTTTATTATATTTCAAATAAAATATTAAATAAAACCAGTTATATTTATAATTTTTCGGATGATGAATTATATTATCAAAATATAGTAAGTATATTTAAGAACGAGGTAACCAAATATAAAGAAAAATATAGTTTAATAAATTTGTTACTTCTTGCTTTTATTAAAAAAATATTAATTTTAAAAAAAATAACAAAGGTTGGTTTTATATATAAAATATTAAATAGTGTATTTTATAAAGTTAAAACAGATAAATTATTAATAGATAAATTTACTAAAATTCAAAAAACATACTTTGCGTTTTCAAAGTTAGCATACATTTATAAAATTAAAAAATCGACATGTGTTATAAATCATGATTTATATTTCAACAATATAAATAAAAATGAATCAAATGTCATAGAAATATACCAAAATAATATGACATATTTATTTAGTATAAGCGACTTGATACATTTATTAATGGTATCATTAACTAACGCTAGTCATTTTTTTATTAACCCGTTAGAATGTAAAAATCCATATAATAATATTCCCTTTTCAAAAAATATACTATATAATATTTACTTTTCTATAAAAAATAAACAAATATGTCTTCCTGAATTAATAGAAAAATTTTTTATTGAAGAGTTCGACCTGCCTATTTTTTTAAATAAAAACAAAGTATTAATTCAAACCACCTCAATAAAAGAATATGTCTCGAATTCATCACTAATCACATTATATAATTATGGATTAAGTATATTTAATTATTTTAATCATTTGTGTACTACACAAATTGCGATTCATCCTGAATTTCCAAAAAAGTTATTTGTTGACATTATGAAACCCTTAATTATTTTATATTTAATATCAAATTATTCAATAGACTCTTTTACAAAATATAACACAACACAAGAGTTATATCAAGAAATCCAAAGATTTTATATATATAATCCATTATTTGGAAGAAAACACATTAAAATTTGTCTAGACCAAAATAAAAAACCTTTTAAAAAAGTTTATTTTAATGAATCATGTTCTATTGTCTGAGACTTTTTTATTTGTTTAATAGTTTTTCTGGTTTTTAATTTCTTATCAAAATAAACATTGGCCTTTTGTTTTTTTGTTTTTTTTACATTGGCTTCATTTATATCTAAAAATTGTTCATCTATTTTTTGTTGTAATTTTAAATCTACTTTATCTACTTTTTTTATATTTTTCCTGGTTTTATTTACTTTTGTTATAAGTTCATCTTGTGGAAGTTTTCTTGTATAATTAGTTGTTATTAATCTAATAAATGATTTTAAATATAACTCGATTGTGGTTTGTTTATCAATTGTTAATTTTAACTCATTAATACATGTTTGGTCTTTTAATTTATTTATAGGTATAAATATATTTTGGGATTCATCTTGTATGTATTTATAAAGAGGTACAACTTCTGCTCTTAATGCTGGAGTTACAATAAAAATAAAATCATCATCTTCTTTTCCATAACATAAAAATGATTTTCTATTATATTTGGTTTCTAATAAATACTTGCTTGATATAAAAAACGAGGGAATTTTATATTTATTAAGTATTATCCATAAGTCAAGATTAGTTATAAAATAACTATCTGACCAAATGAATTGGTCAAACGGGATTAATCCGGCTTTAACTTGGTCACCAAGTGTTTTTTTACCTTCTATAATTAAAATGTCCAATATTTTGTCAGTATATGAAGTTAAATATTGAGAATATTCTTCAATTAATACTCTTTTAATATCATTTGTTGTTAAATCCATATTGTTTGTTTTTTTTATTAATTCAGAAACAAAATAAAAGGTACAGTAATTTGATTTAAAATAACTAACTTCTGTATAATTACTTGAAAACGCTTTTCTCCAAAAGGTTGATTTGATTTTATCTATATTTTCTTTATTACATTCTTTAATATTATTTGGATTAATCGCCTCATTTATTTCAATTAAATTATCATACATTTGTGTTTTTAGCGGTTCGACTTGATCATATGTATTATATTTTACATAATTATTAATGGCTGCGGGTATAAGCCCGTCGAAATATTCGGTGGTTAATAATGATTGAACCATAAGTATTTCGTTTTCATTTAAATTGAAATTAATCTTTCCAAAAGATAAATATGTCCGAGGTTTAAAAATAAATGAATTTATCCTATTGTATCGTATTAATTCATCTGTTAATTTCATATAATAAATATTTTCATTAATATTATTAGTTATTAGATTTTTTTTTGGAAGTATAAGAACACATTCATCATTTGCGGATACCATACATATTTTTCCTTGTGTTCCACATTTGTCTTTATTCTTTAAAATACATGTTGTTACTTCTTCTATTTTTTTATAATAATTCGCATCACCTGTAAATTCTATTTTATTTTTCACAAGTTTTCTTAATAAGTTGTCAACTATTTTTAATTTTTCAGAATAAATCATATAAGTTTTATTTAATTCAGTCTCAATCTTCTCACGAATATTTAAGTTATCGTAATTATTTATTAAAATTCGTACTGTATTACGAAACACATTATAAAAATTGGTTTCTAATTTTATTTTTTTAATATAATCTATTCTTTCTTGGTCTTTATCTGTTATAGTTGTTATGTCAACATCAGTTAATGTTATTTTCTTATCTGTTACTGTATAATTATCATTATCTAACACCGGAATATCATCTCTAACATCCAAGAGTAGTTTAGGTTCAGACAATTGAATAAATTGGTTAGATTCTGTTAAAATTCCAACAATATGTTCATCTTCTATAACCTTATATGCTGGTTTACACGGAATTATACTAGATTTATCTGAGACTTTTATTAAAAAATCAACTGTATCTTGATAATTATTCCATAAATTATCATCTGTCATATAAACATATTCTTTGATTGTATCATTGATTGAAGATGGATAACAAGGAATAAATCCACTATTTTTGTTAGTTATTTTATTTCTAGCGATAACACCAATGACTTTACTATTATAATTAACAACTTGTTTAATTATTTCATATTTTTTTTTATTTAATGTTTGAATTAAATCATAAAGACTTATTGGTTTTTTTGCCATGTATTGACGAGGCATACTAGCAATTGGGATACATTTATTTTGAATATATGGTTTGATAATTTTTTTTAATACTGCGACCAATGTTTTTGAAAGATTAGGTTCATATTCACTAAATGTCTTTCCTATTAGTATACGCTTAGTGTTATTTTTATATGAATAAATAGGTTCAAAATAATTTCCATCACGAATTAAAATTAGATTTTGCTTTCTAGATTCATATAAACTACTTGAATAATGATTTGTAGGACAAATTAACTCGACATTATTTGTGATATCATTATTTGAGATTTGTAATATAATTAAATTGATTCCTGTAGGAAATAAATATATATTTGTAGAACATACAATATCCCATAAATACGAATAATCTATTAGGACATCATCATCATTTAAAAAATCAATAAAGTTTTCAAAAGCAGATACTACATTTTTGAAATAAATCACCTCTGTTTCATTTGATTTGTTTAGTTTTGAATATATTACAGAATCAATATATTTATTTATGTCAACATTTTCATTTACTTTATGAAAGTTTGTTACTAAATTTCCATTTTGATATCTTATAAAATTGTCTATAGTTAATGACATTATTATTCTCTCTTTCATATCTTTAATGGATGGTATTTTATATGGAATACCATTTTCGTCTTTTCTTGCGTAAAATACAGCATCAGCTATACACGCAATAAAAGATTGTTTTTCACTTATCTCAACACCATGTCTTAATAAGCATGAACGATTTTCTTTTATAAGTGAGTTGTTTCTATTCTTATAACATTCATTATTTACTTCATGTAAAATTTTTTGTATTGATACTGGTAAATACCCCCAACGACCTGACGCTAACGGAAACTTTTCTGGACCTTTAATATACATATCATCTAATTGTTGTTTTGGTATTACGGGTTCTTCTGCAGGTTGTTCTTTTCCAGAACATTTATTTCTTCTAATTATTTGTTCTTTAGTATCCCATGTTTTAAAACAACATGGTAGACAAAATCCTTGGGGATGACTATCATCTTGAAATCCTGGGTAGTGCTTATAATTAGGTTTATTTTTTGGTGGTGTATAAAATTCATAAACATAATGTCCAGGAATTACTTTTTTGGCACCTTTTGGAAGTATTTCTCCGCATTTTTTCAATTTTACATCTTCTTCTGAAATAACACTATTTGTTTTTAAACACCAATAACGAGGACAAATATAATAATATGGATTATCCGGGTTTGAACCATATTTAATAATATCTTCTTCTTTTAAAAACCCTTTATAATTCTTTTCAATGTCTTGTTTTTCACTTTCATTTAAAATAACAGGTTGTCGTCTAGTGGATGAAGGACAAATACGAGAGTAAGAATTAAAATTTCCTTGTTTTTGAGTTATAATTAATGAAGGGTCTCGTTTTTTTATTCTATCTTGAAAAAAATATGGATTATTTAATGGCATTCCATCAATGTTTTTAATGTAATTGTTAGGTTCAAAGTCTTCTTTATCTTCTGGTTCTTTTTCTTTTTCTTTTTCTTTTTCTTTTTCTTTTTTTTGTTTTTTTTTCTGCTCTTTGTTTCCTTTTTTTACAGAAGGTGAATTATTATTTATTTCTGGTGAATCTACATTTAAATATTCTAATGGTTCGTCATCACTTAAATCATCCGGAGTGATACTTTGTCCTCCCTCGAATTCTTCTTCTCCTTCGAATTCTTCTTCTTCCTCTGACTCGTTTCCAAAAAATAAATTTAAAATGTTTTTATTCTCTTCATCTTCCTCATAATCTTCAACTTTTTTAAATTCAAGTTCGTCGTTTTCAATATATGGTATTTCATAATCATCTGTATTTGTTTCATAAACTGAAACAATATCATCTATCTTAATATCCGTTTTTTCGCCAGATGAACATAATTTATTAATTTCAATCGTGGAATATAAAGTGGTTGATTTATCTTGTGTTATACGAATTAATGTATCTAAAAAAATTGGAATAGTATATAAATAATAAATATTATTTATGTTATAAACATTTACTGTAATAATACTTGTAAATTTATTAAAAGTAATAGTTGTTTTAAATCCTGGATTATCTTTTATTTCAATTTGATTTTTTCGAGGTCCTCTTTCAATTTCCTCTTCATTCATTAAGTTTTTAACTAGTTCTAATGCTTCGTTCTGTTCCAAATCATAATTTTTTACTAATTCTTCAACGATTTCTAATCCAGTTAGACCTTCTTTTTGTTTTTCAATGATAAATGCTTCTTGACTTGTTCTTTTGTTAAAATTGGATACTCTTTTAAATCGTAATGTGATATCCTTTTTAAAATTTGAATTTTCAATAATAAACGCGCTAGTAATACATCCTTTAAATTTGTCAACGTTAATTGGTTTATTAATTTCAATTTGAGATTGATAATTTAATTGTTTAATATCTATGAAATTATCCATTAGACTATTAAATAATTGTATTTTATACCCGCTTTGTTCCATATAATCTTTAATTTCGGAAATAACTGGATTTACAGCCTCTCTTAAAAGTATATCTATTTCGTTTATTTCCATGGAATTATACAATTCAGAACTAATCATAATATTACAATTTTCATCAATTTCACATATTATTTGAAATAATTCGTCATGTTTATTATATTCTATGAAGGCTGTTACAGAACGAGACTTACCAATATTTTTTATTAATTTAGTAATATTCAATCTAGATAAATAAGGTATTTGTCTACCATCTTGAGATATTTTGTCTGTATAAAGACGATATACATTTTCTTGTTTTAAAGCAGGATTATATTTGATAAGTGGTACATCTTTTGTAGCATGAATAAGTTTAAAAATAATATCTAATGGGATTTTTATATTATATTCTGGTCTAATGACAACTTTTATATTTTTAATTCCTGAAAATTTATAATCTAAATTACTTTTTTTATATTTACAAACATCATAAAACATGTCTACATTTTTAAATGTTTCCATTGTTGAATTGTTTAATATTTTTTTATTTTCTTCAATTAAAAGTTGTTGTTTATCCATTAAATCATCCAATGATTTAATATTCTTTTTATATAAAAACGGATAATATATCTGAATCGCATATTCGGGTGATATAATGTTTTTCAAAACATCGGTAGCAATACATAAATAAATATTGTTTTCTACAATATTTCCACTATTCAACAAAAGTTGATTGTTTAATGTAGACAAAGACTTCCGCGATGCTTTTTCAAAAAAAGGATCATATTCAACAACATCAAACGGGTTAGATACAAAGGGATATTCATTTTCAACAATAAAAAATTTTTGACCTAAAACCTTAGAAACCCACATTTTTTTATTATTTATATTTAATGCTAAAATGTCATCATAAGTATATATGGCTTTATCAGGAATATTTAGTTTAGTTTCTATTCCGTTGTCATCACGAACTATATTAAGCAAAAATTGATTTATCCTTACACGAGTAAGTTCTAATTGTTTGTTTTGTGTTAATGATTCATAAATAATTGTAGAATTAAGAATTTCTTCTTTTAAACAAAATAAGTATATTTCTTCGAGAGATATTCGATTGCGTAATTCATTAAGCATTTTAATTTTAATGATTCCAATCGTATCATCCATATGTATTTGCTGTTCTGAAAAATGAACTTTTATTTTATTTTTTGAAATATTAGTTAGTTCCTCCGAATTAAATATATTTTCAAAAGCATGATTTGCTGGGTCATTCTTAAATAACTCGTTCATATTTTTTATTGATGGATTTTTACCATAAAATACATATATTGTGTCAATTACATTATCATCAATTAAATGATTTATTTTATAAATGGGTATATACTTAAATAATTCGTTTTTTTCTGACATATATATAAAGTTCATATTATTATTTTATGTTATAAAATAATAATTGTTATAATACTTACTACCTATTTTAAGTCATAATATGGGTTATCATTAATAGTAAGTCCACAATATTCAGTTGATTTTTTTTTATAATCAACAGGTATATAAATATTTGATTCTTTTGAATTTTCCAATAAAAATTTGAAATTCTGCCAAAATTCTTGTTTATGACCAATCGATGTTGTCATTATATGCGAAAGTTCATGAATCGCAACAAACATTAATGTATTTGGGTCAATTAAAGTGTCGCCTTCTTTTGTAGTATTTAAACAAAATGCGATTTTCTCTCCTTTATTTTCACTATAAGCAGTTAATTTACTTGTTGGTAGAGTTTCGCTAATAGTTTTTGGATTGAACCCCGCAACCAATTTTTTAACACGAGTATCATTTGGATGTGTATCGTTCATATATTTAACAAGTTGTTTACATTTATTAGTTACATTTGCAAGTAAATTCGCGGCTTCATTTATTTTTTCTCTTTCTCTAACACAATATCTATTACCATCAGCCGTCGCAATAATACATTTTAAATTATATGCGTCAGATTCAAAATACATTTTTAAAGATATTAATAGTATAAATCCAACAAAAATATAAAACACAATATTTTCATTTCTAAATTTAAACATATATAATAAATTTTTATTTTATTATATATTATTTCGATTACGCATCTATATGTTAAATTAATTATTGAAGTCCACTTCCAATTTCTAGAGGAACACGCATAAAATCAGGAGTAATGGTGCTTTGATTCCATGGTCCAACATTAAGTTGAGGATTTGGTGGTTCAGACCTAATTTGAAGATTTGCGTTTCTTAAAGATTGACCAATCGTATCAATACCAATATGATATCCTGCCTTTAATAAATTAACATTCGATAATTCACCTTTTCCGGATGGGTTTAATTGTGCCCATTCACTATTCACATCTTTGGGTAAAAGTTCTGATGGGTTTTGAATACTTGGTTGAGAACACGATGATGGAATACCATTTGAGCTGGTTTGAACTCCGTTCGCATCAGAAAATACCTCATTTTGACCTAAAGGTTCAGATGGTTGAACAGACATATTTTGTTCTTGTGTGTTTATATAAGCTCGATTCATATTATGATTCATAGATTCATTGCCTGATTTTCCTTTAGAATTTAAATTTTTGATTAATAAAATAACACCATATGTGACTAATACCAAGACGACGATCGCACCAATACCGTAATCATTCCATATCTTTTTAAGAGAAATCTTCATTATATAAAATTGATTATAAAATAATTTTTATAATACATATTTAATTATTCTCTAAACATTAATAAACTAAAATTAAATTTCATATGATTCTTCATCGATATCTGTATCACTTTCATCTAAATCATCCAACATATATTTATTCTTAATATTCATTGCTTCTAAACACGCAATCGCCGCTTGTTTTTTCGCTTGTTTTGCCTTATCCTTTGCTTCTTTATATATTTTATAATATACTTCGTTAGGTTTCTTTAAAGTAATTGGTTTTAAAGTATTGTCTAAAGTAATAGATAATTCGACCTCTTTTAAATCTTTATTATTTTCAGTATAAGGTATAATATCTAAATCTTCGATTTCTAAATTTAAACCTGATGTATTACTGTTATGTTCACTATTATGTTCACTATTATGTTCATTAATTAATTTGGTTAAAGCCTCAATTTCATCATTTTCATTATGTATATTTGTCTCTTCGATAACATCAGTATTTATATTTTCTACTAAAATATCTTCTGTCTGAACTGGCAAACTTTCTGATTTAACTTGTGAATTATTAATAGGATTAAATTGTTCTAAATCTTTTTTATCATTGTATATAACGGAAGACTGATTATGTTTAATTAAACAATTTTCAAACATAGAATAATTATTTAGTACCATAACCTGTATTAACGCAATCTCAAATTGGAAATTTTTATTAGTAACCTTAATACCCTGAATTTCTAAAATAGAAATTATATTTGTATTTGGTGCTACATCTTCCATTGTAATATTATTTTCGTGTTCATCATAAATTTTTATATTTGGCAAATTAGTTAAACTATTAATTTGAATGTTTGTTCTAACCAAACAACATTTACCGGATTTATATAGTTTTAAGATTGGATTAAATGCCGATTCAATATCTGTTAGTTCAAACGTACCATTAAACCATTCTGAAGATTTTTCGTAAACAAGTTCATGACATCTAATCTCTAACTTTTCAAACCAATTTATTAATTCTTCTGAGTTATTGTCAAATAATAAATCACAAAAATATTTTTTCCCACTTTTAATAAATCCATTTTTTGTTAAACTTGTGGATTGAATGTATAATGGTTTTTTATTACATAATATTTTTGTAAAATACGAACCTCCATGCACTCCTGTTGGTTTCGCTAAAGATAAATTCATAAAATCAAATGAACTCGACGGATTAATTATATTATCCATTATATTATCCATTAACAATAATATAGATTTTTTTAACTCTAAACACACGCAATAAAATCTATATACTTACTATGAAAGAATTAGTCCGTTCATGTTTAGACATTTTTAAAAGAGAAGATGTTCAAAATGAATTAAAGATGTGTTTTAAACCAATTTTAGAAATAATATTATATGAACTAAAACCGTATATTTATATGATATTAACAATATTTTTTTTTATTTTTTTTATGCTTTTAGCAATATTAATACTTTTATTATTAATTTTACATAATAAGCAAATAATAACTAAATTATTATAATTTTTTCTCGTGTATTTATATAAATGCCAAGAAGACGAGTAACACGCCGCAATCAAAAAAGAAAATCGTATAAAGGAGGATATACCGGTCATGCTGAACCAGCCACTTATAGTGACTCTCAAAGTTATATGTTAAAAACTGTGGGGGACGAACCTACCCAATATAATAATACATTCCAACAAACCGACACAAACAATTCTGGATTTCCTGCGGAATCTAACGCAATTCGTGGTCTTCAAGGACAAGTTGCAGGTAAAAAGTATCGTCAAAGAAAAATGAAAAAGTCAAAGGGAGGGTTTTTCGGATCAACCATAAATAAAGCAATTGTTCCATTAACACTATTTGGATTACAACGCGTATTTAAAAAAAGATTTAATAATAGAACATTTAAAAATAAAACTAAATCAAATAGAACATTCAAAAATAATAAATAATTATATTAAATAATTATGAATCAATTGTTTGAAACACAAATCCAAGATTGGATTATTTTAGATAATCAATTAAAAAAATTAAACGAAAAAACAAAGGAATTAAGAGATAAAAAATCAACTCTTACAACGAATATAACGAAACATATGTCATCTAATAATCTAACTAATTCTACTATAAAAATAAGTGACGGAACCCTACGATTTACAAACACCAAAATAACAACACCATTAACATTTAAGTATTTAGAAAAGACTTTAGGAGAAATTGTAAAAAATGATACACAATTAAAACAAATAATTGAACAAATAAAGGATAAACGAGATGTAATTATTATTCCTGAAATAAAGCGGATTTATAATAATTAAATATTATATGTATAAATTATATGAACGAACTTTCTCAAGACGATTTAGTTTTATATAGTAACAAAGATGGGAAACTATTCAGTGGAGGGTTTAATATAAATTCAATAATATTTAATAAAGATTTATCGCCTATTTTTAATATAAATACTAATAATCCACAATATGGTGGTAATGTATCAGATTTATTTAATAACTTAGCTATACCAAGAGGATTATTATATTTTAACAATATAACTGAAGGTGGACGAAATACCAAGGATGAACATGATGAGAATGATGTAATAAATGATGACCTTTATAACAAGTTATTAAATTTAGTCGAATTGAATAAAAATAAACACTCTAAAACTAAACATAATAAAAATAAAAATAAAAATAAAAAAACTCAGAAACATAAATATTAGATTCTACTCCAATTGTTATAATTAAAAGGTGAAACCAATATTTCCGAAATTTGATTTTTCCAATAATCCACTTGTTCTTGAAACTTAATATCCTTTTTGGTTTGTGGATATGGTGTAGTTGAGGCCATCAGGTTTTCTTCTTCAGGAGTAATTCTTGGTTTATACCCGTAGCAATTAACTCCAAACTTTATATTTGGATTTGCAATATATCCTCCATTAATTCCAGGTCTTCCACAATCATTTTCATGACCACTTATTTTTTGTAAATTATTATATGTTTTTTGCTGTGTTGGAAATAATCCCATTTGGCCATTAGACCAACCATAATTACACCAATCAGCGCCGTTGTTATAAGCATTTTCCATTTGCTCATATGTTGCTAAGTTGGAACCATAAGCCTGACATAATGCTTTTGCGTTTTCATAATCATAATAATTACCTGGTATGTTAAACACCTGTTTTTTTAATTTTATTTCTGGAACAACAGATTTTGTATATTTGCTTTGGTCGACAACTATATTTACTTGTGGATTTTCACTAAATAATCCAGTAATTGAAGCAATTACATTTATGCTAAAAAAGTATTGAAACGCATTTATTATTATTAAAATTATAAAAATGGTAATTACTATTATGACTAAAATGTTTTCTCCAGAAGTTGTTTCATTTGAACCATATGTTGTGTCTGAATTATTTCCTAAATAAAAAAATAAAACAAAATAACTAATTATCACTAAACAAAATAATATAAGTGCAGAAGGATTTATTACAGAAGGATATGTCGGTATGTTTAATGATTGATTACTATTATCTATGGTTACTTCCATTATATATTATCTATTTTTTTTTATATAAAAATTAGATAATAACATTGAATTATATGTTTATAATATATATATAATGGCAAGACCAATTTCTAGAATTGTTGGTTTAGATGATTCAACCATGAGAGGTTATTTATTAAATGTATTGGGAACAGACCAAATACACGATTTTTGCGGGTCTAGGTTAAGCGGTGTTAAACAAAATATAATAAATGCGTTTAAGATTGTTGTATCTAAAAATAATAAGGCAAAAGCAAAACCTATGCTTGATAAAATTGCTAATAAGGGTTTGAATAATAAACGAAAAGGTAATACTGATAATACTACTGATAATAAGAAGGCGAAATTAAAAGGTGGTGATTTATCCGAAGATATGATTATTGATAATGAATACTACACCGACTCAGACCTCAAATCTGTAAATCTACCAACGGATTCAGAATTTATTGAAAATCAATGTCAAGAAACCATACGAATATTTCTAAGTACTATAATGAGTGATGATATTGTTGGCGACAAAATTAAACGAGTTAATCAGGTACAACAAAACTTAAAAACATTTAATGGTGGAAATGATAAGGATTTCATACCAGAGAATTCGTCCCCTGTTTCTGTTTCTGATGAAAGTGTGTATGATTCTAAAAGTAAGAGTAGAGATTCATCAGTATCAAATTTAAGTTCTGATTTTAACGCAGAAATAGTCGAAACACCCGTGGATACTCCTGACGAAGAACCTAGTGTTTGGGTTCCGGATAGTTTCAATAAAGATAATTTTACAACTTTTTATAATCATATTAAAACCCAAGTATCATTATTTATAGATTATGATATTAATATTAGTGAATATTTATATTATGTATGTGTAGATGATATTCGTACGGTTTATACATTATATATAGAAGTATTGGATAATGCCTATAATTCTTATATGCAAAATCCAACAGAGTATGCGGAACTACAATATTTTTCCAATTTGTATTCGACCGCAAAAAAATATTTTGTAACTAATCCATCTGAAAATATATTATGTGGCGGGAAGCCTCTTAAAAAACAATCATATAAACGCAAACAATTTGGTGGAGATGATAATGAAGATAAAATGTCATCCAAATTAAGTGAATTCATTAAAGCAATGGCATTTAAATTTTGTAATATTACAAAATTGAGTGAAGACAACTATAATAGTAATAAAATAGCATTTAATTCTTGGAAAAAAGACAATAGTAATTCCGGATTACGATTTGCGAATAGTAATAAGTGGGATTATTTTGAAGAAATGCTACTTATATATGGACGAGACAATGTTGAGGATTATTCTTCAAGTTGGATTAGACAACAACTATATCAAGATACAGAATTAAATATAGAGATATTAAAAGGGTTATTTATTGATGGTAATGTGAATTGTTCATTAAAGACAAAAGCGGATACACTCAAACATTTAATTATTAATGCTGCTGAAGTTCCATCAAGATGGAAATCCCAAATTTTAAATAATTATCCAAGTTTTATAGATTCACAGAAGTCAGGTGGGAAGTATGATGATCTTGATGAAAGAATGGACAAATATAATTGTGGGTTTGATAATAGCAAAAACGAAAAAAAACAAGCAAATATGCATTATAAGATTAAAATGATAACCGCACAAGATAAAAGTAGTCATTCTATAAATATCATGTGTGGTATTAATAACAGTTATGAGTTCACCAAAACAATTAAAGATTTTGATGTTGATTCTTGGACTCAAGTAACATTATGTGAAGCATTATCTAAAGCATTTGATAACATATCATTAATTTTACAAGATAATAAAATTACGACATGGGAATCGTTAATTTCTCATGTTGAATATTTAAATACCCAAGTAAAGCTTAAAAACGCAAAAAAACAAACAAAATCATCTAATATAATCGAACTTTTTTACGAGTATTCATTATTTAAAGGATTGGGTGATATTTCACAGGAAATGACATCAGTGATTAAATATGGAGGAGGAGAAACATACAAACCTACAAAACCAAATATTGTGGCATCATTTAATAGTTCAGGAAACGCACCAAGATTTTTTATAGCAAATGATAGATTATCTGCTAATAGATTTATTTTAACATTAAATTATGGGTTAAATTATAATAATAATAATATAAATGTAGATGCCTATGGTGGATATTTAAACAATTTTGGATGTAAACAAACTAGTATGTATTTAGTAGAAAAGAAATCATCCGTAACTGTAGGTGGAAGTAAATATTCTAAATCTCAAAAAAAAAAATATTTTAAATCTCAAAAAAAAACTAAGAAAAATAAATATTCAAAAACCAAAAAAAATAAACATTCCAAACCAAAAAAATAAACATTCCAATACTTATAAACAGTAAATAATAAATAATAAATAATAAAATATATAGAAATAAATAGTAATAATAAATAGCAATAATAATTATGAATAATAAAATATATAAAAATAAGGGATTATCTGGGTTGACAAATCTTGGAAATACCTGTTTTATTAATTCTACGATGCAGATATTATCCCATACATATGAATTAAATCATTTATTAAATAAAACCAAGTGTCAACTACGAAATAATATTGAAAGTACACTATTAATAGAATGGATTGAGTTAACAAAACTAATGTGGAAAGAAAACTGTACTGTATCGCCGACAAAATTTGTAAAAACGATTCAATTAGTTGCCAAATCAAAAGAAATGGATAATTTTGTAGGGTATCAACAAAATGATTTACCTGAATTTGTATTATTTTTAATAGGCTGTTTTCATACATCCATGTCACGAGAAGTAAAAATGAAAATCACAGGAAAAGCAATGAATCAAACAGACCAATTAGCGGTTGAATGCTTTAATATGATTAAAAACATATATTCAAATGAATATTCTGAAATATGGAATTTATTTTATGGTATTCATATTTCTCAAATTATATCACTTGAAGACAACACAATTTTAAGCAATAAACCTGAACCATATTTTATAATAGATTTACCAATACCACCTAATATAAAAACTCCAACATTAATGGATTGTTTTAATTTATATCATGAGGGTGAAATATTACAAGGTGATAACGCTTGGTATAACGAAAAAACAAATAAAAAACAATCAGTTAAAAAAAAAATATCTTATTGGAGTTTCCCAAAAATATTAGTAATTGATATTAAAAGGTTTAATTCAAGTAATAAAAAAACCCAAATATTAATTGATTTTCCGCTAACTAATTTAGATTTAAACAAATACATGATTGGATATAAAACAGATTATTGTATGTATGATTTATACGGAATATGTAACCATAGTGGTTCAGTACTTGGGGGTCATTATACATCATTTATAAAACACGCAAATGGTAAATGGTACCATTTTAATGATACCATAATAACTGAAATACAAAATTTACAAAAATTAATAACACCAAAAGCTTATTGTTTTTTTTATAGAAAGAAAACATAATATAACGTTTATGTAAGCATAATAATAATATTATATTATGCTTACTAATATTTAAAGTTTGTAATTACAATTATAATTATGTCATATACAAACACATATTATATGAGACCTTTTAATGAAAGTGCTAATACATTATTTACATATGACCAAAGAACAATGTTAAATAATTATTTAAATATGTATAATTCCACAATAGATGAAATACGATATTTAAACCATTATCTGAATGAAGTAAGAACCCATATTGATTATATATACTTTCAATCTAATATTGATATTACCAACTCCGAAACAGCTATAAATCGTAATCACACCAGATTAAGACAAAGACAACCACGCCATAATATAGCGCCTTATATAGATATTCGTAGAACAAATCGTAGTATTCGGAATCAACACAATATTTCAAATACAATCGAAAACTTTTTACTGCCTATACCAATAATTCCTACACAAACCCAAATCGAAACAGCAACTACAGTTGTGCGTTTTGGAAATATTCAAAACCCGGTAAATTCAATTTGTCCTATCACAAGAGAACCGTTTGACACAGAGGATCAGGTCACTCAAATTATATATTGTTCTCATCTCTTTAATACACCATCAATAATTACATGGTTTAATTCTAGGTGTATATGTCCTGTGTGTCGTTATGATATAAGATTATATAGAACACAGCCCCCATTATTAGAAACACCAACAACAGAAAATACACACATGGTTCAATCACAAATTGAACCAATCACAACCAATGATTTATACATATCACAACAATCTCAACCGGTAAGAATTCGTGATACTTCAAATAATATTATTAATAGTCAACACGCACGAGAATATATAACTGAATTTGAAACAAATCTATTAAGAAATTATACAAATTCCCGAAGTTTCGATGTATCTAATAATCTAATTATTTTTGAAGCAGTGATTACATCTAATCCAGAAAATAACACATCATCACGAAATAGAAATAGAAATAGACATAGACATAGACATAGACGAATGTAAAAAAAATAATATTTATATTTTAACTCCAAATAAATTTAATAAACTTTGGTTTCTTTTTTTTTCAGCTCCACTAAAACTAATATATTCTTCTAAATTACACTTTCTTTTTTTTGTGTTTTTTTTGTATTTTACGCATTGTTTGAATAATTTTTTATATTTTTTACTGGTATTGGTTTTGAGTTTATTTGTATTTTTATCGAATATTGGCATGCTATTCATTTCTGCATATTCTCGGCAAGGTTTATAATCTAATTCTGGTAAGAATTCAGTACATTCGATATTAAAATTTTTATTCATTATATCTAAAAATTCTTTTACGCTATGCTTGCCTGTTTTTTTTGAACCAATACCAGTATAATATATATATTCGGCCATTATATATTATATAAAGATAATACTGGCGTTTGAAATGATAAAAGGTGTAAAAATTTATAATTGAACTTTATACCTACATTAATTTTAAATACATAGCATTAAATTTATTTTTTAACTCCAAAGAAATTTACTAAACTTTGATTTCCTTCTTTTAAATTAGTTGTTTCTCTTAAATATTCATCGAATAATAATATTTTAACTTCTTTATGTTTTAATTTTTCTAATTTATCATCTATTTTCTCAGGGTCTGTCGTATCATATAATAATTTTACATCTTTTTTAAATTTTGCTATTTTAGATACCTTTTTCTGCATAACCCATATTTTTTCTAAAACAAGCGCGAATAATTGTTGAACTGGTTTCATTATTTGATTCGTAATATAAAATGTATAGTCAATTTTTATTTTATTGTCAATAATATATTGTGGTGTTTCAATACGCTCACCTTGAAGGGCCTTTTTATCATTGTTATTAACATAAACAAACGCAATACGGTCACCTGAACTTGGTTTATTACCCGGGTCTCGTGACGCAATTCTATCTGCTAATACCTTATGTGCTATACTTTTAGGATTTTTATAACCACTTCTTAATGATTTAGTTATAATAAGCTTATCCATTGTACACTTTTCGTTAACAATATTATCTAAACTGTTTCTTAAAAAATCAATTGCTTCTGGTATATTTTGTTTCTTCATTAAAATATCGATGATTCCTCCATATATATCCTTAACAATTGGTGCGTTATCTCTTCTTTTTAACACAATTCCCATTTCTTTTCTTTTACATTTAGTTGGGTCGGTTTCATAAAGCATACCCACATATCTTTTTTTAGATAATAAACAGAAAGGCATGAATGTTTTTTCATATTCTAAATCATGAGGTCCTTTTAAAAACTTTGATGCTAAATGTCCTGCTTCTTGAGCTAATTCTATTGTAATTTCTAACGCTTTTTTACCACGAATTGGAATATTATCGTGGGTTTGTAAATTAAATGTAAAGAATACAGAATCCGTGTTATGAACTATTAATTTTCCAACTCCTGCTGCGAAATGGTGGTTTTCAGTTGTTAAATCGTAAACATAACCCTGATAAGGAATGTCTATAATTTTCTTAATGGCGTCAGAGGTTTGTTGTTTGGGTTCTGATAATATTGTAATTTTATAAATATCTGGTTTATCTATTCTTGTATTCAACAATGTCGAATATCCAATACTTGAAGCCAACCAACAAATATGTGAAGCACTAATTTGATTTTTTTGATAAATTACAATATTTCCATCGCGGTCTTTATCACATACAGAATACATCCCATCAATCATTCCATCAAAGAATGCTTTACGAACATTTATATTACTATTAATAATTAGGGTTGGTATTAGGTTATCATTATTATCGTAATCTTGTGATAATATATCGCAAAAGTCATCTCCAATTGAATATCCAAATACCTGCGCGTCGTCCTCATTAATACTTTCATAAATATCATCATTTATTGGTAAATTTCCGTGTAGTAATTCGGTTCCAACGAACACATCTTTTGGGGAAATTTCTTCGCCAGATTTTAAAATGAGTGAATGGTCGTCTGTAACATCAACTAATCCAGTATGTGTTAATATACGCATCATTTTTTTATGACTTGCCAACGCGTGTCTAATTACACGGTATAATTTAGTCCATCCATTTTCAGTCCATGTTTCAACATCGGATAATTCACAATATTCTTTTTCTTGTTTACCTTCTTCTAAACACACAACCCATTTTGAATTACCGTATTTATTTGATAATTCTTCAATTGTTATGATTTCAATTATACCATTTACTTTTACATAAACAGGAGTATAGTTCGCAACACTGTCGCCGTAGATGTATTCAGCTTTGGTTTTAATAAGTCCATATTTTTCATTATTAAATATTGCGTCGCCATATACTTCCTCAATTATTTTTTTGGCATAATTAAGTAACAAACGACCCGTTGAGGTTGTAGATGCCGCAACATCCTTTTCATAAAAAGAACTCGTTTTTGCGCCACATTGTCCGTAAAGAGAATTTGCGGTAAGTTTATATCCAATCTGTCGTTTATCCAATACATTTTTCATGAATTCATCTTTTTCGTGTGGAATTAATTTACGGGTTTTTTTTCTAGCGGTTAATAATTCTTCCAATATTGAAGGCATAATTGCCTTTCCTTCTGGAAATTGTGCGAATCTACATATTTTGGTTCCAGATTTTACCTTTTTAGCTGAGGATGTTGGTGTGTCTCTTACATAAATATATGTATCATATGTAACATTCACATAACTATAATTATCCAAATTATCATAAATAAAGACCCCGCTTTTATCTTTTTCTCCAGTTTCACAAATAAGATTTCCTGCCAAATCATATTCTTTAGTCCAAACCTTACTATCATGTGATAAATTTTCACTAATCATAGAAGATGGATACAGAGACGCATAATCAACACACGCAACCGGATTATCCAAATATAAATCACATTTAGGTTCTAAAACAATGGCTCCTTCATATCCATCATCTAACTGTCCCTTTTCCATAACAGGCATTAATGTTAATTTTTCACGACACTTTTTGGCAATATAACTTGTTAATTTTATACCTTGACCACGCATAACCAAGAAATTAATCGGGACACTACAAATTTTTGCCATTTCAATAAATCCGGTTAATATGTCTACTTTATTCATTAAATAATGAACTAAATTACAATCTTGAATACAATATTTCGCAATTATTGAACGGTCATCAGCAGACCCATTTGTTAATCTAAAAATATCTTTGGGTGTAACATCATCCTTTGCTAAACACCATCTCACTTTTTTCGTAAAATCTGGTTTTACAATACCCTCAATTTCAAATGTATTCGTAGATTTGTCTACACAAACAACTTTAAATTTAGACCCATTTTCATAATAATCAACTGAATAACCAATTTCTTCAAAATGTATATAACTTCCTTGTAATAATCCAGTCATATTAAATGTTTTAATTTTAGTGGTTGTATTAAAATATTCTAATTCTTTAACATAATCTCCTATAAAATGACCTGATACATAATCAAGTTTATAAGATGTTAAATTTTCTTCACGACGAAAGAAGTTATATAAATCTATCTGTAATCTCCCGTTCATTTTTATGAATTTTAATTCATGTTGTCCACTTGCGATTTGAATACTACTTTCTTCTATATTATATTTATTTGTATCATTATTTTTTGTAGCACAAACTTCATTAATATTTCTTGATAATTTTAAGAATTCCTCAACACAATCGTTTTCTTCAGAGCGTCTAAACATAAATTCATAATCAAAACCAAATATATTGTATCCAATAATAATATCTGGATTTTCTCTTTGTATTAATTCTTTCCAAGCAAGTAAAACCTCTTTTTCAGTACTATATGTTTCAACAACACTATTTTTAATAGGAATAGGGGAACATGAATTTAATACTATACAATGATTTAAATGTGGTTCTGAGTTTCCATAATTTAAAAAGGTTGAACCTATAAATGTAACTTTATCTCCTTCTAATTTTGGAAAATTAGAAATAAATGAAAAGTTTATTTCATTTATTTTGATGTCTCTGTCAAACGATTTATCACATATCATATCAACTATAGTCGTTGAATTATTCGTCATTTTAATATATTTACTATTATATTCGGTGTCGTCATCATTATCATCCATTTTTCTTCCCATTATCTCAAACATTTTTTCTATTGTCGACATATTACGAAATTCGGATGTGTTTTTATAGTTTTTTATTGGAGTTGATAACCATTTATCAATTATATTCTCTAATTGTTGCTTAGTTATCATTTTTATAGGATATACAAGATCTACATTTTCCATTTGTCCATAATTAAACGCAGCTAATACAATTTGTCTAAGAAGGTCTTTACACAATTCAGTAGATATATTCATGTTTAAATTTTCAAAATATTCAATAATGTTTGTTACTAATTTTTTATATGTTTTTATTGGAATAGGAAAATCTCCATGACTACTACTTGCTTCAATATCAAAACTACATATTTTATAAGGAACTCTATCTTCCTTTTCATTTAAAGGAATAATATCTTTATAATTAATAATAATTTCAAATTTACATGTTGTTTTTTTAAAACCTTCTTTCACTATTTGTATTATTTTTTTATTTGGTAATGCGACCCAACCAGATGGACTTATATCTCGAATATGAAAGAATCTTAATAGAGGTGGTATATTTGCCTCATATAATATAGTGTTTGTATTCATAAATATATAACCCTCTTTTAATAAACTTCGACCTGAATCAGTATATTCGCCATACCATAAATTTTTTGCTTTATTAAACGCATTCAAATTTGTAAATTCCAGTTTTATAAATTTATGTGATTTACCACCATCAAATCCATATAACTTTTTTCTTTTTACAATAATACATTCGGTGATTGAATCTTCGTAGTATTTTCCCATCTTTTTTTTAATATCCATCAAAAACATGTTTTTAATGGAGGTATTCCATTCATCATTTACCATTACATAGAAAAATGGTTTATAATCATTTACGATAATAGAACAAGTTTCACCTATTGAATTCAAACCAAATATTTGGATTAAGAAAATATTGTCATCTTTATAGGTTGGGTGTCCATCTTCGCTTTCAGAACCGTCATTATTACTTTTTGAGTTATAAACATTAAAATCAACGAGTTTAAATACTTTATCCATTTTGTATAATTAAATTAAATTAAAATACACTGATATATTTAATTCAATTTTTTATATTATTTCGTAAGGAGAATTATACCACACATAATTGAGATTATTCCACCTATTCTTCTAGAAATTGTATCTCCAGAATCTTTATTTAACAATAATATTAATTTAGACCCTAAATAACCACCTATTATCATAGATAATACTAAAATGGTTCCAATATAAATGTTTACATGTCCCTTTTTGTAATAATTATATACACTAAGTATAGTTATTGGAAATAATAAAGTATATAATATTGTACCTTTAATAGTTGAATAATCGTCAATTACATTAAAATAGTAAACTAAAGTTAATAATAGTATGGTGCTTCCCATACCAGACACACCTGATATAAATCCTGAAAAAAGCCCTATCATTATTGGCAATATGTTATTACTCATATATATTAGTCGTATATAGTATTTTATTTATGATATTTTTTACTTTTGAGGGTTCTTTTATGTTTTTTAGTTTTGCGTACCCTTTTATGTTTTTTACTTTGGGTTTTTCGTTTGTTATATTTTCCTTTACGACTTTTACTTCCTCCTCCAGACGATAAATGTTTTTTGTTGGAAGCATGAGACTTAGACTCAATCCATTTTTTAAAAGATTCTGCGGTTCGTTGACCTTCATATTCTTCTACAAGGTCTCCTTTTTCAGAAATATAATGAATTGTAGGAAACCCATTAATAGATATATTTTTTTTTGTTAAATATTTTATTTTTGATTGTGGGTTTTGTAAAATTTCCTGGTTAATATCTACTACAATAATATTATCATTTAATTTGTTGTGAAGTTCATTTTCAACTTTTTTCCATTCAGGGCGGGTCATTTCACACGGACCGCATCCAACCATATAAAATAAAACAAACGCGTGTTGATTGTCCTTTTCGATATAATTATTAAACTCTTCGATATTTTTAGTTGTAGGGTCTATATGTAAGATTTTCATTTATAATCTTACATTAGAAATTAATATACAAATATAATTTAAATAATTAACTATTTTATCCTTATTAAATATATATGTCACCATTACTTATTTTGTGTATTATAGTTGTCTTTCTATTAGGGTTAAATTTTTATTTAAAAGGTGGAAGTCCCAAGTTTATAGAGGAGTTCGCAAATGAGGATGAGTTAAGATGTCCAAATATTTTAATACAGAGTGATAAAATATTTTATTTGTATAATTCTAAACTAGCAAATATTCCAGGTGTAAATCCGGTAAAATTTAATAATTTAGAAGATTATGTCGAGTTTTTAAATTGGCAAAGAAGTCAAGGTATAAGATGTCCTGTATTATATTTACAAAAAACATATGATGCTCAAGGAAATGAAGTTTATAAGGTTAGACCAAGTGTTACTGAACCTCAAGGTGGTCTTCCACCAGCAATTTCTCCAAATGTTATTCCAAAAGACCCAAACCCTACACTACTTGTCGACGCAACACAAGCTGATAAACCTTATAATAAAAATTCGTATCCTGCGTATGACGCCTCAGCCTATTATGTAGGTACAAGCACACCATTAGATACCATTAAACAACAAAATGAGAATATGTTATATAGTCCTGACCCAATGGACGACAATTGGGGTGGTGCGGATTATACACAATCATTGGTTGATAAAGGTGTTTATGCCGGTAACGAAGTAAAACTATATACTCCTTAATTATTTTTGACTATCAATAAATTTCATAACCTTATTTAATGAATTTTTAGATTCGGATAAAGTATTTAATTTTTTAAAACTATCTAAAACTTTATCTGATTTATCGTTTGTATCAATATTTAATATTGCTTGTAACATTAAATTATTAAGTAAATCGTCTAAATTTAATATAATCGATTCATAATTTTTACGATATTTACTAATTAAAAAGGTGTCTTGCATTTTTATAGTATTTGATTTTATATTTGAGGAATAAGTCTCTGCGTTTCCAGCAATACCACCTGAGGTGGAGTCCGACATGGTATCTAAACCTTCTATTGTGGGTGTGAATTTTAAAATTAGATAAATTACAAATAGTATGACAATTATTCCTATCAACAGTTGAAAATGGTTCCCTTTCATTTTATATTATATTCTATTAAAATATATTCATTTTTTCAACAAAAACTTTACAATATTTTCACAACACGGTTTATTTAATTTACGAGTTTGATTTTTAGCGTTTGTATAAGTTAAATTATATAAACATGTGTTATCCTCATTCAATTTATTCAATAAGTTTTGTAGTGTCCCGAATTTATTTATAATAACTATTGCTATTGATGAACTAACACTTGGAATCTGAGACAACATGATTTCATCTATATTATTTGGGGTAATATTATCCTTTTTAATCTTTTTTACAATATTAATATAATTTTTATCAGTTATGTCATGACTCACTTTAATTTCATTAATGTTACTATAATATGGGATTTTATCACCTTTAATGTGTTCCTTAATCATTTTAGTTATGCTATTACATATAAATAGTGCGGTTTCTTCAATGGATAATGTTCTTAATACAGAAAACCCTTTATAATAATTTAAAGATAAAATCGCGGAATAAACCATAATTTTGTCACCACCATTATTTTGAAATTTATTTATATCACCTTCAATTAAATAAATTATATTGTGTTTATGATGTGATAACCCATCTAATCTATACGATTGTTCTTCGTACCTACCATCTTTTATACTGCTAATTAAATCGCAAATACTTTTCCTCTCTATTATTAGTAGGTCCTCTTCGTTATTTGAAATAATAATATCACCTAAAACCAAATTTTCGGTTTTTATTTCGATTTCTTTAAAGTTTGGATTTGATGCTATTAATAAATTAATATTTATTAATAAATCGTGTTCTCTATAGTCAATTTTAATAAACATGATAATAATTTCATAACACACAATGTTATTAAATCATTTAACATTATTATATATTTTAACACAATTAACCAATATTTCCTCCATGAGTTGCGTGATAACCATATTTTTGTGTTTGAATTGTTTTACTTATAACACATATTTTAGGTAATGATTGAGGCGCACGGATAAGGTTAGGGTTTGATTGCATAAAAAGACCAATCCTAGATGCGATACCTGACTTTTTGGGTCCTCCACATACATTTGTTCTATTGCAAATAGATGCCGCATTGCGTGCGTTTTTACTTCCAGACATATAAACCATATTATATAATATTAAAATATTATATTTTAAAAATAAATAATTCTAAATCTTCTTAAATATTTGTCGACAAGTTAAATGTACAAGTATAAATAATATAAAGGTAAACTTAAATACAGTATATTATATCAAAATGTTAAACTTAAATTATGAAGATGATATTGTTAAATGTGATGATGGCCTAATATTTAATCCATATAACAATTTAAATGTTGAGATTACATTGAGCGAAGTTCAATCTATTCTTACTAAATATGGTGTTCCTCCAATTGTCAACAATCTAGTGTTATATAAACGAGCGTTTATTCATCGTTCATATACTAAACGACCCGGATTTGAAAATCTACAACAAAATATTACAATTGTTGAAAAACCACCCGATTGTATTAAATTGAGCACCAAATCAAACGAAAGGTTAGAATTCTTAGGAGATGGTATTTTAGAATTAATCACAAAATATTATCTTTATAGAAGGTTTCCTAAAGAAAACGAAGGTTTTATGACTGAAAAAAAAATAGCAATTGTTAAAAACGAGGCTATTGGAAAAATCGCAATGGAGATGCACTTAAATAAATGGTTAGTTTTATCAAAACATGCTGAAGAAAAAAAGATTCGAACAAATTTAAAAAAACTAGGGTGTTTATTCGAGGCTTTTTTAGGTGCACTATTTTTAGATTTCAATAAAATAAATATAAAAGACGATGATGGCTGGTTTAAAAATATATTTGTTACTGGTCCTGGGTTTCAAATAGCACAAAAATTCGTAGAAAACATATTTGAAACGCATATTGATTGGATATCATTAATTCAAAATGACGACAATTATAAAAATATTTTACAGGTAAAAATCCAAAAGGAATTTAAAGTCACACCACATTATTTAGAAATAAGTCATGATCCAGAAGTTGGATATAAAATGGGAGTTTATTTATGTTTAGGACAACAAGTACATAATTTAAATTACAATAACGCAATAAATATTAATCAAATCAAAACATTTAAACAAATTCATGAATATGTTAACACTAACAGTAAAATATTTTTATTTATGGGTGAGGGCCAACACAAAATAAAAAGAAAAGCAGAACAACTTGCGTGTAACGAGGCACTTACATTTATTACCGAACATTTAGGGGATACAAATGAATAAACAGCATATATTATCAATGTAATGTTTAACACCTTGTAATAAATATTTTTTATAAAATATTTATTATTTATTATCATTTAATTATAATTATCAATTAATTATAATTAATCATTGTAAATGAGAACTGGTGCTAAAAAGTTTTATATAGTTTTAATATAAAGTTATGAGTAATTATTTAGACGCATTAAAAATTAAACCAAATATTAAAACACATAAATTAGTTGATATTATTATTCCAGAAAACCCTATAATAATAAATCCTAATGAAAGTGTTCAAAATATACCAAAACCTATAATTAATATAATTGATGAACGACACAAAGGATATGATGTTGAATTATTTAAAAATAAATTAGCAGCACAAAAATTGTTAAAGGTCCGTGTTAATCCTAATATTGAAGAAATTCAAAAACTTAACGAACCTATTAAGCCTATAAAACCATCTAAAACCACTAATTTAAAAATAATATTAGAAGATGAGGAATTAGATGAAGCACCTCAACCAGTAATTGAAGAAAAAACCCAACCAGTAATTGAACTAGACGAACCCACACAAATTATAAAACCTATAAGAAAAACAAAACAAGTTGAAAAGGGAGTTGCTATATTAGGTCCTGAAATCAATGTAAAAATTGATAATAAACCAATAACTCACTTTTTACCAGAAAAACAACCAAATATCATTATAAAGGTTTCAAATTATTATATGAATAATAGAGAAAAATATATTAATAATATTAATTCCATTTTTCAACCTTATAAAAAAACATTATCCGAAAAAGAAAACATTTCTTGTAATAATATTGGGAAAACATCCGGAAATGTATCACTATTAACACATCAGCAAATTACAAGAGATTATTTAAATTTATTTACTCCTTATCGTGGATTATTATTATACCATGGACTTGGTTCTGGTAAAACGTGTACATCCATATCTATTGCTGAAGGTATGAAAGATAACAAAAAAATTATTATAATGACACCTGCCTCATTAAGAAAAAATTATATGGTTGAATTAAAAAAATGTGGAGATTTATTATTTCGTAGGAATCAATACTGGAAATGGATATCTATAACTAAAAACCCTGAGTTGTTACCTGTATTATCAAATGTGTTAAACATATCTGTAGAATACATAAGAAAAAAAAAGGGTGCGTGGTTTGTTAATGTAAATGAAGCATCAAATTATGTTTTGTTATCTGGTGAAGATAAACAATCGTTAGACGAACAGTTAGATAAAATGATTGAAAGTAAATATACTTTTATAAATTATAATGGGTTAAGGAATAAAACATTAAGCGATTTAACAGACAATTATACGAAAAATTTATTTGATGGCGCTGTAGTAATAATTGATGAAGCACATAATTTAATTAGTAGAATTGTCAACAAATTAAACAAAGAACCAGAGATTAAAGTATCTAATAGAGGAGAAAAAGAACATCAATCCAAATTTTTATCAATCAAATTATACGAGTATTTAATGAGTGCGGTAGACGCACGCATAATTTTACTTACAGGAACACCTGTTATAAATTATCCAAATGAATTTGGTATTTTGTTTAATATTTTGCGTGGATATATAAAAACATGGGAGTTTCCTTTACAGGTAAATACTTCTAAAAAAATAGATAAATTTTACTTTGAAAACATCTTTTTAAAAGAAAAAACATTAGATTATATCGATTATTCACCATCAAGTAAAATATTAACAATAACACGAAACCCGTTTGGGTTTAAAAATGTAAATAATAAAACGGGATATCATGGTGTTACTGATGAGGTTCGTAATGATTCAGGTGAGTTAGTTTTAAATAAAGACTTTATTAGTGATGATGAATTTGAACGAAAACTCATACATATTTTAAAACAAAATGATATTGAAATACTTTCTCAAGGAATAAAAATAAAAAACTTTAAAGCACTTCCGGATAAATTGGATTTGTTTTCAGGGGAATATATTGATAGTGAAACAAAAGAATTGAAAAATATTGATGGATTAAAAAGACGAATAATTGGATTATCTTCCTATTTTCGTAGTGCTCAAGAAGATTTACTGCCTACATTTACAAAAACATTGTCATTAGATTATTTTATTGTAAATATTGAAATGAGTGATTATCAATTTAAAATTTATGAAAAGGCACGTGCAGAAGAAAGATTGACAGAAAAACCCGGCAAAAAGAAAGGCAACGCGGATATGTATGCGGATGTATCATCCACATATAGAATTTTTTCACGGTTATATTGTAATTTTGTAATGCCTGATCGACCATTACCACGCAAAGTAGCAGGTATAAAAGGCGATGAAGCTGAAAATACAAATATGGGTTATATTTTAAAAGAAACTAAAAAAATAGAGAATAATATCGATGTTACCAATTTATATGAAGGAGAGGTTGAAGGTGATGAACTTATTAATAATTTAGCAGATGTCACTTATGCTTCACGAATAGAAGAAAAAATACAATATATCAAAAATAATCCTAATGATTTTTTATCTCCTAAAGCACTTGAAACATATAGTCCAAAATTTTTAAATATGTTGGAAAATATCCAAGACCCAGATTATATCGGATTACATTTAGTATATAGTCAATTTAGAACACTAGAAGGGGTTGGATTATTTAGTTTAGTATTGGAAGCAAACGGATTTAACCGATTTAAAATAAAAAAAACAAGTTCAGATACATGGGAACTAGACATTACAGATGATGAATTAACAAAACCAACGTATGCTTTATATACAGGAACCGAAACTATTGAAGAAAAAGAAATAATTCGAAATATTTATAATAGTTCATGGGATGATGTTCCAACAAATATTTCAAATAAATTAAAAGAGATTTCGAAAAATAATATGTATGGCGAAATAATTAAAGTATTAATGATTACTTCATCTGGGTCAGAAGGTATTAATTTAAGAAATACGAGATATGTTCACATTATGGAACCATATTGGCATCCAGTTAGAACTGAACAAGTTATTGGACGCGCAAGGCGAATCTGTAGTCATACAGATTTACCAAAGGAATTACAAACCGTTGTAGTATTTATTTATTTAATGATTTTTTCTGAAAAACAACTAAAAAGTGATGATGCTATTGAACTTAAAAACAAGGATTTAAGTAAACGACTACCTCACGTACCTATTTCAAGTGACCAAATGTTATTTGAAACATCAACCATAAAAGAAAAATTAAGCAATCAATTAACTAAAATAATTAAAGAAACATCTTTTGATTGTTCAATTTATCCTCACGGTAAAGAAAAAATAGCTTGTATGAATTTCGCAGACCCGACCAGTTCTAAATTTTCATATATACCTGATTATTCAAAACAACAAAGTGATAATACATTAAGAACAAATAAAAGGACTTTTGAATGGACAGGTAAATCAATAACAATTAATGGTGTTGAATATGTTTATCGTAAAATAAATAAAAATTTATTAAATATATATGATTTAGCAAGTTATAAAGAAGCATTAGAAAATCCGGGTGTTAATCCAATCCAAATAGGAACATATGAAATAAACGATAATGGAACAGAAGTATTTAAACAAATTGTAAATTAATTTGTGTGTGTATCCATAAATTTTATCATCATATTTGTCAAAATATCTATTTTATTATTTATAATTTTAAATTTTTCTTCGATCGTTATTAATTCAACAGTATTTTGAGGTTCTCCAATAATAGGTGCGTCGCTTTCATTCGTTTTTATTTTTTTTAGTTTTGAAAATATGTTTTCTGAAGTAACATTAATAGGCTCTTTATTATAATGAAGTAAGTTATCATCCACATAATTTATACTGTTTGTACCCCATGATATGCGTTTATTAACATCTCTAAATTCTTGAGTATTGAGCGTAGATGTGATTTTGTTGGGTAATTCTATTATGTTATTTCTTATTATTGAACTTTCTAGTTCTTTATTGTCAATTTTAATATATTTTATTTCATTGGTTTTATTTTGTACTTCCTTTTCTTTTTTAATTGATGTTTCCTGAGGTTTTAAAAATGAAGAAGGATTTGCTCCTTTATTAAATTGTTCAGTGTCAAAATTTCGTTTGGCGATTGTTTGTTTAATAATTAATTCCATGTCTTCTAAGGGTCCATCAATTGTATCGTTAAATTTTGGAGCCGTAGGAATTTTAATTGTATTATGATTGTCAAAATCATTCTTTTGTTTAATGAATTCTTTGTCAAACTTATTTATTCTTTCCGTTTGTAAATCTTCAAATGTAATTATTTCTTTTTCTTTTTCTTTCTCTTTCTCTTTCTCTGAATCTTTAATAATTTCACTTTTGATTTTATTAATAATAACAGAAATAAACATTTTATTAAGAGACATTAAATTTGGCGATGAGTCTTTTTCTTTATGATAAAACCCATTTATAATTGAATTGAATATTTCTTTTATTTTATCAATATAAATAACATTTTTTTGTACAATGTCAGTATCAACTATTATTTCCCAAAGTAATTCAACATTACTATTTAGTATAAAATCGGATTTATTCATATGTATCTATTAAATAATATTTTATATACTTTTAACCAATTATAAATTATCGTTAAAATATAATTTTCGGAATTTCTGCATATATTTATCTTTTAAAACATGATTTTTTAAATAATATCCAGTTACGGTATCTTCTAACATATGAACTATAAAATAAATAGAATAAACACCACATTCTGTGTTTCCATATTGGTGTTCAACAGGATAATTTTGGTCAAATATCATTTTTATCTTAAGTTGTTTACCTTGTTGTATTACCTTATCTACTAATTTTTGTATTTGAGGAGGAATCTTATTTCCTGCGCTATCAAAGAAAAATATTTTACCTTTTTTTATGTTTATAAATAATGATATCCAATGCTGTCCGGATTTATAGTGTGGATCTGTATTAAAAATAAACCCTAATTTTGTTTTACCTCGTTTAAGTTGGTCTTCTAAATTTAAGTTACAAATATCATCCCAAACACACTTATTATCTAATAGTTTACTATCAAAATCAATTGGCGAAGGACCAAAAAACTCAAAACATTTATAAGCCTTTTCGTATTGTTTCATAACACTAGTTATATCAACACTAGATAGCCATTCATTAGGATTTGTTTTCCATTCTTTGGGAGACAACGGCGCAAATTCATCAATGAAACTTGTAATCTTATTGGATGATATAAAATTCTGTTTTAACCAGCATGACTCTTTATTACAAATACCTTTCATGTATTGTCTTAAGTAATCCCAAATTTCTTTTGGGTTATTGGTATTAATCATTTTATCTGGATGTCGTATGTTCCATAATTCTTTTAATTCAATAAGTGATTTATCCGTATAACAACTAAAATTATTAATTTTATCAACATTTTTATCTTTGGGACTACATCTAAGTTTAATCATATTTTTAAGTGTGCTTTTATACTTCTGGTTTCGTCTTATCGTCCGCATTCTTTTTTTGGTCTGATATTTCATCATAAATATTATGTATATTTTTCTTTTGACGAATTCCTTTAATTCTTAAATTAGGGTCCTTTAGATTTATTTCTTTTTGAAGTGGTACAAACGGTTCATCTATTTTTTTAACAGTCTTTGTTATAAAGCCATCTAATGTATATCTATTATCCTTAATACTTTTCATCATTAAATTATTTATTTTTTTTGTTATTTCGGGTTCATTAATCATCTCACAATTTGTATTATCAATTACAATATTTTCATTAATTTCATTGTAATCTTCTTGTAATATATCAGATTTATCTAAAGTTTTAAAATAATCGATACAATTTTTTACATAAATATCAAATGAGTGTTTTACATCTGAAAATGTGTCATAATCGGAATCTTGTAATAATTCTCTGGTTAATCCTAATATTCTTTTTCTATAAAAATGTTTATCCTTTTTATTTATTTTTATTGGGAGTGGTTTTCTTGAAATTGTTTTAGAAATAGGTTTGTTTCTAAAACAGTCGATTGTAAGTTGATTTATGTATGTGTCAGACATAATATACAATTATATTTAAACTATCAAAAGATTGCGTATAGGATTATAACCATAAATGTATTCAGCACCTAAATGAGATAATCCATGAATTCCAATTGCTAAAGAAAATAATAATGACAATACAATCATTTGATATGTTTCTATTTTTTGTATATTTGAATAATTTCTTAATAATAAAACGAATGAAATAAAAATAAAAAAAGCATTTATTTGATGTAAATAAAATGATGGAATTCCAAATTCATTTATCATATTATCATATAATAATATTTTATATTGGGTCTTGTATTTGGGTCCTGGTCGAATTATTAAATAAAGATAAGTTAGATTTTTCGGGTATAGGATTAAAACAATTGAATTTTTCCTCCTTAAATAATAAACTATGAGGTTGTAATGATTCGAGAGATGATTTAAATGAATACTTATATAAATCACTATTACTATTTGGAACATAAACAGATTGGTCACATTTTTGAAGTGCGAATATTTGTCCTTTTAAATCAGACTCCACATTTATATTTGATGAATAACCAGACCATGGTGAAACTGTATTTCCTGGATTAAACACCTTTTCTAAATTATAAGTTGGCATTTGTTCCATTTTTACTAAATTTTGTTTTCTAGGGTCAACAATTGGTAAAATTGAATATTTAGTCATTACAGGTCTTACACTTATATAAGGTTGTATTAATTGTGTTGGTAGATTTCTATCATATATTCGTGTATTGATTTCATTATTTCTATGTGATGCTGTATTTGTAGTCATTAATATAATTATATATTTTATTTAATTATATATATTTTATCTACAATGATATTAAAAATAAAAATTAATCTTTAATAACAATGTGTGGTATTTTTACTCTTCTTAATTATGGTGATATAAATTATATAAATTTTATTAAAGAACAATTTATGAAAGGTAAAAATAGAGGACCTGAATCTTCCAGTTTTCAAAATATTGAGATTAACGCTATATTTGGGTTTCATAGATTAGCAATCAACGGTCTTGATAATATATCAAATCAACCAATTAAAATTGGAAATACTTCTTTAATTTGTAATGGTGAAATTTACAATTACAAAGAATTATATAAATTAATGGATATTACACCAGTAACAAACTCGGATTGTGAGGTTATTATTCATCTTTATCAAAGATATGGTATAAAACAAACATTGAAAATGTTAGATGGAGTTTTTGCGTTTGCTTTATGTGATAGTCAGTGTTTTGATTCGGGGTCTTATATGCATATTGCTCGAGACCCATATGGCGTAAGACCATTGTATTGTTTAAATAATGAAAGTAAGTATAGGGAAACTATTGGATTTGCTTCTGAATTAAAAATGTTATCTGGAATATGTAATGAGTTTCCTAAACAATTTTCAGTTTCACAATTTAAACCGTCTACATATATATCTTATCATAAAAATAATAAGGCACTTAGTTTTTGGGAAAAAATCGAAAATGGTATCTACCATGAACCTATGTTTCCATTAAATAATATCAATAATGATATTAATTGGATTAATAACGGAATTCAAAAGTTTCTTATTCAATCGGTTGAAAAAAGATACTTAACGACTGAACGACCAATCGCATGTTTACTTTCTGGTGGGTTAGATAGTAGTTTGATTACAGCGTTAATTAATGAAATTCACAAGAAACACACCACTGAACTATTAGAAACATATAGTATTGGATTATACGGGTCTGAAGATTTACGAAACGCACGAATCGTATCCGAATATCTTGGTACAAAACACACCGAAATAATTGTTTCAGAAAAAGACATGTTTGAAATCATCCCTAAATTAATCTATGAGATTGAAAGTTACGACACAACAACTGTAAGAGCCAGTATAGGTAATTATTTATTGGGAAAATATATTTCTAAAAATAGTAACGCAAAAGTTATATTTAATGGTGACGGTTCTGATGAATTATGCGGAGGGTATTTATATATGAGTTATTGTAAAGATCCTATTGAGTTTGATAAAGAAACCCGTCGGTTATTGGAAGACATTCATAATTTTGATGTTTTAAGGTCTGACAAGTGTATTTCATCTAACGGTCTTGAACCAAGAACACCATTTTTAGATAGAAACTTTGTAAATTTTTATTTATCTATTCCGCCTTCTATAAGATGTCACTCGTATAATTCACAAGTAGAAAAATATTTATTAAGAAATGCGTTTTCTATTAATAATTTTAAAAATAAAGATGGAAAACAAATATTACCAGATGAGATTTTATGGAGAAGAAAGGAAGCATTTAGTGACGGAGTTAGTGGTAATACACAATCACTATACGAAATATTACAAGGATTTATTACACCAAATTATGATAAATCAATGAGTCCTATTTCTGCAGAAAAATTATATTATAAATCTTTATTTACTTTTTATTATCCAAATTCATTAAATATAATACCTTATTATTGGATGCCTAAATATACAAACGCAGAAGACCCAAGCGCAAGAACATTAGCGGCATATAATAAATGAACATGCTAAATATTATATATGGTAAATATATATGGTAAATATTGAATCTTCGATTTTTGTATTTCAAGAATATTTATTTTTGATATTTATTTTTTTATCATATTTGTTGACAGCAATTTCTATATTTAAACTTTCGGATAAAGCAGAAGAATATTTATATGTTTTAGATTATTACGCAAAAATATACATTTGTTTATTTTTAATAATTCGTTTTAATCCATTAATACAAATAAAATTTACAAATCATGATCGTCGAGTTGCGTTTAGTTCTGGATTATTTTTATTGTCAACGTCAGCACTTAATAATATATTAATTAAAATTAAATCTTTCAAGTTTTGAATTTGTCACTTCATATATTTATTTTTGGTTGGTATAAAATAATTATTTCTTATCTTTTATTATGAAGACAAAGAATAGTAAAAAAATAAATGATAAAACTCGCAAATTAAAAAAATATAATAAATCACGAAGTAAATCGCGACCTAAATCGCGAAAATCAAAAAGAGGTGGTAGTATTATTGGTAGAGGCAAGGATGGATTTATTATAGATACAATAATGTATGATAAATATAATATAAATAATGGGTATGTATCTAAAATATTTAATAAGGGAATTAATGTAAATAAAGAATTAAATGATAGATTAAAAGAAATCGACCCGGATGAAACACGATTTTTATATTATATTATTCCTGATAGTTCATTCAATAAAGAATTACTTGGAAATAATGAAGATATTAAGGAATATAGCAGACAAACTAACTTTTTATTCGACGCTTCAAATGATGTTGTATTTATTAAAAAATTAATTCCAATTGATACATCTAAGCTGACCAGACCCCAATACCGTTATTTAAGAAAATCACTTGAAATATTACATGAAAATAATATATCTCATGGAGATTTAATTGATAATATAATGCTTGACCCTAACGACAAGAATAGACCTATAATTATTGATTGGGAAAACGCAAGATTAAACGCAACACCCCTAGATAAAGAAATAGATTATAACGCTTTTATGAATAATTTTAAAATACAATCTCTTTAGTCATTTCAAAATCCGTTTATATCCACCTATTTTTTGTAATATAAATCAAGTAGATATCTTGTTTAGTTCTATCTTTTTTTTATTAAAAAAAAGTTGTAAATGGTAAATAATTTGTTTTGATATTATTTTATCAATGTCATAATCATTTTTATTTTTATAATTGTCCTTAAACTTATACATGTTAGATATTAAACATTTGTTTATGTCAATATTTTTTTCAAAAGTAAAATATAAAACGCTATTATTAAATCGCGTTATAATTGTGTCGACAACTAAATTATGTATATATGGTTTTATATTTAAATAATAAACATTCTGATTTCTCATTTTTCTGTGGTAAGTATCATCTAAAAAAAATATTTTAGTGTTGATATCAATATCACAACAATTTATAAAATCCTCTATGGTTTTTTCATGTGTAGTTCTTCCTAATTCAATATGCTTACCATTAATTTTAAAGGCATTAATAACCTTATCAAATAATTTAAAATTGAGTTTATGTTCAAAATAAAACACTATATTTTCAACCCAATATTGTGGTCCTTGATTATTAGTATAAATCATTATTTTATCACAGTTTTTGTTTATTTTTTCATATTTTAAATAATTTAAAATAGTTATTATATTCGGTCTCAAAAATTCCGGATATAAATCTAATAATGATATAAAATCTTGTTGACTTAAAATATAATTATTATTAATTAATAAATAATTATGTAAACAATCATAAAATATACCAAATTGTAAAAAATACCCTAGAGTCTCATCTAAATCAAATATAACAACCATTTTTTATAATTATATATATTATAAAAAATGACAATAAAAAAATATATTTAAATAATAGGAATGACTTCAAAAATTACAAAAAAAGATTATATAAAAATATTAAAATTTTATAATATTTCAATCCCAAAAAAAGGAAACATATTACGCAAAAAGGCCGAAAATATACTTTCAAATAAGTTGTGTAAATGTATTAAAAAATTCAAAGGCAAATCCGAGGCTCGAGCAATTGGTATTTGTACAAAATCTATAATTAATAATAAGGGTTTCACAAGAGGAAGATTTAGATGTAAAAAAAAACAAAACATCACATTGAAACATAATTTAAAATGATATAAACAATTTATTAATAATAAATTAATATGGATAAAATAGACCGAATATATTATATTAATTTAGAAAGAAGAAGGGATAGGAATGAACATTTTATAAATCAATGTCACAAACACAACATACCATTTGATAAGGTTGAACGATTTAATGCGGTAGATGCCTTATCATACAAATTTTTGGATGAGGAACTTGAAATGTTTAAAGATGTGGATTATAAACATAAAAACTTTGCCAAAAGAATAATGGCTAATCAACTTAGTCATTATTATATTTTATTGGATATTGTAAAAAACAAATATAAGAACGCGATTATATTTCAAGATGATGTTATATTAAAAGATAATTTTTTAGTCTTTTTTGAAAATATAGTTAATAATATGCCGTGTGATACTGAAATAATTAATTTTGCGTTACATAAATATGCTGCTTATTGTAAATTTATTCCATGGGATTTAAAGAATAATACATACATTTCTGATGAAGATATAAATTCTCAAGTTGTAAATAATTATATTTGTAAGATGAACACCAAATATAATCCGTGTTCATTAGCTTATATAGTAACATTACAAGGCGCAATTAATTTTGTAATGTATTTTAATCATATTGGGTTTTTAAGAGCAACAGATTATAATTATAATGTTTATTTACTTAGTAAAAATATTTATTACGCATCTAAGTTGGTATTAGCTACAAGCAATATTAATTTTAAAAGCGATGTATTTGAACCAGGTGATAAGATGTTCGAAAATGAGATATTATTAGACGAATAATTATTTTATGAAGAGACTATTTCAGTAATTGATGTTGGCGATGATGGTTCTATAGATGGTTCTATAGATGGTTCTGTGGATGGTTCTATAGATGGTTCTATTGATGATATATTGAATGTCGGGGATTTTTTTGATGCTGATGATAATGTGAACCCTAATTTATCGGCGATTAATTGACCAATATATTCATCATTTCCTCCCCAATTAGCGTATTCATCTCCACTGATTATCATTGGAAAAGAATTTACACAAATATTGTTTTCATCAAATAAAACAACTCCTAAATTTGCTGATGAAAACAAAATAATATTATTTACATCGACTCTAAATCTAGTAACGGTTTTAATAGTTGTTTGGTCGTACGGAATAATCGAAAACATGTTGCTTATATATTTTATAACATATTTAATTTTCTAAATAATCCATCGCGTTTAACAAAATCGTTTCTTGACTTGTTAATTTTTGAAATACTAAACACTCATCCATTTTTATTTGAAAATGTCTATTGGTAAATCCCTTACATATTATAAAAACACCATTATCTGTTATTTTTATATTACAAAATACGGCACCTTTTGCTAAATCTAATTTATCAGGGTTAGTCAAACATATCCATTTCAAATATGTTCCATATTTTAAATTATTTATTTCGTCAACATATATATAATTTTTTAATTTTTGTAAATATTCATTTAAAGTGTTGTGGGCAAGTTTTAATTCTTTTAAAATACTTAGATTCATATTATTTAATTTATTAGTTGTATAATTAAATATCATTTCGTTTTCTTCATTATCTATTGCTTTCAATAATTTGGGTATATCCATTTATAATATTATCAACAATTTATTTAATACACTTCTTACCATGAACTAAAACTACTGAAAGATCCACCTAAGGCATCACTCGCAGCTAGAATATTATCTCCATTTGAATAGTTTTCATCAATTGGCGAAGAAGCATTTATTAATGGTGTTTGGTCTTGTTTATACATATTATTATAGTTTGGCATTTTAACCGGCTCAGAATTGTTTTGTTGATTATTTTGAGAATAAGATGAGTTGCTTGGAAGTTGGTTTATGGATGTCCCGTCATTATAATTTATTTGTTTTTCTTGTGAGATTGGTTGTGAAACTTTTACAACCGGTTTATTTGATTTTTGATTATTATCCTTTTTACCTTCCCATAATTCGTACAATCTATCTGTAATAATACTAATCTTATCACCTAATTTTGTTTGAAGACTCATTGTAATCATTAAAACAGCTAAAATAATAAAAATAATACTAAATTCAGGATATTTCATTCCACTATATGTTGGAATATAAGTTATTACTCTATGAATAAGTAATAATCCAATAAATATACAAATTATTTGGATAATTATTTCTGCTAAAATTTCAATACTTCCTTTTTGTTCATCCGCTTCTGGAACATATTTCTGCATAGTTTTATTTAAAATTACAATTGGAATGATTGAAATTATAGAATATTGTATAACGTTTAACATATCTGATTTGGAATCTTCGTCAAAATTCAAAACATGTTTAAAAAAACCACTTGCTGTTTTTGTTGTATTATCTAAACTTTCCATATGAAGTATAAAAAGAAATTAAAAATTAACATTTTAAGAAACTATATATATGACACAAATATCATAAAAGTAAATCAACAACCCTATAATTAGGAACGACAACAATTACGATTTTTATATTTTATCATACCACATCACCTTGACAAATATATAATCACTACATATATAGTTTAGCAATATATATTTATACAGTATGCGAATCATTTTATTGACATATGAAACAGTCGTTAAAATACTAATTATAAGTTGCGTAAGTAATCAGAAAACAATATATTTAATATAAGTAATGAAGAATAGAGCAGTTTCAGCACCACGAAGACCTCAACCTATGCCTCCATCACGAATGGGAAATCAACCACCACCACCACAACAAAACTCCAGACCACAACAACAACAACAACAACAACCACAACAACCACAACAACAGAATAATAAACACAAAATATCTATTTCAGATGCTATTGGATTAACCACCATAAGATTATCAAAAGTTGAACAATTTATTAGTAAATTTCAAGAAAATAATGATGGATTTGAATCAAATCAAGGGTTATATCAATTTAATGATAATAGTAACAATAATACAGATGTTTTTGAAATTATTAATACTAGATTGAATAATATCGAACAAGTCGTTAATAATAATAAAATACAAGAACGATTACTAAAATGTGAGAATGATTTAGCTGATACAAAGGATTTATTAATAAAATTAGTTCTTAAACATGAAAAATTGTCTACAGACATAACTACCAGATTAAACGCCCACGACGCATATATTTTAGAACAAAAAACAAAATGTTATATTAATGAAAAATCTCAAACAGATAATTTACAAATCGATTATGACGCAACGGATAACGAACAAATCGTCGATGATTCTGTAGTTATTCAACCATCAGATAATACAGATACCTCATCATTTTAAAAAATTAAGCGTTGAATATTATAATATAAAAATGAATATTATAATATAATGGCATCATACCATACTGAAATTACAAATACACAATATGAAAATGAAACATTATTACTTAAAATATTAAACATGTTATGTTATATAAATTTAGATAATAATATTGTATTAAATTATCAGTATTTTAAATTCATTGGCAATTCGAACACATATACTGTTTTAATACAACATATTGTAAATGTATTTGAAAAATGTTTATCCAGTCAACCTACATTGAAAATTCATTTATACATAAAAACAGTTACTTTGGCTGATATTAATAAACACTTAACATTTATAAAACTATTTACGGAAACATTAAAGATGAAATTTCCTGATAAATTAGAAAAATGTTTTATTTATGATCCATCCTTTATTTTTTCTCAAATTTACGGCATTATTTCCAAATTTATAGATAAACCAACATTACAAAAAATTGAAGTTATAAAAAACTCGTAATACTTTTTAAAATTTATTATTATTTGTATTTAATAATCTAATGAGAATAATAATTAGTTTTTTCGTTTTTTGTGTAATATTATTCATTTATTTACATGTTCAATTTCATTTGAAGACTTCGAATGACCTAGAAATGTATGAGTTCGACACGGCTTCAAAGGATAAATTTGAAGAAATATGCGATATAAGACAACCCGTGTTATTCGATTTCGATAATAACAAAATAATAGAAACCACAAATAAAACATACATTCAGGACAATTATCATGCTTTTGAAATTAAAATACGAAATAATAATGAAAATGATACTAATTCCGAATTATTTATTCCACTTCATATACATTCAGCTGTTAAATTATTTGACGAAGATAAAACATCAACCTACTTTTCTGAAAATAATAACGATTTTTTACAGGAATCAGGCGTTATTAAAAATATGCAATATTACGATGAATATTTACGACCATATATGGTTTCTAATTGTGAGTACGATATTATTATGGGAAGTAATAACTGCGCTACACCATTTAGATATGAAATTAATTATAGAAACTTCTTTTTGATGACACAAGGCACGGCAACTGTTAAATTAGCGCCTCCTAAAAGCACTCGTTATTTATTTCCCAAATATGATTATGATAATTTTGAGTTTAATTCTCCAGTTAATCCTTGGAATGTCCAACCACAGTATACCTCGGATTTTGATAAAATTAAGTGTCTTGAATTCAATCTCGTTCAAGGCAAGACAATATATATACCCGCGTTTTGGTGGTATAGTATTAAATTAGGAAATAATACAAGTATATCTTGTTTTCGATATCGCACCTATATGAATAATATGGCTATTTCTCCATATTACGGAATGCATATGTTACAAATACAAAATGTAAAAAGAAATACCAATAAAAAAGTTAATATAAACGACACACTACATAAAAATATACCTTGTGATATTAAAGCAGAACAAGAAATACTTGAAACTCCAACTGTTATCGAGTCATCCAAAATCCCAGAAGCGGCTAACTTATATAATTAAAATATTTAAATGTTTTAACATATACCTATTAATGACGACCTATAAAATACAAATACAAAAATCATCATATATTATAACTGATAATTATACATGTCAACAAATAGACATTTCATTAAACCCAACAGAACATAAATTATTTAATAATGATGTTTTTACATATGATACGGTAACAAACCAAGTTAATATAATTAGTTCACCTCTTAGGACAACCAATTATTTAATTCCAGGAGTGTTGATATTAAAAAATAACAAAAGTTATGGAAGAAATAAAACAAATAACAAACTTATGTATAAATGTATTTCATACGATAAACAAATACCTGTATTTTTAGTTCCTTATGAAATAAAAAATATTGGATTTTCTAAAATATTACATAATTTATATGTAATAATTAATTATGTGAATTGGAATAATAAACATCCTCATGGAGTTATAATACAAACTATAGGTGAAATACATAACTTATCTAATTTTTACGAATATCAATTATGTTGTAAGAATTTAAATATTTCTATTAAACAATTCACAAAAGATACTATCACTATAACAAAACAAAATAATAATGATATGGTTTTTAATAATATCATTAAGACCTATCCAAATATAGAAGACCGAACTAATACTCAAAAATGGGGTATTTTTACAATCGACCCACCTAAAAGCACCGATTTTGATGATGGATTTAGCATAATAGAATTAGAGAATGGAATCATACAATTAAGTATTTACATATCTAATGTATCTATTTTATTAGATATGCTAAATTTATGGGATGTGTTTTCAAAACGAATCACAACTATTTATCTTCCAGATAAAAAAATACCGATGCTTCCAACAATATTATCTGATGGTTTGTGTAGTCTTCAAGAGAACAAAACAAGAATAACATTAGTTATGGATTTATTTATTAAAGACAATGTTGTGATTAATACCACTTATAGTAATTGTATTATTAAAGTAAAAAAGAATTATGTATATGAAGAACCCGAGTTATTATGTTCTCATAATTATAAAAAGTTATTTCAAATTACACAGAAATTATCCATGAAATACAAATACATTAATAATGTATCTAATAGTCATGATCTTGTATCATACTTTATGATTTTTATGAACTATACCTGCGCAACTGAAATGATTAAACATAATAATGGAATATTTAGAACTACCACTTATAATAAAGAAAAAGTACCCGAACATATAAGCAAACATGTTAATTATTATGGCAATGTTTCTGGAAAATATCTTTATTACGGTGACATATTACAACATCATTCATTAAATCTGGAAGCATATATTCATATTACAAGCCCAATTAGAAGATTAGTTGATTTATTAAATAGTATTCAGTTTCAAAAAAATAATAATATTATTTTATCAGATAACGCATACACCTTTTTCAATAAATGGGTGAATGAACTTGAATATATTAACACAACGATGCGTTCTGTCCGAAAAGTTCAGAACGATTGCTATTTATTAAATTTATATGTTAATACACCAGAAACAATAACTAAATTATATGATGGTTATATTTTTGAAATAAATGTAAGAGATGATGGATTATATAAATTTATAGTATATTTACCTGAACTTAAAATAACGACCAGTTTTAAATTAAATAATAATTTAGAACTTTATACAAAACATACATTTAAATTATATTTATTTAATGATGAGGACACCTTAAATAAAAAGGTTAGATTACAAATAGTAAAACCAATATAAACACTACTTATTATGATTACTTATTAGAATTATTAATGGTAAAAGTGTGTTTAGGTACTTATCCAGAAACGAATGAAACAATATATAAATCTCATTTTGAAAAATACTCATTTCCATTAAGTAATTTTCAAAAATACGCGATAGAAGGAATAATTAAAGGAGGACACGCTTTGGTGTGTGCACCCACCGGAAGTGGCAAAACACTAGTCGCTGATTTTGCTATTGATTATTTTGTTTCTTTAGGTAAAAAAGTAATTTATACGAGTCCTATTAAAGCATTATCCAATCAAAAATTTTATGAATTTACACAAAAATACCCCCACATTACTTTTGGAATTTTAACTGGAGATATAAAAACAAACCCTGAAGCTGATGTTCTTATAATGACTTCTGAAATATTATTAAATCAAATGTATTACAACAAATCATTAAATAAATCATCAAATACAAATATATCCTTTAATATAGATATTGACAAAGATGTCGGATGTGTAATAATGGATGAGGTACATTACATTAATGATAAAGACAGAGGACATGTATGGGAAGAAACAATTATGATGCTTCCATCTCAAATTCAAATGGTTATGCTTTCAGCAACACTCGACGCACCTGACAAATTTGCGTTATGGTGTGAAACTAGAAACAACGAACACAAAGAGGTTTACTTGGCGACAGAAACAATCCGTAATGTTCCATTAACTCATTATAGTTTTATAACAACTAATAACGGTATTTTCAAAGCAATAAAGGATAAATCAAAACAAGATGAAATAAAATCACTTACAAATAAACCATTCATTATTCAAGATAGTAAAGGCGTATTTAACGAAACTCATTATTTTAAAATGACTAAAATGTTAAAATTGTTTAGTGATAATAATGTATATGTAAATCGACAACACACATTAAACCAAATAACAAAATATATGGTTGACAATACAATGTTACCTGCGTTATGTTTTGTTTTATCGAGAAAAACAATCGAAATATGTGCGAAAGAAGTAACCACTGTTTTATTGGAAGATGATTCTAAAGTTCCTTATATTATTCAAAAAGAATGCGAACAAATATTACGAAAACTACCTAATTATAAAGAATATTTGGAACTACCCGAATATATAAATATGATTTCTTTATTAGAAAAAGGGATCGCAATACATCACGCAGGAGTTATGCCCATATTAAGGGAGATGGTTGAATTGCTTTATGCTAAAGGATATATTAAACTTTTATTTGCGACAGAAACATTTTCAATAGGACTAAATATGCCTACTAAAACCGTTATTTTTACGGACATTCATAAATATGATGGACATATCTCCCGATTTTTTCATTCACATGAATATACCCAAATGGCTGGAAGAGCCGGAAGAAGAGGAATTGATACAGTTGGGCATGTGATACATCTTAATAATATTTTTAAAAATATGGATTTAATAAATTATAAAATTATGATGAAAGGAACCCCACAAGTATTAGTATCTAAATTTAAAATTTCTTACAATTTATTATTAAATCTAATCGATTTAAATGAAAATACATCACAGCATGACCTATTTATTATAAATTTTACGAAAAAAAGCATGATACAACAAGACATTGATAATAATTTAAAAGAAATTCAAACACAACTAAATAGTGTAAAAATTGAATTAGACAAATTTGAAGAAGTTATTCAAACTTTAAATACACCGACACCAATTATAAATGAATATTTAAGTTTAACGGTATCACTACCCAACCTAATTAATAAAAAAAAGAGAGAATCTGAAAGAAAAATACAAAAAATACAATCAGAATACAAATTCATTGACAACGACAAAATAACCATTCAAAAATATAATGACAAAAAACAAAAATATAGTGATTTATCTGAAGATATTCAAACTCAACAATACATTATATATAGACAATTTAAATTTATTATTGATTTTTTAATACAACAAGGATTTATTCAACAAGATTATAAATTATCCAATAAAGGATTTATTGCTTCACAAATAAAAGAATTACACTGTCTTACATTTTCAAATCTTATTTTAGAAAATAAAATATCTATATTATCGCCAAAACAATTAGTTATTGTTTTTAGTTGTTTTACAAATATTTTAGTTTGTGAAGAACTAAAAACATATACTCCATATTCGACAGATAAAGACATATTAAAAATAATAACCGAAATAAATAATACATATAACTTTTATATTGATACTGAATCAACAAATCAAATAAATACAGGGTGTGATTATAATATACATTTCGATTTATTACAATATGTTGATAAATGGTGTGATTGTGAAAATATTCAAGATTGTAAATTATTTATCCAAATATTAAAAAAAGAAAAGGATATTAGTATAGGGGATTTTGTAAAGGCGTTATTAAAAATTAATAATATTTCATCCGAAATGGAAAAAATCGCAGAACATAATAATGATATGTTTTTTTTACAGAATTTAAAAGAAATACCAAATATAACTTTAAAATATATTGCCACAAATCAATCACTTTATATATAATTATAATATGTCTATATGATATATGAAACCAATTGTAAAGGGTGTTTTAACAAATTTAGCATGTATGGTTATTTTTGCGATTATCTATATAATTCTTAAAAACCATTTTAAACAAAATAATACTATAGTTGAAAATATGGATTGTATTTTATTTAGTGCTTCTATTCAGTCCGGGTGTGGGTTTACACAACTTAGTCCATCAACAAATTTAAGTAAAATTATAGTTTTTGTTCAAATAGTAATTCTAATATGTATCAACATAATACCAATATTTATATATTTAATGTAAAATTAGTAAAATCCTATTAAATATTATAATAGGGTTTTATAATGAATACTATTTACTTGTTTTGGACAGAAGATAATGAATTATCCGATAACAGGAAAAATTGTTTAAGACAAATCGAAATTGAAACATGTTGTAATGTAAAATTAATAACTAATAAAAATTTAAATGAGTATATTTTAAAAGAGGTTCCTTTACATGAAGGATATCAATATTTAAGCGCAACACATAAATCCGATTATTTAAGAACATATTTTATGAATTTTTACGGGGGAGGATACGCTGATATAAAATTCCAGTCTGGATCATGGATTGATTCTTTTAAATTACTTAATAATAGCGATAAATGGATAATTGGATATAAAGAAATTGAAGGCGGTGTGGTATTTCCACCATTAATTAATTCATATAATGAACTTGTCGGCAATTGTGCTTACATTACTAAACCTAAAACACCATTAACTATAGAATGGTATAATGAAATGATAATTATACTTGATAGTAAATTAGAAAAATTAAAACAACATCCAGCAAAACACGCATTAGATTGTGCAGAACATACAAATAGTAACTATCCAATTGGTTGGGTTGAATTATTAGGAAATGTATTCCATAGAGTTTGTTATAAATATAAACATAAATTATTAAATACACTACCCATTCCAATTTTTATAAGTTATAAATAAAGCACCATATTATTTAAACACTAATTATATAATTAGTGAAATGACCACTATTTGTAATAAATATAAATTAGTTGATAAAATTGGTTCTGGTTCTTTTGGATTAATATATAAAGGAATTAACATTAGAACAAATGAATATGTTGCCATTAAGGTTGAAAATATACAAAATGGAAATAAACTTCTTAAAAATGAAGCAAATATTTATAAATATTTAAATAATTCAAAAGGAATACCCACAATAAAATGGTATGGTGTAGACAAACAAAATAATTATATGGTAATCAATTTATTAGGAAACACATTGGAACAATTAAAACAACAACAACCAACTAAAACATTCACTCTTTCCCTAACACTTAAAATAGGACTACAAATAATAGAATTGTTACAAATAATACATGAGAAAGGTCTCGTTCATCGGGACATAAAACCAGATAATTTTTTATTTGGATTAAATCATAACTCTAACCAAATTTATATTATAGATTTTGGGTTTTGTAAAACATACCTAACAAACAATAATCAACACATTGAAATAAAACAACACACTAGTTTAATAGGAACTCATAATTACGCAAGCATAAATTCACATAATTATATTGAATTAACTCGTAGAGATGATATGGAATCTTTAGGTTATGTATTATTGTATTTTTTCTTTGGAAGATTACCGTGGGAATCTACACATGATAATAACACAATTAAACAAATGAAAATAAATATTATTGAAAACACCCAAATCCCAATAGTTTTTTATAAATACTTTAGTTATGTAAAACAACTCGGGTTTATAGAAACACCCAATTATAACATGTTAAGGTCTTTATTTATTACGGAATTATCCAAAAATATAAAAAATTGAAATGATATTTTTCAAATACTAAATATGTATAAATTAACAAACGAATAATATGATGAATTTTAATGATGCTCAAAATGTCAATCGTTTACGAAGTTGGATATCACCGGATAATTTATGTTATACAGGATTGTCATCAAATCCTAATGCTATAGAACTACTAAAAAACAACATTGATAAAATCAATTGGTTTTTATTATCATCAAATCCGAATGCTATTGAAATACTAAAAACACACCCTAATAGAATTAATTGGTATATGTTATCTGGAAACCAATCTTCTGAAGCAATTGCTTTATTGGAAAAAAACCCAGATAGAATTGATTCATATATGTTATCCGGTAACCGATGTTCTAAAGCAATTGAGTTATTGGAAAAAAACCCCAATAAAATTGATTGGAACGCACTATCTGGAAATACGAGTTATAAAGCGATTGCTTTATTAGAAAAAAATCTAGATAAAATTAATTGGTACATGTTATCTGGAAACCCATCCGCAAGTCGTATATTAGAAAAAAATCCAGATAAAATTAGTTGGAATCCGTTTTCGAGACATTCGTCCAATATTAAATTATTTAAAGAAAATAAAGATAAAATTGTATGGTTTGAGTTTTCAGAAAATGTTAATTTATTTGAGGTATCCGATGACATCACATATAAAATTGATTGGGATGGGTTATCTTCAAACCCGTGTGATTACGCAATAAAATTATTAGAACAAAATGAAGATAAAATAAATTGGTTCTATTTATCACAAAATACAAATCCAAAAGCTATCAAAATATTAGAAAAACATCAAGACAAAATAGATATGTTTTGGTTTGCTAGAAACCCAAATTGTATTAATTTAATTAACCTAATTAACGCATTACATCCAACAAAAATCGAGTGGTATTTATTGTCAGAAAATATTAATGCTATTAATTTATTGGAACAAAATAAAACAAAAGTTGACTGGCAAAACTTATCATCTAATCCATCCATATTTCAATATAATTATAAATTTTTAAAAGATAGGATGTACTTATCCGGGTTATTCGAGGACATTATATCAAACAGGTTTCATCCAAATAATTTAAGTAAATTTGACGGATGGGGCTTTGATGTTCCATGGTCAATTATTGAATAAATTTAAAATAAATAAAAAAAATAAAAATAAAAAAAATAAAGGTAATCCCTTTTATTTTTTATTTAACAAATAAAACATAAACTTCGTTTATATTTACCTTTTATAATCTAATTTATAAAATATGACGACTTTACAAAATAATATTTTTATATTATGGCTTCAAGGATGGAAAAACGCATCTTGGTTAAATCATCAAGTTGCTGAGTCATGGAAGATAAATAATCCAAAATGGAAAATCCATTATATTGATTTAGAAAATTTAAAGGATTATGTGAGTGACATTGATTATATATACAATGTACATAAGGATATATCCCCACAAGCAAAAAGTGATATTATAAGATTAAGTTTATTGAAAAATCACGGAGGTGTTTGGGCCGACGCAACCATGTTATGTATGCGACCATTAGACGGATGGGTACACGAAGCGGTTAAACCTGCGGGTTTCTGGATGTATCATGGTCACGGTGCCGGATTAAGTAAAGAATATGGACCTGCGATTTGGTTTCTAATATCTGAAAAAGGAAGTTATATAATAAATAAATGGAAAGAAGAATGTGACAATTATTGGAGTAAACCACCGCATAATTTGTTGTATTTTTGGTTGGATGAATGGTTTAAAAGTGTGTTTAGTATGGATGAAAAGTTCAAATGTTTATGGTTAAAAGTGCCGTATGTGTATTGTGAGATAGATGGAGAGAGTCATACATT